ACTTTACAAAGCTTTACAAGAGACATTTGATCCTGCCCAGACTGGTCTAGAAAAAGCTGGTTCAGAAATACTTACTATTGCTATTCCAGGCCGCTCACTATCAAAAAAAGTAGATGCTCTTAACCTTGCTCCATTTGTAGGTAAGAAAGCTGCTGATCGTATAAAAGCATCTGGTCAGTTTAGTGCGTTTGTTGCTTCAGATGTACTGTTGTCTAACAAAGACGAGGGATTAGTCAATACAATAGTTGAGGCTGCTCCTGATTCATTAGAATGGTTAGAACCATTAGCTATTGATCCTGATGATTCCTTTGCTATTAAAGCAGGAAAGAAAACTTTAGAAGCTTTAGGTATTGGCGCTACTGCTGAAATTATTGGTGCTGCAGCTAGAGGATACAAATCATTAAAGAATAAAAAACAAGCTATAGATGAAGATGTAATAAAACCAGTTATAGATGAAGATGCTGGTAAAATTAAAGAAACTAAGATAACACAAAGTCCTACTGGTAAGTATGAGCAGAAGGTTACAATAGAACAGCCTATAGATACGCTCATTGAACCTAAAGGTGAGGTTGCTAAAGAAGCAGGGTTTCTTGGTAAATGGCTTAATTCTCGTATGGGTATGGACAGAAAGACATACCAAGCTTTTGCCGATAAAGATTCTGGTTTACGTGCAAGCAAAAGCCAAGCAAAAGAACAAGCTAAAGAATTAGAAGGAGCAATAAAAGCAGACTTCGATAAATCAATTGATGAACTAGCTGATAAAGATATTTATAATATAAGAACTGCATTAGGAAAATCACCTGATCCTTCTGATATGCCCAGAAATATAAAAAAGATTTACGCTAAAAAACCTGCTAAGAGAACTGCGGCTGAGACAAAAAAGTTAGATGGCTATGGCAATGCTGCTTTCGCGGCAGCTAGAGAAGGGCAGAAAGAAGCCTTAGAACTTCTACCTAAAACTACACAACAAGCAATTAAAAATACTAGAGTTATTATTGATGACTATACTAAAGAAATAGGTAAGTACACAGATGCTGCTAACATAGATGTAGTCTTAGATAAAAATTTAGGTCTTTATACAAATACTACTTATGAAGTATTTACTAATCCTGCCTATAGGAAAAAAATAAAAGATACATTTAAGGGTAAGGTCAATGACGCAGAAGCATCTCAAGTATTAGATGGTATGCGTAAATATTTAAGTTCTCAATCTAAGACTACAGACGCAGCAAAAAAAGCTGTAGAGGTAGAGGATAATTTATATGACTTGGTACAAAAATTAACGGACAATGATGAAGATTTTTTTAAACAACTGGTAGATGTAAATAAAAAATTAGACACGAAATATAGTAATCCAAATTTTGGAAAGATATTAAGTAAGCGTGTAGATATTCCTATACCAGTAAAAAACTTTCTCAAAGCAACTACTGATCCATTAACAGTTACTGAGCAAACAATTAAAAAGCAAGCTGATATTTTAACAGAGTTTAAATTTGTTAATGATATTAAAGATATTGCTGATTCAACCTATGGTCAAAAATTATTTAGTTCTGCAAGAGATACTAAAGCAAGTTATGTAGATAATTTAGGAAGTCTTGCTAGTAGTTATATAACTAAACTTGGTCCTAAAGCTAATCCATTAGCCGAGATATACACAACTAAATCGTATAAAAAAACTTTAGAAGCAGGTCTTAATCCAGAGGGTGCTACAAATAATATTTTTAAAGGGATTAAATTTTATAACTATCTTAATTCTGCTGGTGCTACTGTCTTATCTCAACCAACGCATGTTATAAACTTCAAAGGTAATGTAATTTTTACTATTGCTAATGGTAACTTTATTAAAGCTTTTAAGTCTGTACCAGATTTATATAAATCAACTCCTAAGATAAAAAGACTTTTAGGAGAATCAGAGACATCTATTAAAGCATCAAAAGAAGAATTAAAAAAATTACAAGAGTATGGCCTATTAGATAATAGTGTTACGGCAGAATTTCTAGAGCAGACATTTAAGAATGTTATAAAAGATTCTGATGATGGTGCTTTGTCTTTTATAAAAAAATATTTACTGAAGCCTATAGACAAAGTAGTAGAACCTTTTAAAAAGTTGTATAGAGGAGAAGATACTTATTTTAAGGTTCTTAATTATTATTCTGAATTAGATAAATATTCTAAAGCTTTTCCTAAAGCTTCTATAGATGAAGTAGAAAAACTTGCTAGAGATGTTGTCTTAGATACTTTACCTACATATTCTAGAATACCTAGACTTCTTAAAGTTGCTCAACAAGATGTTCCTCTCATAGGTGTTTTTCCTTCTTTCCTTGCCGAGTCTTTTCGTGTAGCTAAGAACGTACCAGTTATTGCGTTAAGAGATTTTACGACAGGACTTAGAACAGGTAATATGGAGTTAGCAAAAATAGGAGGGAAGAGACTAGCTGCTTTTAGTGCAGTAGCTTATGCTGGCTATAGTGAACTTCTTGCTAATAAAGCTGAGAATTTAATATCTAATGATGATGAGAGTATTATAAATAAATTAAGTAACCCTTATGATATAAATTCTAGCAGAGAGTTTGTTTCACCTATGGAAGAAAATCCTCGTACAGGAAAGATAGAAACAAAATTCTTCAATACAGGTGCCGTCAATCCTCAAGAAGCTATAATTAAAGTTGGTCGCGCTACAGATAACTTAATTTTCTCAGGACAACTTACTCCAGATAGCATAGAACAGTTTGGTGACAATTTAGCTGAAGTGTTTGGCTCTTTTACTTCGTTGTCTTTAGGAACAGAAAAATTATTAAATGTTTTAACTGGCAAAGATTTTAAGACAGGAAGAGATATAACAAGTGAAGATAATACTCTTTCTGAAAATATTATAAATATTGGTAAAGAACTTCTACCAGAAATGGGAACAGCAAAAGCAATCTATAAATATGTAGAAGCTATGGAAAGTGAAGAAAAATTAAGTGAGGGAGTGCCTAAAGATGGTAAATTTGAAGTAGGTAGAAGTTCTTCAGGATTTCCATTACGGCCTTCTGATAAGGCAGCTAGATTTTTAGGCCAAAGAAAAATTACTTTTAGTCTTGATAAATCTTTGCAATATAAAGTAGGTAAATTATCTCGTTCAATTAATAACTCTAATAAAGAAATTAATAGAGTACTCAATAAGGTTTATAATACTGGAGCATCTTTAACGTCAGAAGACAAGCAAGCTGTACTAGAAGAAATAGATAGGTCGTTACTAAATTCTTATAGCAACCAACAAAAACTTGCTTCTCTTTTGCATGATGTTAAGAAAGTAAAGTACACAAATAAAGAAGGGATAAGAGATAACATAACAGATAGAAAAATACGAGAGATGTTATCTGAAAAAGGAAAGTATCCTTTTAAGGAGGATATTAATTTAGCACTGATAAAAATTCCTGGTTCAAACTTTGTTGGTAGTTTCAAACCTCCTTCTTTAAGTCAAAAAGCTATGGCTAGACTTAGCCAGCAATTAGGAAAGATTGCTCCTCAATTTTTAATAGACATACGAGGGAGACTAGACGGTGCCAAAGGTACTCCCCTGTTACAAATTCAAAGTCCTACAGGTAATATGTAATGGAGATGGACACAGAATTTCTGTTCCAGATTGGAGCCGTCATAGCTTCTTTGTCTGGTGCGTGGGCATTAGTAAGATCACAGGTATCTACATTAAAAGCTAACCAAACTGAAATAAAAGCTTATGTAGATGAATTAAACAGAGAACTAGATACAGCAGAGAATACTGTGTCTGTTTTAAGAAGTCAGATTAAGGTTCTTACAGATATTCTAAGTCCTGGTAATCTTGAAGATCAGAATAAATGGAGAGGCGCAGTCTCTGAAAGATTAAAAAAAACAGAGTATGAAATATTGGCATTACAAAAAATGCACAATGGACGACATCCCGCTGTTGAAGAGACTCAGATTAAAAAATAAGGCTTAAAATTAGCCGTACAGTGCAGGTAAGTAATATCCCTGCTGCCATGCCACCAGAATATAAGCTAACTTTATGTGTGTTTGATTATCAGGCGCACAAAGGATTTAGGCTATTTTAGTACATGGCCTTCCCTGGATTCCAGGTATTCTTTCCTAACATTCCTTTTGGGAACAGATTCTATCTTTTTTCTTATGTGTTCTGCCTCATCAAGGTCTTCTTCTTGTTCTTCGTCAGCAAAGAAATCACATTTTAAAAAAAGTTTTGATGTTTCTTTCTCGCCTAAGATTTCAAGATACTTAACTATGTCGTCTTCTATTTCAGCTACGTTCTTAGGAGCTTCGTCTTCCTTACCAGAACGTATGCGAGACAACACCTCTAGTGCTTTGATGGCGCTGTTTGTATGTCCGTTGTTCTTTGCGTAGGTATATTGATTTTCTATTTCAGAGACAACATCAATGCGTGTCTCTACTTCTTTCTCTAATTCTTCTATTCTTTCTTTAATGTCTCCTCGCTGCATAAGTCTATGACCCTGCGTATGTGCAGAACCTTCAGAGTAGCCAGCTATCTTGGCTGACTCTGTTGCGTTGCGATAGAGGACATATGCTTGACAGAACTTCTCCTGTCTTATCTTTAATTCAGTCATAATTAATTACAGAACTTATCCCATGTTTCATTGTGAGCAAGTATGCGCCTTGCTGTTCCGTTAGAAAGTTTATCATTGTCAGAAATAAGGATAGGCTTTACCCAACTACAGTAAGTCTTTCCTCCCCCAACGGTTACGCAGCTTGCTAACAACAGAGTCATTAGACAGACGCTCAATATCTTCTTCAACTTTATCTCTCTTCCTATTCTTTTCTATTGCATCCTCAAGTTCTTTTTTCTCTGCACTATTCTTACCTGCTTTATATGCAAATAAAAGAGGTAGTATTTTAGTGAAGATACTAACAACTGAGGATACAATAGAAGATATTACAGGCATTTTATTTTTAACCTTTTTCTTTAGCTTTACCTACCGTTATAGCCAAAAATTCCACTGCTTTATAAATCTTGCCCATAATAGTATCAGGGGAGGGTGTTCGTGTACCAGCTACAATAATACTAGCTATGGTAACGACACCTGTTAACGTACTTAAAATTACATCACTGTTGTCTAGGATAGTTTGAAGCATATTAAATCCTTTCTTAGGTTGCTTGTTTCTCTTCTATATATTTAGTGTAGTGTGTTGGATTACTTCTCTTAGAAAGTTTGTAAACCTCAGATACTAATGTATTCTCTCCATAAAAATTGACCATCATTTCAACTTGAGGATTATCAAATAACTTCTCACAATCTTGTGCCATTGCAAGAAGTTCGCCAGTAGTCCAGAAATGACAGTCGCTTATTTCTACTGGCATATATTTAGGTCTTACACCATCATCTAGTTTCTCTTTTTTCTGTTCATCAGAAAGACCTTCTATTGAACAATCAAAACCAAACAGATGGAAGTTCCTAAATCCAAATATGTGCATCATACCAATTGACCGCATTGCCGCACATGTACCACCGCTAACAAACGTAGCGTTTTCCTTGTCTATTTTTAAATTATAGTCTATCTCAATCTTACCGCTTACTATATCAGCAACAGCTTGAGAGAAAGCGTGCCACCCATATACATTCTTTGTCTTATCCAGTATGAACTTAGTAACACTAGGGTCAGTCATAGACGCAATAAAGAATTTAGTAACTGGATCAATCTCTTTAAACAACTCTGTTCGCACAACACCGTGTGTACTAGTACCAGTTATTGGGCGAGGGTCAAGTATAACACACGCCCAAGGCTGAATACCAGCCTCCAAGAGTAAAGGATAACTATGTTTCACACACACTATTTTAGCATCATATTTTTTCTGAACAGCTTTTAATTCTTCAAAGTCCATAGAAGGACCAGCGGATGCTACAATTACATGTTCATTATTAACGTCACAGTTTTGAACAAAGTCCCAATCTTTTATTAACTCTACGTTATCGTTTATGTTGTCCAGTATATCGTCTTTAGGTACGCAATCTTTAGGTTGAATTATAATAGGTGTTCTACTTAATTCTTTAGGTAGGTTAGGAAGGTCATCTGTTTTTAACCTAACGGCCAAGTGAACAGTACCACCATCCTTCACTCTATCTTGAGAAGGCAAGACAAATATCCTTGTCTTCTCCATTGATTCTACAAGACGGTTAGTTCCTAGAAAATCATCACCAGGAATTTTATCATCTATATCCTTACTATAGTAATCATCTAAGACTACTACAGGAACATGTATTAAATTTTCATAATCAGATAAAATAGTTTCTTCACTATGACCACCATCTATAAAAGCAAAGTCAGCCTTCTTTAACTCTTTCTTTGCCTTAGGCATAGTTTCTTTTGAATCACCTTTTAATAAAGTAAAGGTGAACGTCTTCTTATCCTCTTTCATCTTACCAGCAAAGTCTTCAAGACGTTTCTTTACTGCATCAAAATTATTATGAGGTTTGACGTTTTGTTCCTTACGATCTATCTCAAAGGTTGCGTCTTCAAATAAGTCAAAACCAGTATAGTGTACTCGCTTACTGTTCTCGAAAGCAGCCAAGGCCATTTCTATAGCTCTGCCTCCATTCCAAGTCCCTACCTCTACAATTCTTTTAGGTTTATACTCTCTGATAAGAACAGCTAACTGATGATAACGAGGTAGACTTACATCAGGAGTAACGGTGTCGTCATCTATAGTGTTTTTTAAATTACCTTTGTAGTGAATCATAAAGTCAGCTAGCTTAGACTGAGGGAAAACAGCTAGACCAGAAGCACCTTCACTTAAATTATGAACCTTCATGCCATGCGCTGCATATATCTTAATGAACCTAGTCATAATAAAAGCATCAGTCCACTCTCGATAGGCCAACACTTCGCCTATATCGTAGCATCCTCTTATGTCAGCTAAGAAGTAATGACTGTGCATTGTATCTAGATTAAAACCAATAAACCCTGTCTCACTAAAATCAATATCTGTTCTTCCTAAATGTATTAACTCTGAATCTTTAGGAAAAGCCTGGAACAAAATTTCTTCAGACAAAGGGGATGTGGTCAGTACATCTGCGTCCATCCATATAAGCCAGCCACCCTTGGCTTCGTTCTCTGATACCTCAAGAAAGTAGTCTGTGAGAGCGTATACTTTGTGACAGAAGCGTAGAGCATCCATACGAAAGTTGTAAGGCATCTGACCGTTAGATGTACCATCACAGCCTTTCATCTTATCTAAGAAGATAGCTCTGTCTTCAACCTCATCTAAGTCTCTGTATTCAATAATAGGTGACTTAGGAAAGTCTTTCTTCTGTTCTTCAGTTACAGTGTCATAATAAACAATAAGTTTTAAGTCATCTGCCCAGTGTTCAACGACAGACTCCAACATTTTTTTTGCATATATGTCGTAGTGTTTACCTGAAAAGGATGTTACAAATCTAACCATTTACTTTAACCATTTCTGAATATAATTCTGACCACTCCATAGCATATTTATTATCTATGGTTCTTCGACCATCCCAGTTGCTGTATATCGGGCCGCCTGTAGTAAAGTGGACACACTTAGGTTTTGAGTTAGCAGGGGAATGTCCATCTAACCAGTTCCACTCTTGAGGTATAGACCCTATAAGATTATTCTCATACTCCCTCTCAAGAAAAGCAAACCTATGTAACCAAGAACCATTCCTTGTGTTTACATCATGGACAGTAAAATCTTTTAGTGCTTCATGTCCACAGTTCCACATAACAAAACTAGACCAGTTCTTTCTCTGATAATTAGACTGAACACGGTTGTCCATTTTTAAACCACCGTCGGTAACGTGATCATGTTTCACACAACTAACAGCAAAGGAAGGATTACAATACTCATCAAACAATTCAGATATGTCTGTCTTCACAAACATATCGCAGTCCATAAATAAAGCGTACCCTTCAAATTGATTTAAGAAAGGAACTAAAAACCTAGTGAAACTAAATTCAGTTGAGAAAGGTTTACCATCAAAACAATCTACAAATTGATTGTCTTCGTTTATTTCTTTTCCTCTAAAGTAAAGACCTGCTCTTCGTAGTGCATTTTGCTTTAGTGGGATTATATCTACGGGATGGTTTGTATTTTTTCTTATGCTGTAGGACAGAACATCAAAGTAAGTCTTTTCTTTTTCGTCATACCCTACATATATCTTGTATGGTTTATCTAACATCTTTATGTGATAGGGGGTGAAGACAATACCCCGCCCCTATGCTACCTATTTTATTGGAATTACTTTTTTATGTTGGTCATCTGCTTTCATTTTCAACCTAACTTTTAGTAAGCCGTCCACCATTTCGGCAGCAGCTACAACATAGTTAGGGTTTAAAGCGAATGTTCTTTTAAATTTTCTTTTTGAGATATTTCTTACTACAATAGAGTCTAGAATTTCTTCTGTAGCTTCTTTATTGTTATAAAAATCACTAGAAGCAACAGTTAAGAAACCATCTCTTTCTTCTACTGTTATGTCTTTTTTTGCATACCCAGCTAAAGCAATCTCTAAAACATAGCCATCCTCTCCGTCCTTATTAATATCGTGAAAAGGAAAAGTAGTTGCATTGTCTCTGTGGAAAGATATCATTGGTGAAGATGGGTGATCTTCAAACCCAAGGCTAAAGTTCTTTAATAGATTCTGAACATTTTCAGTTTGTAGTATTGTATTCATAGTATTCTCCTGTTAAGCAAGGTTATATAGCACACATTATGTCATGCTGTAAAAAGATTACTACAAAAAGAAACTATAGTCAAGAAAATTTTTCACCTCTGAACCAACAGGTCATAGCAGACCTTTCTCCTTCTTTGACTTTAGTTACTCTGTGAAAAATAAAAGAAGGGAAGACAACAATACTTCCTTGTCTCCTCATTTCTTTTATAGTTTTAAATCTATTAGGTGCTTGAGGATGAACAAAATTTTGCACTTGGAAATCACCCCCTTTAAAATCATCGTTGAGTGTTACAGAGATAGCTAATTTTCTAAAGTAAGGATCGCTTTGTTTTTCTACTCCTGTATCTACATGCCAATCATAGAACTGACCTTTACCATAAAAAGATATTTGAGGTACTTCAAAAGAAGTTAAACTAAAACCCCAGCCAGCTTTTTCATTAGCTATGTCTACATATAATTCTAGTATCTCAGACAATTCGTCATTAGCTAACCAAGCAACTCTGTTGTTTCTTATCTCTGATAATACTACATCGTCGCCTTCTTTAGAAACTTCTGCCTCTTTAGAATCTAATTCTCTTGCAACAGTAAGCATACCATCACAAAATTCCTTTGGTAGAACTTCCTTGAAGCAATAGTGAGTTAACATTTATACCCCACAACTACCCCCATGACCTGTAATGTCACAAATATCATGTGTTTCTACACCCTCTTCAAACTCTTCGCCTAATTTATCTACAGCTTCAGAGTAAGGTACGTTTGTTAGGGGCTGTCCTCCACGACATGAGTCAGGATATACAGTGAAGCCTCTTAATCTATGAGCATAGGATGCGAGAGTGTTTGTAAATTCTTCTACAGTATCCTCGTTGTTAGTCTTACTACCCCAAGATGGTAGATTAATTGTAGAAGAAATAGACATGTCTACATAATCTTGAACGTCAGCCTGAAACTTTATCCTACGCTTGTAGTCGTCTGCTAAGTCTAAAGCAGACTCAATATCGCTAGGATCAGTACCGTATAAATCAATAAGTTCTTGTGCTGCGCTATCTACTACATATTGATAGTGCCAACGTGTGCCACCTTTTAAGTATCTGCGCTTATAAGATACAGCAAATATAGGTTCTACGCCTGTGCTTGTGCCAGCCAATATGCCTATTGATCCAGTAGGAGCGATGGCACGGTTAGCTACAGGACGGCTGATATTGAACTTATCCGCAGTCTCTTTAGATATTGAATCGCTCTTTCCTTTATAGACCGAGAGCCACTGATGAAGTTCTTCTGTCACCTCATACTTGTAACCGCGCTTGATAAGCCACTCATGGATACCCATTAAACCAAGGCCAAGCCTACGATTTTTCTCCCTTACTTTATAAACCTTATCGTAAGGCAGCTTTGCTCTTAGCGTTCCGCACAATAAAAACTTAGTCGCTAGTTCAGTGATATCGTTTAGTTCTTGTAGGGTTTCTATCCGGCCTAGATTTAAAGAACCAAGGTTACAAACATCACTATCGTCACCACCGTCAGCCGCAAAGCAATTGTTAGCAGTAACTTCCGTACAAGCATTGCGTAATGTTTCGTTTTCTTTCTCAAAGAAGTTGAAACTAAATCCTGGTTCAGCAGTCTTTAGTGCTTGAGCAACATTCTTTTTAAATATTTCTCCTACATCTCCGGTATTCCAATAGTTTAACAGCCAATCAGTATCATAGTTAACACTTATGTTTGTCATGTCTAAAGGAGCAGGGAAATTAAAATCTTGTTCTTTAATCTGACCAAGAGAAAAATCTGTGTTTCCTACTGGCATTTCATACCAGTTCTTACATTCTAAAAATTTACTTACGTCAGCATGTTTCCAATTAAGACTAGCGTAGATGGCTGAACGCCGACTACCACCTTGCATAACCCTTCGGCCAATTTCGTTCAACATCTGCATCTTAGGTATAGGTCCAGAGGACAAGCCTCCAGTGCCAGCAAGTATGCGTCCTTCTTCTCTATATATAGAATAGTCTACCCCTATTCCACCACCCGTCATAAGGCACGACTCAGCTTTCCAAGATAGGTCAGACCAATCTTCTCTCGTATCTTCTTCAGCACAGAGCAAGTAACAATTATTGAAAAACTTATTAGTGCGTCCAGCGTAATACAAATATCTGCCACCAGGAATAAACTTTAACTCTGTAATGTAATTAGCAAGAGCAGTCTTATCTTCTTTGCTCATTTTGTCTTGGCAAACATCTTCCACTAGAACGCTGGCTAAACTTGACCACGTTTCGCATCCAGTATGTGCGTATTTGTGTTTAAAGATATCTTCACTAAACTTAGAGCGGAACATAGGATTTTCATTTGAGCGAAACTGTGACATATATTAGCTTCCTTCCTCTTTTTGGTCATGGATGTGGAGCATAATTATTGCATAGTGAATTACCTTTAACAAATCTTTTCTATTCCTACCTGCTTTTTTCCCATACCTCTTACAGTATTTCAGTATGTTACCTATGCAGAAACCTTCTCCATATCCTGCGTCTAAAATTACATCTGTCGCTTGATATTTACCTTGGGCATAGTGTTGGCTGTAAGTCTCATCAACGTAGTGGTGTATCTCTTCTAAATAATGTTCTTCGTCAAACTGGTACATGGGTCTTTTCCTAATTAAAAGTTAAGACAGTGTTTATTCTTTTTCTCACAAAGTCAATCTCTTTTGACCGTATAACTTTATGAGCGAATGATCGTACATAATCAGGATCAACATCCGCTATGTCACAGACAGTCGTAAAGTCATCTGCAGTCACTCCCGCAGAGCAGAAGAACCAAGACATAGATGTCTCCCTTGCTGCTATAGCTTCGTCTGATTCCTTTGGCGTTATCGGTTTAGTAGCGTCAAGCATGGCTTGCAATATAACACTCATAAACAGAAGCTGTTCTGGATCAGCCTTTCTTTTTTTTATTATCTCTTCTATTTCCAGAAGAATTTTTGTTTCTTTTTTTTCCACTTATCCACCCTTCAGGAATGCCATCAGATAGTTTACAAAATAAAAACCCCTGCTTGTTACACCAGTTAGCATAGGTTGATTTAGCCCCTTTATAAAGCCTAGTATTAGGGTTGTCGAATACAAATCTAACGTCCAAATCTGGATTACTCTCTCTAAGAAAGAGATGTTTCTTTCTGTCATCTAAAGTAAACCTACCTTTAACTTCTAAAATAATTTCATTGTCTAAAACAAAATCAGGCAGATACTTTTTATTTTCAATCCACATATATTTAACATAATAAGGTTCAAATTTAAACGAAACCTTTTTGTCCTTTAAAAAATCATTTGCTTTCTTTTCAGACTTGGATCTAAATCTCTTCATGTATTTCCTCTACATCAGGCGTGCGGCCTATCCTGGTTAAGTACCTCGGACCAGTAGAGTAATTGAATTTTTTAAGACCCGCACCCCCGTTAGCATCAGACCAACAAACATGCTTAAAAGAACAATAGACGCAACCAATATGAAGCTTATGGTTCCCAGACTTACCATCAGGAATATCGCTATAACAGCGAGAGGGAGCAATATCAGATTTAACAATCTGTTTAAGAGACTCAATCCTTTCTTCTGCATTTATCATCTCCATAGAATGAACAGGACAGTAACAAAGTTCACCTGATGATTTATCTATTACTACGAAACCAGCCTTATCTAAGTTATTTGCTTTAGCATAAGCAGATATTTGTGCTATGTAACCAAACGGATCATCTGAATGAATTTTATTTTCTTTAAATTTCTTAAACCCATAACTTGATGCACTCTTGAAGTCAACAAGAACATCATCAACTATGGCATCTTGATGACCGACCACCCCATTAACAGTAACAGTTTTCTGTTCATCAGTAACTGTATGACCGGCAGTACGAGAGAGAAAGACAAGAAGACACTCTAGGATATGGCCATACAAGAACTTTATTTTGTCTTGTCCCTTTAACTTTTCCTTACCAATCTTGTCTCCATCTCTAACAGTGTACCAAATCTTTCTGTCAGGGTGACCAATAAGAGACAACCTTAAATTACCTCTTGATCTTTCTCTCTCTTTAATGGAGCCAGTAACAGCATCTACTATACCTTTTGCTAATTCATCTAAGTCTTCTTTCTTTACCTTAACCTCTTCAGCACATTCAAAAATGTTGTAGATATCTTCAACAATAGTATCTATAGTTTTTGTCATTTATAATGATCCTGAATTTGAAATACTTTTCTCACCAAACTCGTGGTCTAAAATTTTACTAAGGCTTTTTATAGCTGGCTCTAAATCCATAGGGTTGTTTCCTAAGAACAAACCATTGTCATCAAGTTTACGCGCTTCGACCAGTACTGCTCCTCTCTCAATGTTCTTATAATACTTTTTACATACAGGCTGATTGAAAAAATTACCAGTACATATAGGTCTGTTATCAATAGAATACTCTTCGAGTATTTGTTTTGTTCTTTGCCTGAACGAGTTACGATCAAAGACAAGACCAAAACCAAACCATGAGGAAAGACTATTATCCTCCACCTTTTGAATCCTACAGTAGTCTTTGTTATCAAAATATTTTATAAATGTATCTGCGTTTTTAATTCTTTGGTTGTTCATGTCATCTAATTTATTTAGCTGGACAGAACCTAAAGCACCGTTCAATTCTCCTGGCCGTACATTATATCCTAGCGTAACAAACTCAAAAGGATTGTTTGTGTAGTACTTTGTACCTCTTGTCCATCCATGTGACCTAAGACTTAACAGCTTGTTATATGTCTCAGGATCATTACAGACAACCATACCGCCTTCCATAGTTTGTATGTGGTGACTGAAGAATGTACTGAACGTACCTATATCACCAAACCCACCACAGTAAGCGTCTCCTTGCTTTGCACCCATAGACTCGCAGTTGTCTTCAAACAATATTAAATCATATTTATTACACAGAGAGTTGAGTGTTTTAAAGTCACAAGGATTACCTAAAATATTGATAGCAAGGATACCCTTTACATCGTCCTCTATGTTGTCCTCAATTTGATCTACATTAATGTTCCAAGTATCTTTATCAACATCTACAAAAATTAAGTCAATGCCGTACTGAATAAACGGGAAGTAAGATGTACTCCAACCAACGGCAGGTACAATAACTTTATCTCCCTTGGATATCCATCCTCTTTCAACAGCAGCAGCCACCATTAAAAGGTTAGCGCTGCCACCACTGTTAACTTGAACAGCGTAAGGAAATCCAAAGTACTCACAAAATTCATCCTCAAACTTTTTTACTTTTTCTCCGAAAGTAAATCTACCAGAAGCAATAACTTCATGCATTGCATCTCGTTCTTTATTGTCCCAAGTGTCATGGGCTAAAGGCCAGTTAATTTCAGTAACCATTAGGTAATTCACCTCCGTTTGTAAACCAATCTTTTTCTGGTTTATCTGCTAGTAACATCTCTTTTATTAGAGATATAAAAGTATAATCACAAGTCCATTTTAATTTTGTCTTAGCCTTGGTGGAATCTCCACATAGAACATCTACTTCAGACGGCCTATAAAAATCAGGATTAACTACAACCACTAAATGTTTTTGAGGTTTGTTGTATACATCAGTGAAAAAAACATACCCCTTCTCATCAACCCCTTCTCCTTCCCAGACAACAGTCCTATTACAAGCTATCAAGAAACAACTTTCTACCAGTTCGCGAACACTGTTCTTCTTACCTGTAGCTAACACATAGTCGTCAGCCTCTGGCGCTTGTAGCATAAGCCACATGCCCTTAACATAATCTTTAGCATGTCCCCAATCTCGCAGACTAGAAAGGTTTCCTAACTCAAGTGGTTTAGAATTTGGATGCCAGTTAGCCACATACTTAGTTACTTTTCTAGTGACAAACTCTTCTCCCCGTCTAGGACTTTCATGGTTGAACAGGATGCCGTTACAAGCAAACATGTTGTAGGCTTCTCGATAATTTTTTACTGCCCAGTAAGCATAGTGTTTTGCTACGCCATATGGTGAGCGAGGATACATTGGAGTTGTTTCATTTTGAATTGGCTCCTGTATCTTTCCAAACAACTCGCTAGATGAAGCTTGATAAAACTTTGGTTGAGGACAATCTTTTATATTCCTACATGCCTCAAGCAAACGCATTGAACCAAGAGCGTTTATGTCTCCCGTACATACAGGAGTATCGAAAGATATTTTTACATGGCTTTGTGCAGCTAGGTTATAGACTTCAACAGGTTTGATGTTGTTTACTATCTTGGTTAAACCAGCGCTATCAGTCATGTCTCCTACATGTATGGAGATGTTGGCGTTGTCTAGAATATGTTCTATATTTTTTGTGTTAGGTGTTGAGCTACGCCTGACCAAACCATGAACATGATAGTTTTTTGATAGGAGTAATTCAGCTAGATAAGAGCCATCTTGTCCAGTAAGTCCTGTAATCAAAGCATGTTTTGACATAGTTATTTCCTTAAAAGTGTTAGTCTCCCTCCCGCACTACTAACTTAGTTGCCGCATTTTACCCAGAGAGGCAACCCCTTATTGTGATCTGTTCTAGAAAGGAGCTTCTTGAACAGCCTCACCACCACCAACTACGAAGCCATCTTTAACAGGTTCAAATTCTGAACCACCGCCACCGTAGGGAACTAAGTCAACTACCTGAACAGCAAGAAGAAAAGAGGCTTTACCTTTTTTATTGTTGTAGTTCCAATCATAAGTAGAAAATTTAACATTGACCAGACTACCATTTCCGATAAGCCTATCATCCCAATCGTTATTATTAGAATCTTTAACAATAGGAGCAGTGCGTTGTGAACCATCAAGCTTGTTTACCTTACGCTTAATTTTTACAAAGTCACCTTTCTCATCGCCTTTGTTCTGAACAGTAAGACCAAGACTTTCGACCATACTTTTATTGTCCTCATCAAGGCAAACATCAACTTGCCATGCACCTTCGTAAGTTGTGTTTGGTTTAACAACGCTTGCCCAGTAAGCTTTACCAGAAATAATATGAGCATCCATAGTACATTCTCCTTTACAATTTACTAAGTCTAACTACTTAGTTTGATAGTTGAGTTTATAAAATACAGGTATAATTTTATAGTGTCAAGATATTTTTTTTAACTTTTGCATAGCAGTTTTATAACAATATAGTTCATCTTGTTTAGCCACATATGCAGGTCTTTTAAGTTTACCTTCCGCTCTACCAAACCTATCTTCAGCTATAAGTTCAGTCGCAAGCATGAAGCCTTTTAATTGAAACGTGTCTTCTCCTTTCTTTATTATTAAAGCAAATAAATCTATACCAGAAAGGTGTTTTGAAGTGCAGAGCAACATCCCATTCTCATGGGTTGTGGTTTTAACATCAACACAAACACCATCTATATTTAGATCACCATCATCAGTCCCTTTAGCTTTTGAATGCGGGCCGAGTATCATAAAGTCTGTCGGATATAAGTTGCATAGTTTTGCAAAAGCTAACTCAGCCTCTGCGCCTATGATATCTATCATGTTAGTATCTGCAACAGAGCTATCAAATACCCCAGCACCTCTACTCTTTTTATTACGCGACTTACCAATGAACGCACTGGTCCTTAACTCTGCAGTTGTTAAAGTTATTAATGCGTCAGTGACCAGTTGTGGCCGACTTTGTATTCGCTGTCCAGTGGGCATTTGATACCTAACCTTTCTTGAGTTTTTCTCATAGCCAATTTGGTTAGCTCTCCAAATTCTTCAGCCTGATCTTTATTAATTTCATGTTGGTATTCATCATGTATTGACGCAACAAGACGCGCCTTCATTTCAGTGTAGGAGAGTGAATCATGTATGTCAACTAACCATTGCTTACATATTACTGCACCCGCACCTTGTACTAAAAGATTTACTGCCGAGTGTTTGTTCCTCACCATGAGTTTCCTACCATCCAAACCGATAAGATATCCTCTGTTAGAGGCAGCATCTACTTTCGCTCTAAGCGTTGCCAAGGCTGGCACGTTAGACAAGAAGGTATCTATTAGTCTCTGACCATCTTGTGCTGTACCGCCTACCACAGAGCCGATTTTAGCTGCCCCTGCACCATAGATAAACGCATAGATAAATGTCTTAGCTTGATCGCGTGTCTCTAACCCTGCCGCATGTTGGTTGGCGGTGTGTATGTCACCATCAACAACATCACTGGTGAACTTACTATCGTTTAAATAATGTGCCAGCGCACGTAGTTCCAAAGAAGAAGCATCACAGCCAACAAGTACAAGACTAGGTGAATCCCCAGCAGTCCAGCATTCTCTGCATTCCTTACCATACGGTGAGTAACTAGCTGGAACCTGCGCCATATTCGGAGAATGATGCGCCATTCTTCCAGAGATTGCACGTAGCGTAAGAACTTGTCCATGTACCTTTCCATCATCTTTAACAGCATCTATCCACGATTGTATCTGTGCTATCCTTTTACGAAGCATGAGAAACTCTGCTATCTTTTTTGCTTCAGGTAAATCTACATCCTTCAGCACACCCTCATCAACAATCGGATGACCTTTCTCTGTAAACTTCTTAGGCTTCCAACCTTTAGATAAAAGTCTTTTAACTATCTGTTGCCTGGAAGACAGGTTAAATTCTTGATAGTCGATAGCAGAGTGAACACCACCCACAGTAGATATATCTTCTATGTGTCTTAGCCCAACCGTAGATAAGCTACCATCTTTTTTAATTTTAGGTATGACTTCCCTGACAAGTACAGGTATAGGCGGGAACATATCTGTAACATCTTTTTCAATTTGATCTGATTGATCTTTTAATTTAGCAACAAGACAAGTAGCCTTTTGCATATCCAAGGTGAAGCCGTTCCTCTCTTGTTGAGAAACTAACTTCCTAACTTCGTATTCTAAATCTATACACTGTCTCCGAATAGACTTCACGTCTGTCTGAAGCGCAATGTAAACTCTCTCGGTAAGTTCTACATCTCGAATACAATAGTCCACCATCTCTTGAGTGAGACAAGAGAAGTCATGGAAGTCTATCTTATCGAAGCCTAACCTTTGCCCCCAAGATTCCAGGGAATGACCGCCATCTCTTACAGGAGATGTAAGCTGGGATAAGATTAGAGTATCCTCAATACGATCTATATCAATATCAACTGAAGTAAGGTTGTTAAGAACATAGGCGTCAAAAGATATGCCGTTGTGCATGATGAATTTAGACACACGCTTTGCGAACAAAGGAAATGTTTCATAACATTGTTGCTCTTTCCAGACATGTATCTTACCTGACTCACGTTCCTTGGCTACGATACAGAATATTTCTGTTGCATCTAAGCCATCAGTCTCAATGTCTAAGACAACTTCCATTTCTAATCTACAAACCCCTCACCCTTTTTCCAATGATGTAGCCTATGATAAAATACAACCCACATTAATGAAAATAAAGTATCTGATCTATATGTTCCGGTTTTTACTTTTAATTCATACATTTTTATCTCACACAACAATTAAACTGACTGTCCGTCAGCCACAACCTCGCTATGTGTTTCAATCCACAACCTAGCACCACACGATAATGGTTTATCTGGCGAGTAAATAACTTTGCTTGGTCCGAGTATCTCAACTTCATGGGCGTAGGTGTTAGTCTTGTATGTCTTGACTGTAATCGTTGGGTTACGTTCACCAAATAATTGTGTATTCAACTCAAGTACATTTCTTTTTAAAATATCTAAGTCATCCATTTTATGAATCCTGCGATGCAGTTATTTCGTCAAACAAAACATTTAATTGTGTTGCTACTTTATGTAAGGACCGTTCCTGATTTAAATTTAAAAACTTAATAGAATTAACATCATCTAATATATCTATAATTGTTTTTCTATAATAGATTAAGTCCTGTTCTAACCGCTCATCTATTTTATTTAGTTCGTTAAATAGCTCCGAACTCTTTGCTGATGATAAGAATATCCCAACAGGTCGTCCACTTAACTCTTTTTCTTTTAATTTAATATCCTTAGTAATATTTTTTAATGACTGTAACATAATCCCTCACATAAATTGTGGTCCTTTGTACCAACAGACAATAGAATATCTGTCGCCGTACTTAACTGGAGTTATTTGATGCCACATAAAAGAAGGAAACACAATAATGCTCCCTGCATTTCGCATCTCTTTTACTGTAGTAAATCTTTTCTTCTCAACTGGAGAAACAAATTTCTGTATCTGAAAGTCTCCTCCCTTAAAATTATCATTTAAGGTTATACATACACTCAACTTGCGTACAAGTCCATCACTATCAGGAAGCATGTCATGGTGCCAAGTGTACTTATCATTCTTAGAATATATACTTACTTGAGGTGTATCATAATTAGTTATATTATAATTCCACATACATTCTTCTTTAGCAAAGCCAGTATACAAACTAAAAATATCTACAAATTCTTTTGAATTTAAAAAAGCAGTTTGGGATTGCCGCTTTTCTTCGTTAACAACATCACCCTCACCCTCGTTTATTTTTGAGTTATTTAAATCTAAATCTTTTATAAACTTAATTATATTATTACAATGTTCTTTTTCTATAGCACTATCATAGACTTTGTATGTTTTCATTTAACTTTCATTCCATACACTAGAAGGTTTACTTTCCTAACTGTGTTGTTAAATATTGTCGGGCATACTTTTTTGCTTCGTTGCTCTTAAAATATATACCAGCATCTTCAACTACCTCATCAATGGGAAAATCATTCATACCATCATAGTAGTATCCATCACAGAACTCTTGAATATCCATCATATAATTTTTTATCTTACTCATCTAACAATTCTCTTTCATAACAACTAATGAATATGCTTTGAACTTTCTTGAAAAATTTGTTCTGTTTCCCAAGTATCTAGACCATTCATAAAATCATTAATATCATCTATTACAAGTTCCTCAATACTCACCGCATTTGCAACATCCAGAAGATAGATTTGTATATGTCCTGGTATTTCTGAATGATTTGTAAAACTATATTTGTTTATTGTCATTTTACATTTCCTCTCATTTGTTATCAAGGGATACAATAAAGCTATTTAATTTTTAATGTCTTAATGGATGTTATGCAGCCCCTTGGGATCGATACTGGCGATAGTACATCCCCATCAGGGTCTGATGCCTCGTAGCCTTGACTTATGACAATGTGAGTTTTGCTTTCGAAGCATAGCCAGCCAATAGACGTAATCGCCGCCGTCTTGCAGTTTGCAGGACTTTCCCATGCTGCCGAGCGAGTCACAATATCAACCCATTCGACCAAAACCGCCTTAAATTGAGCCATTTAAACCGAGTCACCGTCTTTAATTATTTCAGAGATAGGAACCAGTTCCATATCACCGTCTTCACCCTCTGCAGTGCGAATAAACCCATCTTTTTCGAGTCGATCCAACATGGTTCCAACTACGCCCTCAAAAATTTCATTCTTGGAAAGGTATCGCCCCCACCAATAGCATGCTCCCATAGCCATAACAGCTAGTAGGGTGTGTGTTATAACGTCCATTTACCCACTCCTCATGTAATACTGTACTATACCACTAAACAGTATGGCAAATGCTATTGCATTAATAATTATTATTGCTCTATCGTGCCATAGTAGGCCGACAACTAGCCAGCCGAATGCTCCTGTTGCTTGAGCAATAATATTCTCAGGATATATATTGTTACTACTAAGAATCATACCAAAGATCAGTATAATACTAGCTAACCATTTGATATACCAATCTTTAGTGTGGGTTGGAGTTACTTTATCCATAATCATAAACCCATTTGACAACAAAATACAGTACGTTCTACAGGTACTACAGGTGGTACAGGTGGTACAGGTGGTACAACCTTATCAGGTTTATTATAGAAAGAGGGAGGTAAAGGAGGTGGGATAACCCCACTCTCCTCTTTACCACATGCAACTGCAGCTAAAATTATAGCAACAGTTATAAATGTTAATTGAAAAATCGTTTTAGTTTTTCTTTTCATGCAGCTACCTCAAGAAAGTTTTCAAAAGCCTCAGAGTTTATCCATTTACTGACACTTTGTTGACGCTTAAACAGTGTATCAGGTCCAGAGTTTTTACGCAAGTTAAACCTACCATCCCCATGACTACCATAGTGGGTCATAGCAGATACTAAAGAGAATACATTGCTGCCTCGTTCATGTGTCTCATCTATATATTGAGCAAACAATCTATCAGATAAAGTATTTTTCTTTTTAGGTTCGTCGGTACTACCACTCGTTAGAGTACGAAATAACTCTTGGACTTTCATAGTATTATTTATCCCTTGGTCAGCCCACTTCTGATACTTATCAACCATCCAACCATGACGGGCAATAGCACTATCAAATGCACTAAGGAAGCCATCGACACTAAAGTTTTTAGTATGACGTTTCTTTGTTACATCATATTCACCACTGATCATACCATTGGTGCAGAAGAAGTCAATAACACCACCATAGAACACAACACTTGACGATCCATCAAAGGTATTTTTTAGAATAAATCTAAGTCCAACCTCTGTTTTATGTCCTGTTTTTGTTTCAACAGTACCTTTCATTTTAGGTAAAATGTATTCCGCAAAGCATACAGAACCATTTTTAGCAATGTGATCTTTTATTTGAATGTCTGCTAAAACAGAGGGATCAAAGTGATTAACCATCTGCTCTTGCATTGGCATAATAATCTCTTCATTTTCTACCACACGATAGTTTTTGTTAACTATCGATAAACATTCTTCTGGTTGCAAGGGTGGGGTGCCACGGGAAAGCATCTTGTACTTCTCTGCTACAGTTCCTGTAGAATGTCCAGAAACTTGTTGCTCATTTACTTTAAAAAAGATAGATCGATTATTAGTGGTGGTGAGGTGATCTAACATATTATACCCTTTTTGAGCAAGTGAAGCGGCGAAAGATGATGTAGAAAATCTATTGGTATCAAACATTTTAGTCTCCTAGTTTAAGTTATTTATTCTGCATCTAAGAGATAACATAGGTTTTCATCTCTTTCTGATGCCATTGTAGTTAAGTAAAATTTCATAGCTTTCTCAAGGTGTTCTGCTCTGTTTTGTAACTTTTTAATTTTAACATCTTGTTCGATATCGTCTACCACCCCTTTTACTCCAGCGGTAGCACCAGCCGATAATAGAACTATAGGCGGAGCGGCACATCCTCCAAGAAAAGCAGCGCATAGTATAATTAATATTTTATATTTCATTTTCATCTTCTCCAAATATTTCTTTCCAGTATTCTTCTATGTCTAGACGGCTGGCCGGATTGTAGCCAGCTTCTAGCATATCCATTCGGATGTCATCTTCCATAGTCCAGCGACCTTGTTTTTGTCTGACATCTTTTCTAATTAATACAAAGTCGTAGACTGAAATAGACATTAGTCTACTACTATAATCTCGGAAGGAGCTAGGTCTATATTATCTAAATTTTCTTTATTATCTATAAAGAAAGTAATTTCTCCGCCGTCACCTTCCTCCGTTACAAAACGGACAGAGACTGTTGTAAAATCCTGATGATTTCTTTGCGTTGTATTAATAGACTTAACATCATGTTGCATTATGGTAGTTAAAGACATTGTATTCACTCCAATGTGGTTGAGATACTTTATATTAATCATTCTAAGTATCGTAAGATAACTCTACTTAGAATAATTAATATTGGTTAACAGGGTATTCGAAGTGCTAAAGATCATATCGAAATATAATATACCTGCTCCTAAAAGAAAAGTTAAAAGTGTAGCTTTTATAATTACATTTATCATAGTTTTATATTCCCTTTAAAAGTATGTGGTTACATGTTACCGGGGCGAAATTCCGTTTCGTTTTGAATGGATAATTCAGCGTCATTGTTTTCCATATATTCCCTAGCCTCTAAAACTGTTTTAAAATCCATGTAGAACATGACTTCTCTCAGTTCTAATTCGGTATATTTTGTCATAGTTTTATATTCCTAACAAGAAACAACAGTAATAATATAAGCAGGATTTAATTTAACCATAATTTTTCCTTATTAAAGCATTAGTGATCAAGAAAAGTAATAGGTTTTTTAGTAGTCCAGCACAGTGTACAGTCACCACAACTATCACTCTTATCTACTTGTACTAGACAAGTAATAGCATTAGCTGTCGAGTTGTGTTCTGTATTGGCCGATAAGGTATCGGAAGGCAGAGAGCTAAATCGTACAGCAAATCTTTCAAAGCCTATGTTATCCCTCAGATCAAGCAAAGCTTGTCCAATATTTCTTGATGGTTTGCTGGTATTAGTAGAGCCATAGTGATGACGGGAATATCCATAGATATTTAAAGCCGGTCTATTATGTAGCTGGGTTTCCCAAAACTTTACATATAGAACACTGTAAAAGTCCCCTAGAATGTGCAGCCTAACAAGGTATCCATTGGGATGCTTTTTATCTAAAGCATCAAGCTCTAACTTGAGCCTTGGCATTAGTCCTTTAGTTTTAAATCTATGACCGAATGGCATATTGTTCCCATAGCAATCAGCCCAATGCTCACAAGCATTAGTGCAAGTCTCTCTTTCCACTAAAGTCAATGTATACATTGGATAGCCGTTTAGTTTACCTCGTAATACTTTTCGGCCAAGCTTCTTATTGGTGCTTGCTTTAATAACTTTATGTGGATAACTATCAACTTCATGTATATTTTTCTGGTACAAAGTAGTGCTATTAACAATAGCATTATGGTCTGGGGATAGTGTGGACATGCTTAATTATCCTTATCTAGAAAGTTATTAACTTCATCTTGTCCATATTGTTCAAACATTTTACCTAAGAATACATGGCTCTGCTCACCATTAATGATGTACTGTCCCCAACCATTTGCGGGACTATTTAAAGCCTTCACATATTTTTCCGCATCTTTCTCTAAACTCATTTTTAAACTCCATTTAAAAAGTATTCAGATATTGAGTGTATGCCTAGCGTAACCCTAAAGTTTTTTAATATCTTTGTATAGTATATATGCTATTCCCACGAATACAATAAATAGTATTGTCGATACCACAATTGGGAAAGTCATAATATTATTTACTCCTATTTATTAACTCTTTGATTATTTTATTAAAGCTAGGATGTTCCCTGTTTTTGACTGCTAGATTACGAACTAGCCAACGAATATTCTCCGGTTTACTTAAATCTCTACGATTTAAGGGTACGTTCATATCATCTGGAATAGTCATAATAATCTCCATTAATCAAGTTATTAATGTCTCAGATAATTAATCATCCCCTAGTATCCTTATAGTCTACTAGGGGATTATTAATTACCCGAGGTTAGGCTACCGCCTCGACTTCCCCAGCTTTAAATCTAAGACCTTCTTCCTTCGGAAGGTTCTCGGTGTTCTTTATAACTTTAAAAGAACCGGAAGGGTGAACTACTCGGATTGGTAGGCCGTCTTCGACGGCTTGTTTATAAACTTCATAGCCTTCTTTCAACTTAACCCAACGGGTTTTGCGGAAAGCTTGGGTAATCTTCTCGGTACGTTTTGCCATGATAATCTCCTATCGGTTGGCGGTTGGTTAAAAGATAATTAATAATATTCTGGTATCCTAAGATAGTCTACCAGAATATATTTAATTACCCTTACAGTTTGTGACTTAGCATTTCAACTTCGATGCCGAGTTTCTGTATAGTTCTCATATTGGCAGGTGTTAACGTCTTTTGATTTGTAAGCTCTGTTAAGAGCTTTGATTTGTCACAAGCTGGATAGTAACGGTACTGACCATAGTCAGAACGCATATTCATTTGGATTTTCATAATCATTTTCCAGTTATTTAATTAATCATCTACTGCTTTCAAAGAAAGCTAAGTAGTAGATTATTAATTAGTTTTGACGGATGGCAGATAGAAAATACTCAGCTTCACATAGATCATCACAAGTTGTGATGTGGTCTCCGGTAATTGTATTGTGGAGGTCATAACCTCCATTGAAGGAAGATACTTCCATGTCTAGCTCGGAGAAATAGAAATTGAGGGATTGAATATTGGTCATCAGGTTGCTCCAATTAAGTTTTAATTAATCATCTAGCTAGTTCGTAAGAACTCACTAGATAGATTATTAATTAGTTTCATCATAGACTGTCAAGAACTTCATCAAAGTTTATTCGAATCTCATCAGTTGTTGCATTACTGCAACAGTCAGGGTTTGGTAGTTAGTCGGTTGATATCTAATATTATTTTTTATCTTTAGAGATCACTTTGATCTCTCTAAATATAAAAAATAAAACCTTGCAAGGTGATATTTCTTTTTATCTCCAAAGATTCTGTAAGAATCTTCATAGATTCTGTAAGAATCTTCCTGGATGTGATGTATATGTCACATATTCGCATGGGGGTGTTGCAGATATGTCACATGTCTTTAAATAATCTATAGAGATTATTTAATATACGACCCCCCACCAAAAAAATTGACTCAGCTATATAATATATATACCCCTCCCCCCATATACTTACCAAAAATAAGAGGGTCATTTCATCTATATAAAATTATGATGATTTAAACCTAATTATTTTAGGCGGGAGCCTTGACAGAATCTATATACTCCTGTATAATAATCTCTAGAGATTCGAACAAACAGTTATTAGTTATTATTATCGTTTATTATTAATAATTGTTATAATGTTTATTATTAATAATAATTTTTAAAAGGTTTTATGTTATCTCTATAGAGACTCTATAGAGATACTAAAGAGTATCTATGGAGATTAATGAAGAATACATAAAGGATCAAGAAAATCCTGTAAATACATTGATGACATTAAGTACATTAATGGATGATCTTGTTTTAAAGGAATCACAGGATAGCTTTTTGTCCTTTGTCCGTATGGTTGCTCCTACTCTTGTGTCTGATTGGAAGATGGGTAGACACATAAAGCTACTTTCTGATAAACTTCAGAGAGTAAAGGACGGAGAGATTAAAAGACTTATGATCTTTCTTCCTCCTCGCTCTTCCAAGTCTGTCATATGCTCCAAGATATTCCCAGCATGGTATATAGGTAATAATCCTACACATGAGATTATGTCTATATCTCATAGTGATCAGTTAGCTAGTGACTTTGGTAGATCAGTTCGAGATGTAGTAAACACTGATCAGTTTCAAAATATATTTCCTAATGTTCAAATACGGCAGGATGTACGGGCGGCAGGTAAATGGAAAACAAATCTTAATGGAACCTACTATGCTGCTGGTGTTAGATCACAGATTGCGGGACGAGGAGCACATATAGCAATACTAGATGATGCTATGTCAGAGGAAGATAGTTTCTCTGAAGCGGGTAGGCGGTATATTAAGGAATGGTATCCTGCAGGTTTGCGTACTCGTATCATGCCTAACGGGTCTATTGTAATTGTGAATACCCGATACCACCATGATGATCTTTGTGGTTGGTTATTAAAACAACAAGAAGTAATGGATATGGAAGCCACTCATAAATGGGAGGTAGTTCGTATTCCTGCATGGATAGATGAAGAAGCATCAAAGCTTCTGGACTTACCTGTAGGAAGTTCTTACTTTCCTGAGTGGAAACCTGATGAAGTATTACGAGTTGATGAAGAAGAGATCATTGCAAGTAATGGGTCAAGGTACTGGGATTCATTGTATATGCAGAATCCTACACCAGAAGAAGGTGGAATAATAAAAAAGAGATGGATACAAAGATGGGAATATGATGATCCTCCCACCTGTGACTTTGTTATTCAAACATTAGATACAGCCTTCTCGACAAAGAGTAGTGCTGACTTCTCCGTTATTCAAACATGGGGTATCTTTCAGATGCCCGAAGAAAGCTACGAAGGAGAAGAGTATATTGCTAGTAATCTTATTCTACTAGGAAATACCAGAGGAAGATTTGAATATCCTGATCTCCGAAAGATAGCTCAAAATCTACATGAAGAGTATAGACCTGATATTTGTATTGTGGAAAAGAAAGCTAGTGGTCAATCACTGATACAAGATTTACGACGAGGTGGTTTGCCTATTCTAGAGTACACACCAGATAGAGACAAGGTAGCTAGAGTATACGCAGCAACTCCGGTGTTAGAAGCGGGACGCTTGTGGATACCGAAGAATAAAAAATGGGCAGATGATCTGATTGAAGAACTACTAAGTTTTCCTAACGGTAGACATGATGATCAGGTAGATGCTTTAGCTATGGCTGTGCATTACATGAAAGAGTCATGGCATCTAACTCATCCAGATGATCCTAGCTGGGAAGATGATGTAAATCCCCGTAGACAAAAGAAAGTTGCATACTGGAGAGTTTAGTGGTATAATTATTTTCTAACAGCAAGAGGTGTAACCGAATGGGCTTTCCATTAGAACTTGTAACAATGCTTGGCTCTGGATTATTATCTGGAGTTATGGCTATTTGGTCACAAAGTATGAAAGCAAAACAAGAAGTTTTCAACAGGGCTATAGAAGGATTACAAGAACAATCAAAAGCAACAGACCTTGCTCGACGTTACGAGAATACCGGATTTCAGATTACAAGAAGAGCTATTGCAATCTCTGCTGTGTTAGCCATTATTGTTTGGCCTAAAGTTGTAGCAGTATTCTGGCCTGATATTTTGGTAACAGTAGGTTATACAGAATTTAATCCTGGCTTTTTCTTTGTGACTGAAGGAAAAGAAATAATAAAATGGCAAGCTTTACGAGGTTTAGTTCTAACACCTCTTGACACTCATCTAGTATCTGCTATTGTAGGACTCTACTTTGGTGCATCTATTGTTAAAAACTCAAGATAAATGATGTTAGGACTTGTTGTGTGGGATTTTGAAAAAGGAATAGATCATAATCTGATCAGACCAAATCAGAAAGATTTTAAATCTTTTGAATCATACTGGAAAGAATTAAGTAACTATCTTTACTTGAAGTATAAGGATACAAGAAAAAATGGCGATTGAACGAAACCCCTTCGATCAAAAAGGTGATGCAGAAATTATTGAGCTTGATACAAGTAATGGTGCATCTATTGATATAGAAAATAATGTAAGTTTTGATCTTGATTCTGACGGTGGGGTAGTTGTAAATTTTGAAGAAGGTATAGAGGTAGAAGCTAAACCAGATATTAAAGAATGGTTTGAAGACCTAGCAGATAAGGTTGACGATAACGGTCTAGAAGAAATAGCTAATAAAGTTTTTGATAACTTTGAATCTGATAGAGATTCTAGAAGTGAATGGGAGAGTATGTTTGAACGGGGCTTTGATCTTTTAGGATTAAAGCTTCAAGATGCGTCAGAACCTTTTGAGGGAGCCTGTACCGCTGTCCATCCTCTCCTTATTGAATCAGCCGTTAAGTTTCAGGCAAAGGCTTCGCTTGAATTATTTCCAGCAGCCGGTCCAGTTAAGTCGCAAGTAATAGGTATCGAGACTCCTGATAAGATGGAACAGGCTAATCGTGTACAAGAATTTATGAACTATCAGCTAACTGAACAGATGCCGGAATACTTTGACGAATCAGAACGGCTATTGTTTCATCTACCTATTATCGGTTCCGCTTTTAAGAAAACATATTATGATGCTGCATTAGAGCGTCCTGTATCTGAGTTTGTTCCTATTGATCAATTCTATGTATCATACTATGCAAGTAATCTAAGGAAAGCAGATAGATATACTCATGTAATTTATAGAAGTCCAACTGACCTCATCAAGGAAATTGATGTGGGTATGTATCGGGATATTGATTTACCAGAAGCTTATGTTCCTGAACAATCATCCATGGCAACTAAGTTAGATACAGTCTTAGGTCTTGCTCAAACAACCGATTCTGATTATCAGTATGTTCTTCTAGAGCAGCACTGTTATCTTGAATTATCAGAAGACTCTGAACATGAAGAGGGTGTGTCCCTTCCTTATATTGTGACACTAGAAGAACAATCAAAACAAATTCTAAGTATTCGTAGAAACTATAGACCTGACGATAAAACAAGACAAAAAGTAATGCACTTTGTTCATTACAAATATGTTCCGGGCTTTGGTTTCTATGGGTTAGGCTTGATCCATTTCCTTGGTAATCTAACGATGACTGCTACGGCAGCTATGAGAGCGTTAGTGGATGCGGGTCAATTTGCTAATCTGCCAGGAGGGTTTAAAGCCAAAGGAGTTAGAATTGTTGGTGATAATGATCCGATATCTCCTGGTGAGTTTAAAGAAGTTGAGGCAACGGGAATGGACTTATCTAAGTCTATTGTTCCGCTGCCTTATAAAGAGCCGTCCAATACTCTTCTTTCTATGCTCAATTTTGTTATTGGTGCTGGACAGAAGTTTGCTGACTCAACAGAACAGGTAGTATCTGATGCCGCCTCTTATGGTCCCGTAGGTACTACGATGGCGCTGCTGGAAGCCAGTAGTAAATTTTTCTCAGCTATTCATAAAAGGCTTCACAACGCACAACGAGAAGAATTAAAAATATTAGCGCAGATTAATTATGACTATCTGCCTAATGAATATCCATTTGAGGTTCCGGGAGTATCACGACAAGTTCTAAAAAGAGATTTTGATGGAAGAGTAGATATTGTCCCAGTAAGTGACCCAAATATTCCTTCTAATGCTCATCGGATGATGTTGTCTCAGCTAGCTTTACAGTTAGCCCAACAAGCTCCTCCTGGTATGTTTAATATGGAAGAGTTGAATAGAACAATTCTCCAAGCAGCTAACATGCCTAATCTTGATCTAATACTTCCACCTGAAACAAAACCTAAACCTCTTGATCCTTTATCAGATATTCAAGTTGCAATTAAAGGTAAACCTATTGGAGCTTTTCCAGGCCAAAATCATGATGCACATATTCAAGTTAAGATGTCTTTCATGCAAGACCCTATGGGTGGTGGTCAGCCTTTAATGGCATCAGTTATTCCTGTACTACAAGCTAATATTCAAGAACATACTGTTATGAAGTATAAGGAACAGGTTGAAGGTGTTGCTCTAACTATGAAAGATCAAGTACCAGAAGGTCAGCCTATTACATCAGATATGATTGAGTTTGCTATGGCTCAAGCTGCACAACAAGTTCTTCAAGCTAATAATCCACAGATGATGCAACCAACACCAGAACAACAGCTTGTTCAAATTGAAACTATGAAGCTTGAAGTTGAACGAGATAAGCTACAAGCACAGATGGCTAAAGATGCTGCTAGTGCTGCATTGAAAAATAGAGAATTAGATATTGACGAGAATGAAATTGTTATTAAGTATATTGGAGAAGGCACTAAGGAGCAACAGAAACTTGCAGCCGATATGGAGATGAATCAATCTGACCATGCTATTAAAGCTATTGAGACTTTATTGAAGGGAGCCTTAGAGGAACAGAAGCTAGACGATAATAATGCGTATAAAGCTGCAGAACTTCTTACAAGATTAGCTGGAAATAAAATGTCATCTGATACAAAAATAGAATCGGAAAGCATGAAAACTGTTACAAATCTTATAAAGGACTTAAGTAATGGAAAAACAAATTAGAAAAATTAAAAATAAAATTAATAAGTATTGTAATAAATTTAAAAATGTTGTGGGATGCGGTTCCTGTAACTGCCTACCTATAGGACATCAAGCTCCTTGTGGTATATGGAAAAAAGTTTTAATTGTAGGTGCAGCATCATTCATTACTGGAGCTATAGTTGTATAAATGAATTTATGGGATGAGATTGTTGATTCATATGACAAAGAATTAGAATCAGTGAGAAGTAATTTATCGGAGGGATCAGCTTCCGATTACGCAACATATAAAGAATTAGTAGGGTTCCATTCTGGAATTTCATGGGCAAAAAGTAATATTCTTTCAATTGTAAAAAAACGATACTATGATAATGAGGAGAGTTAACCATGCAAGTTCAAGCTTTAAATAAAGCTATTCAGAATGATCAATGGATTACAGGATTTGAAGAAGAAATTCCTGATCCTAAAGTACTACCAGATATTCCTGGTTTCCATGTTTTAATTAGACCTATCTCAGTTAAGCCAGTAACTAAAGGGGGTATCTATTTACCAGACTCTACAAGAGATGATATTGCCTATCTAACAACTGTTGGAAAGGTTTTAAAAGTCGGTGAGCAAGCATATAAAGATGTTAGTAAGTTTACCGGACCACCGTGGTGTAAAGAAGATGAATATGTATGCTACGGAAAAAATGCAGGTATTAAACTTCATTACAAAGGAATTAAATTACTTCTTTTGTATGATGATCAAATTATTATGCGAGTTGAAAATCCAAAAGATTTAGACCCTACTTTTAATTTATCTTGCTAGAATAGTTGCACCAATTACAATTATATTGTATAATTAGTTATTCGTAACCGCCTGTGTCGAAGCAGCGTATAAAGGAAAATTTAATGAGTAAAGACGAAACGGAATGGGGAGACGTTACTGTCCCAGATCAGGTTGATTTTGAAGTTGAGAATGATTCTAAAGAAAAGGAGGTGATCGAGACATCTACTGAAATTAAAACAGCAGAGGAGATCGAAAAACCTAAACAAGAATTAGAAGAAACGAAGAAAGAATCTATTCAAGAACTTGATGGAATACAAACATCAGGTGCACAGAAAAGAATAAGAAATCTTGTTCGACAAAGAAAAGAGAGAGATGAACGTATCCAAGCTCTTCTACAAGAAAAAGAAAATTTAGAAACAAATCTAAAGAGCATGGAAAGAACCTACGTTGATACACAAAAAGTTAATAGCTCTGTTTCACAAAAACAATTAGAAGAACAGATATCATTAGCTAAAAATGATTACGTTGAAGCTTATAATTCAGGTGATCCTGAAAGAACTCTAGCAGCTTTAGATGTTCTTCAAAGAGCATCTACTAATATTGATGATATTAAACGACATCAGTATGCTTTAGAAGATTATGAGAAGAAACAAGAAGCTGGTGCTGCGCAACCACAAGCTGCTCAAGCTCCTCAAAAGCCAGATGCAATGGCTGTAGATTGGGCGGAAGAGAATGAATGGTTTGGAAAAGATTCTATTATGACGGCAGCAGCTTATACAATTGATGCAGAATTAAAACAAATAGGTTATGATCCTCACGAACAGGATTTTTATAATGAGATTGACCGACGATTGAGAACTGAATTTCCTCAGAAGTTTAGTCAAGAAGAAAATAACGGGAGTGTTGATACCGGAACAATTCAACAACCCTCTCAGGTGGTGGCTGGAACATCACGCAGTCCCTCCAGTTCTAATAAGAAAGTAAAGTTGTCTAAAGAAGACGTAAGGCTTGCACAGAAATGGAACATACCACTTGAGGTATATGCCGCTGAAAAACTAAAAGTTGATAAATCAGATGGTGAATATACAGATATAACATTTAAGCGTGGAGTATAGTAAAATGAATACACGGAAAGAAACTAAAGAACGTAGCATTGATACGAGAGAACAAAATTCAAGAGAAGAAACAGAGTGGACTTATGAAGAGCCAAATGCTCTAGAGATTCCTGATAGCGTATATAGACGCTTTGAAAATGAAGGAATGGGTCTACGATGGATTCGCATTACATTACGCAACCAAGACGATTATCAAAATGTTGGTAAGAAACAGTCAGAAGGTTGGACTTTTGTAGACCCTGAAGAAGTTCCTGAACTATCCATGTCCTCTATCGTTCAAGAGGGTGGGCGGTATGCTGGTACAGTCTGTCGTGGAGACTTAGCTTTGGCTAAAATGCCCCTTGGCAAGCTTGCTGCTCGTAAACGGTATTATGAGACGAAGAGTAAAGAACTTATAGATGCGGTTAATTCGCAACTAGAAGGCGCTTCTGATTCCCGTATGCCCATTACAAACAACAATCGTTCATCTGTTACTAGAGGAAGGCGACCAAGCTTTCAAGACTAAAACAGAGAACGGTATAACTTAGGAAAGGATAGACAATATGTCAACTACAAAAAATCTTCGTGGTTTCCTTCCCGCTCGTAAACGTGGTTCAGGTACTAACTCCACTGGTGTTGACGAACTTCCCATTGCTTCCGGCGATGCTAGATCAATCTTCACGGGTGACTTGGTAAAAACCTCTCTTGGTAATATTGAACCCGTTTCGGCAGATGCTGACTTTGCAGTTGGTGTCTTTCAGGGAGTCTACTACGAAGCCAATGGTGAGCCTAATTTCTCACAATATTGGCCAGCGAATACCAGTGCTTCTAATATTAAAGCAGTGGTAAACACTAACCCCGCCACAACGTATTTCATCCAAGCGGATGCTACAATTAGTTCAGGCGATATCAATACTCTAAACTTCGGTCTAACTCTTGGCGCTGGCAGTACCTTTACAGGTCAGTCAGGCTTTGGTATTAAGGCTGCAACTCGTAACGACGCCATTCTTCCAGTAAGAGCTATTGGTGTTGAGGATGTTCCAGGGAATGATATCGATATTGCTACTGAAAGAGCATTTCCGGTTGTTGAAGTTCGTATTGTTAAACATGTCGATGCGATGCTTTCCGCACCGGCTGGCATCTAGTAAGGAGGTTTAATCATGGCTATTAATAGAGCTAGTATTTCTAAAGAACTACTTCCTGGTCTAAATGCTATTTTTGGTTTAGAATATGGCGAAGTAGAAAATGAACATGCACCTTTGTTTGAAATTGAAAATTCAGATCGTGCATTTGAAGAAGAAGTCTTGTTTACGGGCTTCGGTAATGCTCCAGTAAAAGCGGAAGGCGCTGCTGTTACATATGACGAGGCTAGTGAAAGCTATGTTGCTCGTTATACTAACGAAACGATTTCGCTTGCTTTTGCCGTTACGGAAGAAGCTATGGAAGACAATCTGTATGATACGTTTGCAAAGTTGCGCTCTAAGTCTCTTGCGAGAGCAATGGGTAATACTAAGCAAGTAAAAGGTGCGGATGTTTTCAACCAAGGCTTTAACACCTCTTATGCAGGAGGTGACGGACAACCACTTTTTAGTGCGTCCCATCCAACTGTAGACGGTACACAAACTAACGTACTTTCTGCGGCTGATTTGTCTTTCGCTTCTCTTGAAGCGGCGCTTACGACTATCCAAAAGATTAAGGATGATCGGGGCATTTTGACAGGTGGAAGTGCAGAATCACTTCATGTTGCTCCTGATAACTGGGCAACGTCGAACTCGTTATTGAACTCCACTCTTATTCCTGCTTCTGGTACGGTTTCCGCTCTTGGCGGATCACAAGCTGCTACCAACCCAGCAGGGTGGAATGATGTGAACTCCATTCAAAGCATGTCTATGCTTCCGAAGGGTGTGTTTATTAACCGTCGATTCACTGATGCAGACGCTTGGTTCATTAAGACGAATGTTCCAAACGGTACTAAGATGTTTGTTCGTTCACCGTTGCAAACTAAGATGGAGCCTGACTTCGATACCGGCAACCTTCGCTTTAAAGCTAGAGAGCGTTATAGTTTTGGTTGGTCCGATTGGAGAGGTTTCTTTGGTAATCAAGGTAACTAAAACTAGGGTGAGAGGAGGGAGAAATCTCTCCTCTTATTCTGATTGGAGATAAATATGTCAAATATTCGATTAGCTCAAGTTACAGGGGGTGCCGGAGGAAATGGTATTTTTGTAGATACTATATCAAGTGTTACGATTGCTGATACTAGAATACAGGTTTATTCCTTGGCTGTATCAACAGCATCTGAAATAATTGTAGGTGATCAAAACGGACCTAAAATAAAACATGCTGCACTAGGTACTAACGTAATGGATAATGTATATCTAAATGAAGTGGGTGTTAAGTGTAGTGGTAAAGTGTCATTGGCTGGATCTAGTGCTGGTGGCAAATTTTATATTTACTATGGATAAAGCTTATGGTTGATTATACCTATCTTGTAAATGATATTATTAATACGTCTGAAAATACAGGCACAGATTTTGTTGACCAGATTCCAAGATTTGTAAACAAGGCAGAGAACAGATTAATAAAAGAATTAGATGATATTGGTTTGAATACATCTGTTTCTATTGCTTGTGCTGTGAGTAGTCAAGTTGTTTCTGTTTCAGACGATACAAGAATTATTAGGCATGTTAATCTAAGAGCAAGTGGAAGTAAAATTAATTTACTTCAACGGACTGAAGAATTTTTAAATGATTTTTGGCCTTATGCTAATACATCAACAGGAGTTCCAAAGTACTATTCAATTCGTAATAACTCAGTTATACATGTGGCTCCTACACCGACTTCGGCTTATCAGGGTGAAGTTCTCTATGTAGCAAGACCAACCACACTTACTTCTGCAGCCCCCACAAATTATTTTACAGACTTCTGCTATGATGCTTTATTTTATGCTTCTATGATTGAAGCATGTTTATTTATGAAAGATTCAAACTTCAGTGCTATTTTTACAAATGAGTACAGAGGCGCTATAGAAGGACTACGCAATCAAGCTAGAAGAAATCGTCAAGATAATATGGAGAACAATGCGAACCCTGATGGATCAGCTAATACTTTAGTCCAAGGGTCTAACTAAGGAGAATACTTATGCCACTTATTAATAATAAAATTTATTCTTATGACGCAAAAGGTTTTAAGCGTTATAAAGAAGAGAAGATAGAATGTACAGGTAGACCTACTGGGCAAGGTTATGGTGCGGCTAGAAAGGGACCGGCTGCTAATAAGACTGCTGTTACGACAAGTCCAGTTGTTATTGACGATAAGGAATATGATTATTCTGTTTAGCTATGTCTGAACTAGCAGTTATTAAGCTACACTCTAAAGCTTTATATCATTATTTTAAAACACCAGAATGGTATAAATTTTTAATATATTTATTAGGTAGATCACCATCTGAGCCTCTTGATAGAACAGGAACTTTAAAGAACTTATATAAGGTTGATCCTAAATATAAACTTCAGATACCAACAGAAATAGAAGAAGTAAGCTTAATTAACTGTATTGAAGATAAAATTAACATAATTAATTCTTTATCTAATAATAAATATATTGATGTTTTTCTTTCAGGTGGTTTTGATTCTGCAGTAATGTACGCAGGATTTTTACAGAATTGTAATAAAAATAAAATTAGAGCGGTATTTACTTTTGATAAGGATACAAAAAATAGAAAGGCTTTAAATCAATTCAATCCTGCTTTGTATAAATTTATAGTTGATAATAATCATAATTATAGATTGCTTAATAACACTGAGCTTCATCCAGAAGATTCTGTATCAATTATAGGTCATCCTGGTAATACATTATCAAACGGTACAGTTCATAATGATAGTTATTATCATGGTTTAATAACAGATAAATGGCCTGATATTTTAAATGACGTATATAAGAATAAGTCTTGGCAAGAATTAATAAAAGATATTGCAGACGAAATATCAGAGTGTCATAGTGAAACAGTTGTTGAGGAATTAAATAATTTTATTGAAGCAGCACCAATAAGTATTAAGAATGATCCGTTAAAAACTTTATGGTGGATTAAATTTAATTTTGCATATACAGACAGAGTTATCGGACCTTGGTATTTAATGAACGAAATTTCAGTTGATAGAGCAGATAATGTTTTTTCTTTTTACCATAGTGATCAGTTTCAAAAATACATGATGCATACTTGTTTAGAACAGGGAAAATATATTAAGCCAGAACATGGTCGTAATACAGAAATGATTAAGTATATGTTATCTTTTTATAAAGATCAATCTCTTATTGACTACTCTAATCAACTACCTCATCAAAAAGGCGAAGTTCATAAAGGTCAAAGTCGAGGAGTGATTAGATTAAATAATGGTAAAGTTTTATCTAAAGAAACTTTTTTAGATAACTATAATTCAATTAAAGAAATATTTTATCAATAGGAGGTATTGATGGTAAAAAGTATAGTAGCCGCAGTGTTAAAAAGAGGTCGAAAGAGTAAAAAAGGTCGTCCTTCTAATAAAGTTAAAGAGTTAATGGAATCAAAAGACATCTCCCGTGCAGAAGCTGAGAAGCTTGTAAAGAAAGAATCTTCTTCTAAAAAGAAATCTGTTAAGAAAAAAACAGCTAAGAAGAAAACAGCTAAGAAGAAAGATGAACCAAAAAGAAGCAAGTCTGAACAAGGCGAGTTGAATCGTTTGGTTAAACAGCAGAAACGAGACATGTCTGAAAGCAGTGGAATCGAAACGCCTAGAGCAGGTTCAACCTCTGAAGAAAGACTTTCAATTAATGCTCCCGCAAGATCAAAAGAACTTCCTCCAGTAAGAGAAGATATGTCTTCTGCACAACTTAGACGTATGGTAACGTCTGGTTTAGCAGGTATTGGAAATAAAGGTCAAGTTACTAATAAAGGAACCTACTCATCTGGTGCAGATGTAGGTCAAAGAATGATGCGAGGCGGTGATGGTAATGTTAATACTAAAGCTTTAGAAGATGAGTTACGAGAATTAGGTGGCTTTGAAGGACTTTTCAAAGGTGGAAAAGTTGGTAAGGGTAAAGGTAAGGGTATTGGCAAAGGGTGTGGCAAAGCCATGCGAGGTGCCGGTGCTGTTAGAAAAGATTAAGGGAGATATAAGATGGTTAAAAGTTTAATAAGGGCTGCAATAAAATCAAAAACTATGAAACCCCGAAAAGGAGTTGGTAAGAAGAGTAAGCCTAGACCAGCAGCAGCAGGTGGAAAAAGACCTCCCGGTAATGGTAAAAAGGGAATCACTGGAGGAGCTTTGTTTAATCAACAAGGTGTTTCTAAAAAGGGTAAGTCTAGAAAAGGCGAAGACTCTGATGTGCTTGCAGCAGATAGTCCAACTAGAAGAAGAGCAGAAAAACTTGAAAAACGATCCATAGTTTCTGAACCTAACTATTCTAAGATGAATGAAGTAGGAACACAAGGGGAAAGAGTTACTCAAGGTGGTGGCACTTCTGTTATGCAAGCTACTAGACAACGTAGACTTATAAATGAAAAAGCTACACGACAAGCTATAAAAGCACAAGAAAGAATTAATAAAAGATTAGATGAACTAAAAGTTAAATTAAAAGATTCTACTGCTGATAAAAATGTTAGTCCCGGCAGAAGAATAGGGAATGCTCAAAAGATAAAAAGAGAAATAGATGTTCAAAAAGATTTGTTACAACAAGCTCAAGATAAACAGAGATCATCATCTGGTAAAAGTAAAAAGTCTCCTAGAGTTCCTGTAGCTGATTATAATAAAGGAGGTAGAGTAGGAAAAACATTAAAACCAGTAGGCTGTGGAAAAGCACAAAGAGGTTTTGGTAAAGGACCATATAAGAAGTAAGGAATGTAAAATGGCTAAACTTTGTCCAAAAGGAAAAGCAGCAGCAAAAAGAAAGTTTGATGTTTACCCATCAGCTTATGCTAATATGTATGCGTCTGCAGTTTGTAGTGGCAAAGTAACTCCTGGTGGAAAGAAAAAGGTTGTTAAGAAGAAAAAAGGAGGCGGTCTTAGAGAATGGGTAGGCGAGAAGTGGGTAGACATAGGCGCTCCTAAAAAGAATGGTAAGTATCAACCTTGTGGTAGAAAGTCTACTAAAGAAAGTAAAAGAAAATATCCTAAGTGTGTACCACTTGCTAAAGCAAAAAACATGACGGCTTCAGAAAAAAAATCTGCTGTTAAAAGAAAAAGAAGTAAACCTCAAGGTGTAGGAGGTAAACCTACGATGGTTAAAACTTTTAAATCTAAAGGTGGTTCAATTAAACCTAGAGGATGTGGAGTAGCTAAAAAAGGTTTTGGTAAAGCTATGAAAGATAAATAGGTACAGAATGGCAATAAGAACAAAAAAGAAAAGTGTACGGAAAGGCACAGGCATGAAAGGGATGACTATCGGTGGTGGTCATAAACGTCCTACTAAGTCTGGTGCTGGTCTAACGGCTAAAGGAGTAGCTAAGTATCGTAGACAAAATCCTGGTAGTAAACTTAAAACAGCCGTTACTGAATCTAAACCTACTGGTAAGAGAGCAACAAGACGTAAAAGTTACTGTGCTAGATCAGCAGGACAAATGAAAAAATTTCCCAAAGCAGCTAAGAATCCTAACTCAAGACTTAGGCAAGCTAGAAAAAGATGGAAGTGTTAGATGGCTAAAGGCAAGACACATTTTATTAAAGATGGTACACCCTACTATGGTGAAGTTCATAAGATGCCGGACCAATCAATCCATAGTGGCAAAACACATACTAAAGCATCAAAGAAGGTGATGCACTTTAAGGACTTGTCTAATGCTGCTAAAAACAAAGCAGGTGGCAAAATGGCAAAAGCTATGTATAAAGTTAAAAGTAAAAAGGGATAAGTTAAATGGCGACTAGTGAAACATTTACGTTCAATTTAGATATTGATGACGTTATTCAAGAAGCAATAGAGATGATTGGTGGAGAGCAAACGCTAGGCCATGAACCAGCTTCTGCTCGTCGCTCTTTAAATCTAATGTTAAAAGATTGGCAGAATAGAGAAATTCTTTTATGGACAACAGAGACATCTGTTATTTCCCTTACAACTAGCACCACCGCATATCCTCTTAGTGATTCAACTATTGATACTCTTCAAGTTATATTAAATAGAGATAATACTGATCTTCCTTTAACTCGTATTTCTTTTGAAGAATATTTACAAGTTCCAAGAAAGGGACAGACAGGTAGACCAACACAGTTTACTGTAAAGAGAAACAGAGATAACCCAACTATATTTCTTTGGCCTATTCCTGAAAATTCAACAGATACTTTAAAAGTAGAAAAGATTAGCGAGTTTCAAGATATTAATAAATCTGCAGGACAGAATGCTGATATCTCTAAAAGATTTCTTCCTTGTTTAACAGCGGGTCTTGCATATTATATGTCAATGAAAAGACCAAAGATTGATCCAGGTAGAATAACTATGCTAAAACAAAACTATGAGGAACTTCTTGAACGAGCAAATGTTGAAGATAGAGAAAGAGCTAGTATGTATATTAGACCTAGACTTGGTTATATTTAGAGCGAGTCTTTAATATGGCAACAAATAAAAATGCTAAAGCAATTTGCGATACTTGTGGATTTCAATATCCTCTTAGAGTATTAAAAAAGAATAGTTATGGAATGATGGTTTGTCCAACTGATTGGGAAGGTCAGTATGATTTAAAAAACCATCCACAAAATAAAACACCTAATGTAAGAGATGACGAAACACTTCGTAATCCCAGACCCCCATCTAATAATGATAGAAATATTGCTTGGCAAGCAGCGGGTACTGAATGGGAAAATGAAACAACTGAATGGAATCAGGTTTAATGAGTACACTTACTGGAAATTTAATTGCAAACACATATAAACAACTCCTGCAAGTTGGATCAGGTAATGATGGTTTAACCTCGACAGAACAATATGTTCAAGATGGATCAGGAGAAAACTCAGCTTTAAAGTTAAGTAAGAGTGCTGTAGATGTTAATGGAACATTTAAACTTAATGGTCAAGCGATTACAGCTAATGCATCAGCTATTAATGCTATTACTGATCTTACAGGTATAACAGGTATTGTTGCAGTTAGTGGCGGTAATGCTTTAGGTAGAACACTAACTGCCGGAGCAGGTATTGCAATTACAAATGCAAATGGTACAGAAGGTAATCCAACTTTTGCTGTTAGCCTATCTGGTACTACAATTCATGTTGCTAAAGTTTCTGCATCTGCAGCAACGATTACAGGAATTGTTTCTGCTGCATTTTTTGTAGGAGATGGACGTAATCTAATAAATGTTCCATCAGCAGAAGGTGGTACTATGAAACGAGTAGACGCTGGTACAGGTATTAAAATGACTGTAGGTGGTGCTGTATCTAGTTCTATTCCTGTTAGTGGTGTTGTGGCTGTCTCTGCCAATCAAAACTTTGGTACAGTTTCTGTTAGTACTGCTTTTGTAGCAACAGGCTCCGCAGTCTTTGGAATTTTAAGTGCTACTAATATTGATTCTGACGAACTATTAATGGCAGGAGTATCAGCCGCAAATGTAACAGAAGTTGCTGCTGTATCTGCTCTTACAAAAACTAATCTTAATGCTATCACAAGTATTAATTCTATTATAGGTGATGGTGGAAATTATGCTACCAGTGCAGAACTAGCAACCGTATCTGCTGCTTTAGCCACTAGTATTGCTACAGCTAATACAAGAATAACATCTGTTAGTGACTTTGCAGTTGCTCTCTCAGCTACAATGGCTACTAGTATAGGAACAGCTAATACTCGCATAACATCTGTAAGTGATTATGCAGTAGCTCTTTCAGCTACAATGGCTACTAGTATAGGAACTGCAAACACTCGTATAACTTCTGTTAGTGATTATGCAGTAGCTCTTTCAGCTACAATGGCTACCAGTATTGGAAATAGAACTGCTGCTATTACTTCTATTAATGGTGTTGTTGGAAATGGTTCAGGTTTTGTAACACCTTCACAATTAGCTACTGTATCTGCTGCTCTTGCTACAAGCATTGGAACTGCAAACACTCGTATAACTTCTGTTAGTGATTATGCAGTTGCACTGTCTGCAACTCTGGCTACAAGTATTAATAATAGAACAGGAGCTATAACATCTGTCAATACAGTTATTACAAATCTTTCTGCCACCCTTGCAACCAGCATTGGAACAGCTAATACTCGTATAACTTCTGTTAGTAACTTTGCGGTAGCCTTATCTGCAACACTAGCAACAAGTATTGGAACTAGATTAGTTATTGCTAGTAACCTTTCAGATTTAAATAATGCTAGTACGGCTAGAACAAATCTTGGAGTAGCAATTGGAAGTAATGTTGAAGCTTTTAATGCTGATATTTTAAAAGCAGATGAGGCGGATGAATTAACCGCTGGCTTTAGTGCTGCTGCTCATAGTGCAGGTACAAAGTCTAGCGGCACTTATACACCTGATGTTGACGACGGAAACTTCCAACATGCAATTAATGGTGGCGCACATACATTAGCTGTTCCTGCTAAAAACTGTACAATGATAATTTTATATAAAAATAATGGAAGTGCAGGAACTATAACTACTTCTGGTTATACTGTTACAGATGGAGATAGTTTAACAACTACAAATGGACATGAGTTCTTTTTCTATATTACAAGAATAAATGATGGTTCAACTACATTTTCAATGCTAACCGTAAAGGCATTACAGTAACATGACTTTTCCACTACCTATAGTTCAAGGTGGTACTACAGTATTTTCTAGCGGAACTGTTATTACACTTTCTTCTAATGCAACTAATTATAATTTAGCTAATGACCTTACAAATAATTATAGTTGGGATGGGTCTACTGCTATTGATGTTATACTCAATATTAATTCAGGTGTAAACATTAGAGCATCTGTAGCCTCTACACCTGCTATTGCAGCCATATTAGTATCCGGTAGTAATCTAACTATAAATAACTCAGGAACTATAGCTGCTCATGGTGGAGTACAAGGTACTGGTGGTGGTGCTAATGCGGCTGGTGCCGCAGGTGCGGCTGGTGGTAACGCTATAGAATTGAGTAATCTAACTGGAATAATTAATAATGCTTCAGGAGCTAATATTGCTGGAGGAGGCGGTGGCGGCGGAGGAGGCGGCGGTGGTCGAGGCGCAGGAAGTCACAATGAAGAAACTGGCGCATGTAGTGGTCAATCAAGTTTTACTGGTGGTAACGGTGGGATAGGAGCAAGTTCTGATACTCCTGCTACCAATACACCGACAAATGGTTCTTCAGGTGGTTCAGGAGGCGGTACAGGCGGTACGGGCGGTGCTGGTGGCGGTTGGGGGGCTACAGGATCAGCAGGTGCAGCAGGTTCTGCATCGAACCCAGCATCCTGTAAAACAAATCAGGCAGGTGGTGCTGGAGGAGCAGCGGGTAAAGCGATTAATGTTGGCTCAGGTGCGACTAATACTTTTAATAATTCTGGAAATGTTTTCGGGGCTACAAGTTAAATAGGAATTAATTAATGCCATTTTTATTTTTTGCAAACAGAAGACCTACAGGTCAATCATTAATTATATCTTCAGATACAGAAAATTATAATCTGTCTAATGTGTTGCAAGGTAGTTACGATTGGAACGGTATAGACCCTATTGATGCAACAGTTATTGTTAATAGTGGTGTAAATGTTTTTAGTCAGCTTAGTAATGTACCAGCTTTAACTGCTCATCTTGTTGCCGGTAGTAATTTTACTTTAATTAATAATGGTAATATTATTGGTAGAGGAGGTAGTGCAGGTGGTGGTGGTGGTAGTGGTAGTAATGGCGGTGCTGCTGGAGACGGTGGAGATGCAATTAGCTTAGAAAATATTTCAGCAAGTGTTAGAAATAATTCTGGTGCAAACATTGCTGGCGGTGGTGGAGGCGGCGGTGGTGGTGGTGGCTACCGTAGTTGTACTACCTATGATTCTGAAGCGCAGAGTTGTAGTGATTGCACTAATTTAACAGGAGGTAATGGAGGTGCTGGTGCAAGTATTAATGATCCTCCCACAAATAGTGCAACTAGTGGTTCTTCAGGTGGAGCCTCAACAGGAGGAACTGGGGGAACTTGGGGTAATGTAGGTAATGGCGGCGCTGGTGGTAGTGGTCCTGGTGGAAATGCAAACTGTAGAGTCGCTGGCTCAGGTGGATCAGGAGGAGCAGCAGGAAAAGCAGTTAGATTAAATTCAGGTGCAACAGTAAATGTAACAAATAGTGGAAATGTTTTTGGAGCTACATCATAGATGTTATTTTTAAATAATCGTAGTTACATTCCAAAACAAAATAGTTTATACTACTACGAAGTAGATACTTCAGGAAACGAATATAAAATACCTAAAAATAGTTCAGCATGGATTATAAATAAAGAAAGTGTATCAGTCAAAAATTGGGGCGTATGTTTTGGTAGAGTTATTATTACTATATACGGGTATATACCACCAAACAGAACTGCTGAAATTAATTTAAACACTTATCTACCATATATTAATGGATGCAGCACTAACAATATTTTACCTCCAATTCGATCTGGTGATCCTTGTATGCAACTATTAAAGATACCCGCCGGATGTTCAGAACAAAAACATCATATTCATTCGACAGATAGAGTGGTATATGTTTTATCAGGAAGCGGTACAGCAGTTTCAGGTGTAGGTTCTAATACAGAGAAACATAAATTAATTGAAGGAAAAACTTTAATCTTAGATGCTATGGAGCCACATCACTTTGAAACAGATAACCAAGATTTAATTGTTGTTCCAATGCATATATGGTCTAGTACTAATGACGAGTTTAACCATCCTATGATGTTAGGAACTCATGCAGTATAAAAAATATATAATAAATACGTTTAAAGTTTTAGGTTTGTGTTTTGCCTTTTATGGTTGTTTTGCATATTCTACAGAACAGGTTAGAGTAATAGTTCAACTTCATCAACTGGAAGAAAGTTTTACAAAATGAGTCTAGTATTAAAAAAAAGGGACAATCCTTTACCAGGAAGTGACAAGTCACCTTCTGATATTGGTTTAAAAGTTATGGTTCTTAATGAAGCTAAGACAGCTTTTGAAGAGCAGTGGAAAGATTTAGCGACTGTTAAAAAAGTTGTGTTAGAAAGATTTGATGATCAATATGTAAGAAATATAAATTGGTATTTTCCAGAGCCTAAGAGCATGACACAAGTTGAACAGTTTCTTCGATCAGAAATAACTAAAGATCAAGCGACTACTATTTTAGGAGATACAGTAGAAGATAAAGCTACTGATGCATTAGATCAGTTTAAAAAAAATGCATCTAGATTATTTGTTGAAGAATTATATAAAACTAAAAGACAAGAAATTTTAAATGCTTCTGACCCGCAAACTTGTGTAGACATATTGAATGATCAAGATATATTTATTAATCCTGTGCCTGAAGAGGAATGTGTAGAATGTTCAGTTCTTTTACATACTGCCGTAGGTGTAGGACAAATTAGAAATGTGTTTAATTATTTAGATATTGATTGTAGCATTAAAGTTTTAGATAAATTTACAAGTATATTTAATTTTGAAAATACATCTTCAGTAGATAAGTCAACAGATATATTAGGTGATAAACTTATTATTGCTCGTCCAGATTTTTTAAGAGTTGGATCAGGAGAATATAAAAAAACAACACTAGATTTAATCGGAGAAGCTATTCATTGTCTTTGGACTCCAAATGATAGAACAAATACTTTAACAAGTAACTTAAAATTAGAAGCAAGTCCTATACCTGATGCAACAGGATTTACAAAATCCTTTGCAGAAGTAGCAGATGAAAAAGGTGTAGAGCTTTGGAATGAAGATAAAGAATTAAAAGTATATTGGAGCGGAGGAATAGATAGTACAGTAGCTCTGGTAAGTTTACTAAAAAGTAAACCTTCTGATTGGCATGATAAATTAAAAATTATCTATACTTTAAATTCTATTGAAGAGTATCCTTTATTTTGGAATAATTATATTAAAGATAAAATTCAAACAGAAGAAGTCTTAATGACAGAGAGAGATGCTAATAAATATTATATGGATAAACCTTTTTATTCTCCAGTTATAAGACATATTGCGGATAATTTAAATAAAGGTTTAACAATTACAGGAGAATGTGGTGATCAACTTTTTGGATCATCAGGATTTATATCTCATCCTGAAATATTAAAAATGACAGTAGATGAGTTTATTAAAAATAAATATCCTAATGATATTGAGGATATCAAATTGTTTAATTCTAAATGTCCATATACAATATCGTCTATTAAAGATTTATTTTGGTGGTGGAATTTTAATTTAAAATGGGAAGAAGTATCTTATCGTTCATTAGCTATGGTTAAAAATAGTAATAATATTAATAATGTTCGTCATTTCTTTAGAACAGATAATTTTCAAAAGTGGTCTGTAATGAATCCTGATAAAAAACTTAAAGATACATTGAAAAGCTATAAGTTTACGGCAAAAGATTATATATATGATTATACATCTGATGAAGATTATAGAGACAATAAACTAAAAATTGGTTCATTAAAAGTTAGATGGGGTCATTCTTTAGGAATAGATAATAAAAATAATATTATTTACGCAGGAGATACTTCTACTAATACTAGTCTACTTAAAGATAAATATGGAGATTCTTTACAAAAGTTTATTAACTAATATAAAGCTGATTACAATGATAAAATATATAATTTTTTTAATGGTATTCTTAACAACTTCTGTTGCTAATGCACATCATGATGTTTTAATTTGGAATTTTTGTCGTTCTGAAGAAGCTATTGTATCAATAGCAGAATCACAAACAGTATCAGAAGAAGATTATCACTATGTTCTTAGAAAATATCTTATAGAAGGTGAGTGTGTATTTAACGAAGAACCTATTCCAGGAATAACAAATACAATGTATAATAATTTTGTAGACACACAAGGAAGACTTTTTAGTCTTAGAAAGGTTTTACTTCTTGGAGGTATAGAAGTTTACACAATAGTTTTAGAGAATGAAAAAGGAATATAAGAATGGTAAGTAGTTACACAACTAGGATTAGACTAGAGAAGCAGGGAGATGGAGAAAATCCTAATAGCTGGGGTACAGTTTTAAATCAAAATGTTATTGATCTAGTAGACGAAGCTATTGCTGCTTATACGACAGTTGTTGTATCTAGTGCAGATGTAACTCTAACAGCTAATGACGGAACAACAGATCAATCTCGCAGTCCTTTTCTTGAACTTTCAGGAACAGTCTCTGCTAGTCTAAATGTTCTTGTTCCACAAAAGTCAAAGAGTTATGTTATTAATGATAAAACAACCAGACAAAATTCTGCAGCTATTACATTAAAAACAGCAGCGGGTACAGGCAGTACTGTTGCTGCTGGTAGTAGAAAGATGTTCTTATGTGATACTGTATCTGTTTTTGGTTTAGATTATTTAACTGCAGATACAACTACAGGTTTTGCAAAACTCTCTGTAGCAAATACTTTTACTGAAGCAAATACTTTTAATAAGGCAGTTGCCTTTGCATCTGCTGTTGGTTTTGCAACAAGTGTTTCAGCAACAAATATATTTGTAACTTCAATAGCTGCTAATTCAATGCAAGTATCTAGTGCATTATTTACTGCAGATGTCTGCGTTAATGGTCCTGCTACGTTTGTTTCTACAGCAACTTTTAGTGGTCAGCTAGTTATACCTCCGGTTACACTTACAGATGCTGCTTCAATTGCTTTAGACTTATCTACAGCAACAACATTCTTTGTTTCTTTAGCAGGTAATAGAACACTTGGAAATGGTGCTAATGCCCAGCCAGGACAAAGTGGATTTATTTATGTTTTTCAAGACGGTACTGGATCAAGAACATTGTCTTATGGGAATAGTTATAATTTCCCTGATGCAGAAGTTCCTGTATTGTCTACAGTAGCTAGTGCTGTTGATATGTTGGTATACAATGTACGAGGCGTTAGTGCTATTGATATGATTTTAGTTTCTTCATTTGGATAAAAGCATATGGCCTCTACTCTTTCTAAATTACAAAAATTAAATTTAAAGCCGGGATTTCACCGTGAGTCTACTCAGTATTCTGAGGAAGGTAAATGGTTTGATGGAGATCGAGTACGCTTTCGAGAAGGTAAGCCTGAAAATTTAAGAGGATATCAAAAATTTATTGATACTTCTTTTACCGGAACTGCTAGAGATTTACTTGCCTGGACAAATAATAATACAGAAAAACTTTTAGGTTATGGTACTGAAAGTAAATTATATGTTGTTTATAATGATTATCCTTATGATATAACACCAGTAGTTAGTACAGTTAGTATTGGTAACTTAGGGAGTGCAGGGAGTTTTGATACGGCTGCTGGCTCTCCTTTAATTGAGGTTAGTTCTAATAATAATGGAAGAAACGTCGGAGATTACGTTGAGTTTTCTAATACTTCTATTAACGGTTTTACCACAAACGGACTAGATTTTTCTGTATCTTCATTTGGTGGACCTACATTTGAAGTAGTAAGTGTTCAAGGAGTAAATAACTTTTTTATTAGTGTAACTAGTGTAGCCGCTAGTACAGAATCAAATCAGGGTTCAGGTATTGCTTTCTTTCTTTTAGCTACAGGTCAATCAAATCCAATTCAAGGATTGGGATATGGTGCAGGTATATATAATGCGGGTGTTTCAGCGACAGGAGAAAGAGCTTGGAATCAACCAGCAGAATCTTCTAACATTATTTTCTTAGGAACACAGTGGTCTTTAGATAACTTTGGTGAAGATTTACTTGCTGCTAGACAAGGAGGAAACTTAATTCATTGGGACGCTAATGCAAGTTTAGCGCCGGTTAGGTCTTCTGTTGTGGGTACTGCACCATCAAAAATTAATAGTATTGTTATATCTCCTAATGATCGTCATGTGATTGCTCTTGGAACAGAAGAGTTTGCAACATCAGTCTTTAATCCTCTTCTTGTAAGATGGTCAGATCAAGAAGATTATGCTAACTGGATTCCTTCAGTATCATCTACATCAGGTGAGCTTCAACTTATTGATGGTACTAGAATTGTTGGTGGTGTACGAGGACGTAATGCAATTCTAGTTTATACAGATAATGCTCTTTATACTCTGCAATTTGTTGGTCCTCCCTTTATATTTAGAATGTCTCAAGTCGGTACAAACTGTGGCTTGATAGGATCACATGCAGCTATTGATGTAGGGGGTAGAACATATTGGATGGGTGACACAGACTTCTTTATGTTCGATGGTTCAGTTAAAAAATTAGATTGTACTATTCGTAGATATCTATATGACGATTTTAATATGACTCAAAAATCTAAAGTGTTTGCTGGTCTTAATTCAGAGTTCCATGAGATCATTTGGTTATATCCAAAGTCTGGGTCTAATGAACCAGATAGTTATGTAATATATAACTACATGGAAAATACTTGGGTCTATGGTTCTAACTTCTATACAACTTTTATTGATGACTCAGTATTTCTTAACACTATTGCTACAGGAGCAGTAACTGGAAATGTTTCAGCAACTAACCCACAGTTTATTTGGTATAATGAACCAACTTCTGTATTCTCTGGTAACAATCAACCACTAACATCATTTATTGAGAGTGCTGATATCGATATAGGTGATGGTGATGATATTATGTTTATTGATAAGATTATTCCTGATTATGATATTAATACGGGTACAATTAAATTTTCAATTAATATAAAAGATTATCCTGCAGGAACTACAAAAGAGATTGGTCCCTTTGATATAACAGATGCTACACAAAAAATTGACATGAGAGCAAGAGGAAGACAGGCTAATTTTAGAGTATCAACATCTGATTTAAATACATCTTGGAAATGGGGTAGTGTTCGAGTAGCTATTCAACCAGCAGGTAAAAGGTAATGTCTTTTTCTTATCCTAACTTCTCTGTTAATTATAATATTACAAATGACGAATTACGTCAACTATATAATGATATTAATTCATGGGCATCAGAGATAAAGTTTTTATTAGAGAGTAGAGATATAGAGATTGAATCTTCACCATCAACTAAAATTTATTCTGTTGTTAGTGTAAATGAAATAGGAAGACCAGCAAGTGGAGATGTAGCATATTCCGCAAGTACTGGAAAGTTTAAAGGATATGTAGGCGGTACTGGTTGGGTAAACTTTAATTAATTTTGCACTGAACTTATTTTTATTGTATAATATACAAATCTAACTTGGAGAATTATAAATGGTAGCGATGAGGAATCAAGAGGCTCCGTATAGTGGCATAGCAGGGCTAATGGCTGCGCAAGGACGGTATGGTGATACAGAACTGTTGCATGTGCGCCCAGATGAATTAGCTGGTCTATCTAGTATGGGCCAACTAACTGTAAATCCAGAAACGGGATTACCAGAAGCTTTTAATTTTAGATCATTGTTACCAGCCGTAGGTGCGATTGCTGGTACTGTATTGCTTGGTCCGGGTCTTGGTACAGCATTTGGAGGTAGTGCTTTTGGTGCTGCTGCCGGTGCTGGTGTTGGTGCTGGTGTTGGTTCATTTGCTGGTGGACTTGCGGCAGGTCAATCACCAACTGATGCTCTTGTAGGTGGTTTAATATCTGGTGCTACCGCTGGTGTTATGACAGGTATGATGGGTCCAAGTTCGGCTGCATTAGAAGCAGGACTTGGCGTTGAAGGTGCTTCTACAGCAGCAGCACAACAGGCATCTAATCAGGCACTAACTTCACAAGGACTTCAAACTGGTACTAATGTTGCTTCTGCAGGAGCAAATGCTGGAACGGCTCTTTCAAACATGGGACCAGTATCTGTGGGACCAGTATCACCATCCTTTTTCCCGGCAGCGGGTCAGGCACCACTAACAACTACTCAAATGGCAGGTGCATCACAAGGATTTCAAACGGTTCCTGTTACTGCAGAAATAGCTAAACAATCAGGAGTCGCCTATGCTGCCCCATTTGCTGCTGGTCAAAATATTCCAGCAACAACATTTGTTAGAGACTTTGGCATAAAAGGTGCGGTGGCTGCTCAAAAAGCTTTAGAACAAGCGGGTGGGGCACCACTAACAACTACTCAAATGGCAGGTGCATTACTGCAAAGACCATCAACCTATACTCCTCTAGCATTTGGTGCGATGGAAGCTGTGATGACTCCTCCAGAATTTGATCCTAATGCAGATGGAGGTTTAGCTGCATTAGAAGATACATATACTCGTAGACCTTTACGCCTAGAAGGTGGTGAACCTACTCAAGAAGGTTTTACACAAGAAGATTATACTAGACTTGCTTTAGAAGGTGGGATTAGCCAAGGCTTAACACCATTTAGATATGTTGATGATGATACAGTTACATTAGCTGAAGGAGGTGAAGTGGCTGTAGAAGAAACCGATACAGTTGTCGAAGAAGAAACGGTTGATTCAGAAAATAAAAGAAAAGAAGAAGAAATTTTACAGAAGAAGAAAGCAGCATCGGAAGTTGATAAATTTATTTCGGATGCAGTAGGTGGAGCAACATTAAATGCTATGGTAGGACAGGTAAATCAAGACCCTGGAGCTATCGCTACACCTTATGGTCAAGGAGGAGATGGTTTTAATGTTGGAGCAGATTTCGGGTTTAATAAAGGTGGTCTTATTGGCCTTGCTAATGGGGGTACTCCCCGCAATGGCTCAAAAAAAAATTCTTTTACTCCTAAACAAAAAGTAGTTTATGATTTTTATAAAGAAAAAAAGTATCCTAGTGAAAGCATAGCTGCTATTATGGGTAATATAGCAGTTGAGGCACCTACCTTTAAAGGTACTCAAAGAGAGAGTGGAAAGAAAAAAGGATTAAATCAAGGTCTGGGCTTGTTTCAATTTACACAAGGTAGACAGAAAGATTATAAAAGATATCTAAAAGATAATAAATTACCAAATAATGAACAAAATCAAATGGAATATGCCCATGAACAAATGACTAGTACTGAAGGAGAAGGAGTACTTCCATATGATGCTGGTCCAGGAAATAGACAAAGGCTAAGAAAAATTTTATTAGGTAAAGGAATGGGAGCAGTAGAAGATAGAGCTAAAGCTATATCAGATCTTTTTTTACGTCCTGGAGTACCTCACATAGAAAGACGAATGGAAGAAAGTTTAAATATGTTTCATCGGATTCCTGATGTCGAACTTTATAATAAAGGAGGAGGGATTGGACAATACTTCGAAGGTAAAGTAATTGGACCTGGAGATGGACAATCAGATCAAGTTTTATTTGAAGTAGAAGGTGATAATCCTGATATGGCTTTATTAAGTCCAGATGAATATGTTATACCTGCAGATACAGTTGCTATGATAGGAAGTGGGTCTTCTACTTCAGGTGCAAAGAAGTTAGATGGTTTTGTTAAAAACATAAGACATAAAGCAACAGGAAATAAAAAACAGCAGAAGCCTATTAAACAGGGCTTAGAATCATTTTTAGCATAGGATTAAGTTATGGCAGTTCTTACTAGTGAGCAACAACAATATTTACAAGATACAGGGCAGACTACTCCTTCGCAGCAGTTTATCAATGGTGTACCAACTGTACAGCCAGCGATTGCATCTCCAGTTCCTGTAACTAGTATACAACGATCTCCTTTTGATGCGGTTAATGCCTCTGCAGCAGGAGGTGGACTTTCATCTATTCCTATTTCTCCAACAGGTTTTGTAGGAGATCAACCCCCAGTTAATCAGCCTTCTGATCCAATTGGTGATGGTCGATCAATTGTTCTTGGTACTCCACCTAATCTACCTATACCTCCTGTTACAAGTATAGAACGCTCTCCTTTTGATGCAGTAAATGCTTCTCCTCCTCAAGGAACTAATCCTACTTCGGGAGGTAAAGGATCAGGAAGAACAACATTACCAGACAGAGGAATTTATAGTTTATTCTCTCCTGCATATACACCTATTGTATATGATACAGGTAATACTGCTAGTGGTTCAGGTTATTTAGATAGTTATATAAAAGCGGCAGAGGATAGTAGGCAGTCTCTTGGAGATTTATCTCGATCTATTCAACCAGGATCACTTGTAGAAGGGCCAGTTGAAGAAGTGCAAAGTGATGAAGACATTAGAGCGCCAAAAGCCGGAGCGCCAATTATAGAGCCAGAGGACGATTACGACTCAGGCGGTGATTAAAAATTGAAGTTAATAAAAATTGAACCTAACTGTGTTGATGTAACATGGCCTCATGTTGTTGAGTTTATAGAAAAACCTTTAAAAAGAACTCAAGGGGAAAAAGATTTAAATGATATCTACAAAGAGTTATTAGGTGATTACTTACAACTTTGGGTAGGTGCAGATGAAGAAGATGGTATCTTAGGAATTTGCATAACACAACTTATTACTTTTCCACAGTATAAAGTTTTAGCAATGCCTTACATTGGAACGAAGTCTCACACACTTCATAAATGGTTTGATTATGGAATGAGTGAAGATTCTCCTATTATTAAGTTTGCAAGAGAACAAGGTGTAAAAAGACTTGAAGGATATGCTAGAGATGGCTGGTTAAAGTTTACACCTAAATATGATTTTAAAAAATATACAACAGTTATTACGAGGGAACTATAGAATGTCTGTAAAAAATATTGTTTCTAAATTATCTACAACTGAAAAGATAGAGTTATATAATTGTTTATATACTGATCTTTCTGGTGAAGGTATAGGAGGAGATACTGAACTAGCTCATGTCAATACTGAAGAAATGCAAGTTCTTCGAGACATGGGTGGGTCTGGTACAATCAATCCAAATACAGGATTAATTCAGTTCATGGGTGGTAGTCCAGGTGGAGGTTCTGCTCCTGCTCCTTCTCAAAGTACTATTCAGAAGGAAACTATTCCTGATGAATTAAAACCATTTGTTACGGATATTCTAGAAAAATCAAAAGCTCTATCAGAGAGAAGAGAAGAAGAAGGCTATGTTCCCTTTGCTGGCCCTCGTATTGCTTCCTTTAGTCCAGAGCAAGAACAAGCATTTGCAGGGGTTCAAAATCTACAAGGAGCAAGTCAACCTTACTTTAGAACAGCAGAAGCTTTAACTGCCTCAAGTGCATTAGCACCTAATGCTGCATCTGTTGGTCAGTTTATGAATCCCTATATTCAAAATGTAATTGACATTCAAAAGAGAGAACTTGAAAGAACAGGTGATGTTGAGAGACAAAGAATAGGACAGAAGGCTGTTGCCGCTGGAGCATTTGGAGGTTCTCGACAAGGGATTTTAGAGGCTGAAGCAAATAGAAATTTACAACAAAGGTTGGGAGATATTCAAGCGAAGGGACAAGCAGCGGCATTTGAAGATGCACAGAATAGACTTGCTCAACAAAGAAACAGAGAGAGAAGTGCTGGATCACAGTTTGGTTCTTTAGCTACGGCTGTTCCAGGCCAAACTATGCGAGAACTAACAGCACTTGAAACTACCGGCGCTCAACGAAGAGGTGTTGGACAACAGGCATTGGATATTGCACAACAAGAATATGAAGTTGCAAGAACTTTTCCTGAAAGAACTCTTCAAGATTATCAATCTATTATTAGAGGTTATTCTGCACCAATTCCTGCTAGTACAGTTAAAAGAGATACAGGAACAACTGCAACTCCATCTGCCTTTCAACAGATAGGAGGTCTTGGTTTAGCTGCTTTAGGTACGGCTGGTGCTTTTGGAGCTTTTAGTAAAAAAGAAGGTGGGCTTGTTGGTCTTGCTAATGGTGGTAAGATTGGTAAATATGCACAGGCTGGCAATGTAGGTAATCCTAGAAATATAGCTGGTAGTCGCCAAACGACTTCTATTTATGGTGATCCTAGTGTAGACCCTTATAAAGGCTATGCAATGCAACCAATTCTTCCAGTTGGTCCAGACCCAGAATCTTTTTTAAGCGCATACCAAAGAACTCAAAAAGATATGGTTGATAGACGATTAGAATCAGCAAGACAGAGAGAAGCTATAAGAGGTAAGATAAACCCATTATTAACACCAACCCAAACTCAAGAGCGTAAAGATTATTTAGAAGCTTTAAAGAATGTTGATTTTGGTAAACGAAGAACTGATCTAACAGAAGCGTATGATAAAGAAAAAGACGATCTTAGTAGAGAAAAATACTTTGCTCTTATCAAGGGAGGTCTTGGTATACTAGGAGCAGACCCTGCTGGTAAGACTCCTCTTCAAGCAGTAGCATCTGGCTTTCTAGATTCAAAAGCATTGAGTGATTTACGAGGTAGTTATAAAGATGAAAGAAAATTATTAAGAGAAAAGAGAAAAAACTTACAAGGTATTAAAGATAAAGAGTTAGCTAACTTAGCCGGAATATCTAATATCACAGAAGCTCAAGCTAAACAAGTGAGGCAGGGTAAGATAGCTGGATTAAATCTACAGATAGATAGTACTGGTGATAAAGATCGTTTAGCCAAAACAGTGGATGAGGCAAGTACTAGAGTTGCTAATGTTGCTCTCAAAATACATGAACAGCAAGCAGATAGATTGACGGCTGGGGCGAAAGCTGCTGCTAAAGCACATGATAATAAGAATAAAAGTAAACGGGACAGAAGAAAGTTTGTTATTGGACAGGTTGCCCCAAAAATGGTTTCGGGTCTTCCCTTTATGCTGCCTATTGCAAATGATCAGGGAAGGGTTATAGGAACCAGAATCAATAAAGGTCAACTGAAAGTTTATGCAACTGACAACGAACAAGACGCAGCAACTATAGAACAGAATATTGCAACTGTTCAAGCTTTAATGGGTGATGCTGCAGCAAAAAGAGATTCTTCGGTTGCGGTAATCTTTGCTGGTAAAGTATTAAATGATCCTATATTATTAGGTAGTAAAGAAAAAATAATAGCAGAATATACAAGGCTAATGGGCGAGAAACCTCCTAGTCTAATGCCTACCCCGCCTACTGGTTCTAACATAGTACCCACTTCCACTCGATAGATTATTAAATAGGAATATTAAATGTCTGAAATAACCTATAATCCAGATAATGGAGAGGGACATAGGTTGGAAGGTAAAGAATACATTCCAACTGAAAAAGCAGTAAATCCTGATACAGGACAGGTGTATTTATATAACGGAGCGGAATGGAAAGAAGTTCCTTCTAATATGCTTAAACCTAAAGAAGAACCTGAAGCTCCTTCTGTAGATGTAAAAGAACCTGAAGTTCCTTTAATAAAAGCAAATCCTATAAAAGTTCCTCCTCAAGAACTTATTTCAGCAGTAGATCAATCTATATCTACTCCTGTTGAAACGGCTCCCCCTGTCCAGGCTACTCCTCCTGTTGAGGCTACTCCTCCTGTTGAGGCTACCTCTGTGCCAATAGAAGGTGCTGGAGTTTCTTCAGAAGTAGAAACGCCTAATGAATTTGGAATTATATTTTCAGAGTCAATTAAATCTGGAGAAGGTTCAGTAGAAGGAGTCTCTACTCCAGAGCAGACAGAAAATAAACCACTTGAGGTTGCAGGTAAAGCAGGAACTGAATTACTAAAAAAATTACAGGACAAAGCTAAGAAAGACCCAGCATCTCTTACAATACCTGAAAGAAAACTTTTAGCTATTTATATGAATGTATATGGACAAGGACAAGCGGCAAGAATTTTCGGCAAAGCAGCTTTGGAAATAGGGAAAACACCCGGTGAAATAGCAATGTCTGTAATAACAATTACAGATCCAGCAACAGCTAAACTACTAAAAGAATCTCCTTTTGGTAAAGCGGTGGCAAAAGTTAATGAAATATTAGAACCTAATTTAAACGATGAAGAGAAAATGGTTAGCGAGTTAATAGCTTTAGCTTCTATAGCTGGCATAGGCGCAAAACTTGCTAGAAAAGGACTTGCTTATATAGCAAAGCGTAGAGGAAAAGATTTTTCTAAAAGAGTAGAAAGATTAGTAAAAGCTAGTGGTGCAAACGTAGGGGTGGTTCAAGGCTTTGTACAAATTACAGATTTTAACGAAGGACAACAAGGGCTACTTATTGACTTTGCAACCAATGCTGATCTAGGATTGGTAGACAGTTTACCTGAATCTGTAGTAGAGGAAATTAAAAAGTTTAGAGTAAATCCAAATTCAACTACTAGAAAAGACGAACTTCTTAAATATTTTGGAGCGATAGCAGACACTGCTGTTGGTGCAGCGGCATTTAAAACAATAGGAGTTGGAGCTAAAAAACTTTTTACGACGCAAAATATTGCTAGATTAAAAACTGGGGCAGGAAACTTATTTCGTCCATTAAAAGATCCGATTGCTAAAATAAATACCGCTGCAGGAAAACTATTACGGTCTGATGCTAATCTTTCGCAAGATTTAGCGGATGCTGCAAGAAAAAGAACTAGGTCAAAGGCTGGTTCTGAAATTGAAATTAAAAAACAGATAAAAGATTTAGAACGATCAATTAAAGATAGTGATGTTGATGAAGATATTTTAAATGAATATATAAATTCTGGCGCTAAAAATAGACAATCATTTGTCGAAAGGGGTATCCCTGATACTGTATTAGATCAAGTAGATAATATTAAAAAACAAATTAATAGTAATGAAACATTAATTAATACTCAATTAGGATTAACAGGTAATGCAAAAATTGGAGTTAATAGAGATCGAAACGGTTTCTACTTATCTAGAACTTTTCAATCTGCTAATAATCCTAAATATTATGCTGAAATTAAAAAGGCACTTCTAGATAAATCTCCTGATCCTGTTTTTCTTACGAAGGTAGAGAACGCAAGATCATATTTAAAAAAGCAGGGAGTTGATTCTGCTGATGTTGATAGTGTTATTACTAACATGGTTTATAGATTGTCTAAAGAGGATAGACCTCTGATAGATAAAATATTTAGTGGGACTGCACAACAGGGATATCGTCCCGCAACTATAAAAGTTTTAAGAAAAAAACAAGACTTAGATGATTCTGTATTAGATTTGCTTGGTCAAAATAAATCTGGTAAACAAAATCTTGCTACTAGTTTAATTCAACAGAATAAATTAATAGCAGAATTAAAATATTTAAAAGATGTAGAAAAATTTGCTAGAGAAAATGTAGGAAAAGAAGTAGATTTAAAAGGTTTCTTTCCTATATTACCATCAGTAAAAACAACCTTTCAAAAAGGTTCTGCTCCAAATATTGAATTTGGTTTAGAGCAAGTTGCTAAAGATTCAATTGGAAAATTTGGAGGTGACTCAAGGCAAATACTAAAAGATATCTACACAAGTCCTGAGATGGGTAGGGCTATTAATCAAGGTCTTGAGTTATTTAATAGCTCTGGTAGAATTAGAAGTATTTGGGTTAATGCTGCATCACTAGCACAGGCAAAAGAGACTTTGCTTGATCTACCTGCGTATGCACTAAACCTTATTGGTGGCACTCAAAGTCTTATTGCAAATGGTCACTTCTTAAATCCGATTGCTTATAAAGCAGCAGTAAAAGAAATAGGAACTTTAGGAAATCAGCTTACTTTAAAAAATCCTGTAGCTGTTGCAAAATTAGCAAAGCTAAGAAGGCTTGGTGTTATTGAGCAAGATGTTACTGGAGAACTAATAAAGGCTGGTGCTTCTCAAATGCAAAATGCCACTGGCACAGTAAGCAAAGCTTATCGAAAAACAATGAGTAAGCTAGGTTCTTTGTATGGTCAACCTGATGCCTATCTAAAATTAGTTGCTTATGAAAGTGAAAGAGCAGCTTTAAAAAAGATATTTAAAGAAGGACCAACAATAAGTAATATTATGAAAGAGCGTAGTATTAAACGTAAGGCAGCTAAAAAAATATATGATAATGATTTAGATGAAAGAGCTGCTAGATATGTTAGAGAGACTATGCCTACATATGGCGATGCTGCTCCACTAGCTAGAGAAATAGCCAAGACTCCTTTGATAGGTAACTATGTATTGTTTCCCAGTGAGGTAATAAGAAATACTAAAAATATTTTAAAGACTAGTGTGAAAGACATAGTGGAGGGAACGAAAACAGGAAACCCTGCATTGATTGCACATGGGGCAAGAAGATTCGCAGGTGCCGGAGTTGTTGCTGGTGGTTGGGATATGGTTGCTAGTCAAAATGAAGATGCTTATCAAATAACAGAAGCTAATAAAAAGTTTGTAAATGCTGTATCTCCAGATTGGACAAAGGGTGCGAAACAGTTTTGGCTTCAACCATTTGTTAAAGATAACAATCAAGCAGACCCTAGAATAACATCTAGGTATATTGGCTCTACATCTGCTGATACTTTTGATGTACTTAAATCACCTCTTCGTTTGCTTCAAGCTAAGTTAATGAAGAATGGATTTGTTTCTGACTCTGAAATAGATGATGCTGTAGGTAATGCAACAAAGGGACTTGCTGGTGCATATCTATCTCCTAAGTTTTTAACAGAAGCATTAGTTAATGTTGTAAGCGGAACAAATCTGAAAACAGGTAAACCAATTTACGATGATGCAGTAGGTGTCACAACTAAAGATAAAGTTATATCAGCATTAACGGAGATTGGAAAATTTTTAGAGCCAGGAACTATTAAAGCTATTAGACAATATGCGGAGTCTGTAAGTTCAGAAGAACTCTTAGGAGAAGGACAGGGGCAAAGAGCTTCTGGCTTTCCATTAAGTTCTACGGATTTAAAATTTTATGTTAAGACAGGTATTCGACCAATAACCGTAGACGTACAAAAGTCTATGGGTTATGACATGTCTAGTAGATTAAAAGCTATAGCTAAAACAAAAGATAATTTTTTAGCTGATGTAAGAAAACTTCCTAGAAGAGAAATAACTAATGAAGATATAGACCAGCTTTTAAAAAGCTATAAAAATTTACAAGACCGTAAATATAAAGGTATGCAAAAATTTACAAAGAGACTTAATGAATTTAAAAATGTTGAATACTATGAAATACCAAAAGGTAAATCTGAAGCTGATTTAACTAAGCCAAAAATATTAGGTATAAGTGGAGTTTTAGAAGCAGCTACAAATAAGTTCTGGTATACTGCTAACGACGAATTAATTTTACCATTAATTGCAGATGTCGCAAGCAGTGTAGAAAGTGGTGTGTTTATGCCTGATAATTTAATTGGGGATATGAGTATATTTAAAGCTTTAGAAGATAGACAGGTTAGCCCTGAACTATCTAGTAAATTACAAGATGGGTTAACTAATATATTTGTAGAATATATTCAGAAGCCTTTGGTAGAGGTAGAGAAATAATGGAACTAGATGCAAGGATGGCGATCCAGATTGGGGCAGTCATAGCTTCATTAGCTGGTGCATGGGGATTGGTTCGCAATCAAGTGTCATCTCTAAAACAAAGACAAGACGAACAAAGAAAATATTTTGATGAATTAAACAGAAAGTTTGATGGTGTTAAAAATGTTGTTGCAGTTTTACAACAACAGATAGAAGTCTTGTCTAATATTTTAAGTCCGAGTAATTTAGAGGGGCAAAATAAATGGAGAGGTTTTGTTTCTGAAAGATTGAAAAAAACAGAATCTGAAATTACAGCATTACAAAAAATGCATAATGGCCGCCACCCTTTTGTAGAGAAGTAGAATGACAGTCACTGTATTTGTAATATACCTTACTCTTATTGCAATATCTTATGTTGGAGGTGTAGCAGTTGGATGGCATCTAAAGAAATCACTGGTCCCTCCTGTAAGAAAACAACCTCAACCTAAAAAAAGGAACGGTCCCAACCGTCGTAGAGGAAGATAGGTCTTATTTTTTAGTAAATGCTCTGTAAGACCGTATAAGGATCACTGGTAAACTTAGGGTTCTTCCTGGTGGGTAGGTAGCCGAGACTGTCTTCACCCCTACTCAATGGTCAACGTAGGGGCTTATTTTTTACTGCTAGTCGAATTTACAGCGTTTAACCATATCTTCTACTTGTTCCTTTCCAAGAACCTCAAAGGTTGAAACAATAAGAGTAATCAACTCTTCTTTACTAACATTCTTTCCATCTTCAACTTTATTACCTCTGACTCTAGATAAAAGTTCTAGAGCTTTGATGGCGCTGTTCACATGACCATTGGTTTTAGCAAAGGTATATTGATCTTCAATCTCAGCTACAACATCCACACTAGTTTTTAATTCTCTAGATAGCTCTTCTATTCTTTCTACGATAAAGTCATTTTGTAATAAACGATAGCCTTGATTGTAAGCTGACCTATCAGAATACCCTGCACTCTTTGCTGCATCAGTAGCATTATTATTTAGTACATATGACTGTGCAAACTTCTCTTGCTTTTCTGTTAGCATTATAAAGAAAGAACCTCTTTGTATGTGCGTAACTTATGAGTATCAGATATTTCCCAGAGCTTAGAAACAAGTGTACCAGTTCCATGAAAGTTTATACTAAGGTTTACATCTTCCTTCTCGAATAACTTCTCGCAGTCTTGTGCCATTGCCAGGAGTTCTCCGGTAGTCCAGAAGCTCTCATTCCCTACACCTACCTTTAGATACTTTGGCTTACCCTCATCCGTTGTTTCTTTCTGTTCTTTTTTAGAAGGTTCAGGAAAGGAACAGTCATATCCAAAGAGATGGAACTCTCTAAAGCCTAGAGTATGCATGATGCCAATTGATCGCATGGCTGCACAAGTACCACCGATAATCATCGTAGCTCCTTCTTTGATACCTAACTTCTCGTCAATTTTTACGGCATCGTTCTTAACTTGATCTTTAATATTTTCTTGTAGTGCGTTGGTATATGCATGCCACCCTACAATGTTTTTTGTTTTCTTTCGCAGTAAGTCTATAACAGAAGGATCAGTCATAGATGCTGCCATAAATAAAGTACTATCATCAATCTTTTTAAACAAATCTTTTCGGACAACTCCATGAGTACTTGTTCCTGTAATTGGACGAGGGTCTAGAATGACACATCCAAAAGGTTTAATGTCATTTTTCAATAACTCTGGATAAGAATGCTTAACACAAATAACTTTAGCTCTTTTCTTTCCGACCTTTCTAATTGTACGTTTTACCTCTTTCCAATCAGTGCTGCCTCCACCAGAAATAATAATAGCAACTTCTGAATGAGGCTTTGCTTTTGTAACCCATGTATCAATAACAGAAGTATTCTTTTTAACATTTTTAAGAATGTCTTCTTTAGGCATACAATCTCTAGGCTGTACAATAATAGGTGATCGGCCAAGAGTTTCTGGAATATCTTCAAGGGTATCATCCGTTAGAACTACAGCTAGGTGAGTGATACCTCCTTCGATAATTCTATCAGCAGATGGTAACACTTTCTTTCGGTGATCAATCTTTTCGATCAGTTTATTAACACCATAAAATTCTTTGCCTGGATCATTTCCTTTTTCATCTTTGGAAATATAATCATCGAAGACAACAACCTTACTTTCTTTTAACATCTCATAATCATGGGTTACAGTTTCTTCAGAGTGACCCCCATCGATGTAAGCAAAGTCAACTTTCTTTTCTTGAAGTGTATCTTTTGTATCTCCCTTAAACAATTCGAAGTTAAACTTACGACCAGCATTTTTACAGTTCTCTTGATACTCTTTAAGTCTTGCGTTTACTGCAGCGAAAAAATTATGTTGTTTGCTGTTCAGTTCTTTCTCATCGATCTCTGTGGTAGCATCCTCAAAGAGATCATAACCATAATAAGTTACTTCATATGAAGATTTAAATGCAGCCTCTGACATTTGAATAGCTCGACCACCGTTCCATGTACCTGTTTCAGCAATAGTACTAGGTTGGTAAAGCTCTACTAATTCAATTAACTTAGCATATCTTTGAGGTCCATTAACATCTGGGGCTACGCCTTGAGAAGAAGCTTTCTTTCTACTACCTTTAAAATGTTTTACATAACTACTAAGAGGAAATAAATCAAAGGCTTGTTCACCTTTTACTTGTGACTTTATATCTTTTGATCCGGTCCAATCATGGAACTTTAAGCCATGAGCTTTATAGATAATTAAAAGTCGTTCAAACAGAAACCCGTCATGCCATTCTCTATAATTAAAAACTTCTCCTGTTAGATAAGCGCCAATAAAGTCACCAATAAATTCTAGAGCTGTGTCGCTATTTAAATTAAAACCAATAAAAGAAGTTTCACTATAGGTAAAATGTTTTCTTCCTAGATGTACTAGATTAACTTTCTCTGGTAAGGATTTAAGAAGGGCTTTCTTTGATAGATTTTTTTCTGTAACCGTATCAGCATCCATCCATACTAACCAGCCAGGATCATGATCACCCTCTGCCTCGTCACTATCGCTCTTTAAATTAAACGCACAGTCAGCAATAGCAAATACTTTATGACTAAACTTAATACCATCCATACGCCAGTTATAACCCTGACTATCCTTACCTGTACCATTAAAATCTTTGTAGGTATTTCTGAATTGGTGTAGTTCTTCTAGATCATTTAAATTTCTAAACTCAATATGGTCACACTCTGGTATGTCTTTAGAATTAATATCAAAGTCATGGTAGTAAGCAACAAGCTTGATGGACGGTTCCCAATATTTTGCAGCAGACTTAATCATTCTCTCGGCATAGGTTTCCCAGCCATCCTCCGAAAAGGATGTTACCACCGTCACTTTATTTTTGTTACTCATAAGTTTTATTCCACTTCATTGTTTTTGTTTTTCCTAACACCTCTTCTATTGAAAGAGAATCTCTAAAGTTAGTCCACTCTAATGCATACTTAGCATCGATTGATCTCTTAGGTTTCCACTTAGGAAACCAAGGTCCACCAGTAGTGAAGTGTACGTTCTTTGCTTCTATCTCTTCTGGAGAATGACCATCTAACCAGTTCCATTCTTCAGGGATATCTCCAATTAGATCATCCGATAACCACTGAAAGTTATGTAAATAATAACCTGACTTTAAATTAACATCGTCAATTGTTAAATCTTTGTGGGCTTCATGCTCACAATTCCATAGCACAAAGCTAGACCAATTCTTTCGATTGTATCTAGTCTGAACTTGATTATCCATTTTATAATCATCTGATGGATTGTAGTTATGCTTGACACACCAGACGGCTTTGTCTTCTCTAGAAGCATACTTAAAGACTTCCATTATGTCAGTCCGTACCATCATATCAGAATCCATAAAAAGAGCAAGTCCTTTTAGATTATTAACAAATGGAATTAAAAATCTTGTGAAAGAGAACTCAGTTGAAAAAGGTTTATTATCTTGCCAATCAATTTTAACAGAACCGTTATCAGTTTTTTGAATTTGAAATGATCTACGATATAAATTAATACGCCGTAATGTTTCTTGATCTAAAGGGACTACTCTAACAGGTTGGGAAGAGGTATCAATAATTGATTCTTTTAAAATTTGAAAAGCATCATCTTCTTTTTTATCGTAGCCAATATAAACTGTTGGAATGTCATTCATATTCCCTGCCCCCTGTATTTTTTACCATGTAATCTTTTTGTATTTTTATTTTTAGGTCTTGAATTAGTGGAAGAACCGATAGAAGTTCTCATATGTCTGGTTGTATTTACCTTTGTTGATAGTCCAATTGACTTTCTAGCCGCCATTATAACTCCTGCATTCTTTTAATATCATACATTATATTCACACTTTTATATTTGTGTCAAGATTTTATCTGGCACTCTCGGCAGGACTCGAACCTGCAACCTACAGATTAGAAATCTGTTGCTCTGTCCAGTTGAGCTACGAGAGTTAGGATAATATCTAAACTCCGCAAGTACCTCCCGCTCCAGAAATCTCACAAATGTCATGCGCTTGAATATTCTCTTCAAACTCTTCACCTAATTTAGCTACCGCTTCTTTATAAGGAACACATGTTAATGGTTGTCCTCCTCTACTACCATCAGGGTAGCAGGTAAATCCTCTAAGACGGTGTGCATATTTTGCAAGAGTGTTAGCGAAGGGAACTACAAGGTCTTCATTATTATCTTTTGATCCCCAAGCTGGTAGATTAATTGTACTGGAGATAGACATATCTACATACTCTTGAATGTTAGCTTGAAAAGAAAGTCTACGCTCATAATCTGTAGCTAAATCTATAGCTGACTCAATATCATCTGGGTTAGCCCCATACAATTCGATCATCTCTTGTGCCGCACTATCTATAACATATTGATAATGCCATCTACGATTCTTTAGATATCGTCGCTTATATGCTACAGCAAAGATAGGCTCTACTCCTGTAGATGTTCCAGCAATAATTCCTATAGTACCTGTTGGAGCTACTGCTCGTTTAGCTACGGGACGAGATACTCCTATCTCATCAGCAAAAGAATCTGAAACTCTATCAGACTCTGACTTATAAATCTTGAGCCAACGATGCATCTCTTCTGTTGTCTCGTATCGACTACCTCTCTGAATCAACCATTCATGTAAACCCATCAAGCCTAGTCCAAGCCTACGATTTTTCTCTCTTGTCTTGTGAACTTTATCATAAGGAAGCTGCGCTCTTAAAGTTCCACAGATAAGAAACTTAGTAGCTAGTTCTACTACATTTCGTAGCTGAGAAACATCAGCAATCCTAGCAAAGTTAAGGCTTCCCAGATTACAAACATCTGAGTCATCTCCGCCATCCGAAGCATTACGATTGTTGGCAGTAACTTCTGTACAAGCATTTCGTAAAGTTTCATTCTCTTTCTCAAAAAAGTTAAAACTAAATCCAGGTTCAGCAGTGGAGAGTGCTTGTCGTACATTATTTAAAAAGACATCTCCCACATCCCCTGTGTTCCAATAGTTTAAAAGCCATTCGGTATCATAGTTAACACTTATATTTGTCATGTCTAAAGGTGCAGGGAAATTAAAGTCATCTTGTTTTACATCAAACAAAGACTGTCCCGTAGTTCCGATAGGCATATCTTTCCAGTTCTTAGACAAAAGAAACTTGTCTATATCTTCATGCTTCCAATTCAAACTGGCATAAATAGCAGAGCGACGACTACCACCCTGCATAACCCTTCGGCCAATCTCATTGATCATCTGCATCTTAGGTAGAGGACCACTAGCAATGCCTCCAGTACCACCTAGCTCCTTACCTTCTGCTCTATACACAGAATAATCAGCACCAATACCACCGCCTGTCATTAGACAAGACTCTGCCTTCCAAGATAGGTTAGCCCAATCCTCTCTTGTATCTTCTTCGCAATCTAAAAGATAACAGTTATTAAAAAACTTAGACGGGCGACCAGCGTAATATAAATATCTACCGCCAGGAATAAACCGAAGCTCCGAGATGTGACTGATCAACTCATCCTTCTCTGACTTACGCAACTGATCCTGGCACACATCCTCAACCAGGGTAGCTGCTAACTCATGCATAGTCTCTGCATCTTTATGTGCGTACTTTGCGTAAAAGATATCTTCAGAAAACTTTGATCTAAACTGTGGATTTTTATTAGACTTAAACATGCTAGTCCCTTTTCTCTCTGGAATATTCAAACTCTAAAATCATTTCAGCATACTGAATAATCTTTTTAATATCTTCTGCTCGACCCTTACTTTTATGTCTTGTTATATACTTAACAATATTTCCTTCAAAAAAACTAAGGTTATTAGCAGAGATATACTCTGCCGGTTGTATCATACAGTGGCTATAGTGATCTCCTCCTATTTGAGTTTGAAGACTTTTATCAATCGTATCTTGAAGCTTATTCATTTGGCACCTCCTAATTATCATGTAAAAGAAAACTCATGTGCTTTCTAAGTTTACTTTTGTTTTCACTCTCTAAAATTCTAATTGCAAAGCTTCGCACCCTTACAGGATTTACACTTGCAAGGTCACATACCGTTTCAAAATTATCAATAACTGAAACAACAGAAGAGAAGAACCAAACAGTGGCCTCCTCTTTTTCTTTAGAAGATTTATCATTACAAACATCTATCAATGCTTGAACGATCACACCATTAAACAATGCGGTGTGTGGGTCTTTAGATTTATCTATTAACCGATCATCTAAAATATCCTCGAACTCTTCATCCGTGTAATTTAAAAAAATATCTTGCATCTACTATAGCCAATGGATTTTTATTGTTCTTCTTTATAATTAATAGGGGTTCATTCTTACCAGAGTTATCTTCTGACTGTTCATACGATTTCCATATGTTTAGTTTTTCTTGATTCTTACATTCAATAGAGTAAGGAAACTTCTGTCGAGCAGCTTTCGCCATGATCAAATCTTCTCCTCCAGCCCCCATACTCCTACTCTCTATATCTTCGTCTGATATATCTAAAACTTTTATTAACTGATCTCTAACCCATTGTTGTAAACGTCTTCCTTTAGCTTTAGCGCTTTGGGTTTTCATTTCAACTCCTCGACTTTCGGCTCAAGTTGAACTTCTGTAAGATAGGCGATACCGTTATTATAATTAAATTTACGAATCCCAACACCGGCATTACAATCTTCCCAACAAGAATATTTAAAAGCGCAAAAGCGGCAAGCGGTACAAAGCTGACGATTGCCAGACTTGCCATAAGGAACATCATCATAGCATCTAGGAGGCTTCTTATCTTCTTTAAGATAACTTTTGATAGTTTCGATTTTTGTTTTAACATCATGTAACTCCATTGGATGCACTTCAAGCAGTGCTAACTCTCCTGACGATTTGTCTATCGCAAGGAATCCACCATTCGTATCTCCCTCTCCTTTGAGATAACCAGATAGCTGGCTTATATATCCAAAGGGATCGTCATCATATAGAGTTTTTTCTTTAAACTTTTTAAACCCATACGGTGACGCACTCTTTACATCAATGGTAACACCATCAATACGACAATCTTTATGTCCTACAACACCCTCAACAATAACTTCTTTCTGTTGTTCAGTTACCTCATGGCCGGAAGCATAGCATAAAAATAAAACTATATCTTCTAAAATATGACCATATAAAAATCTGATTTGATCGTGAGGTTTCATCTCATCAACTCTCGGTGAGTCTTTTAAATCATACCAGAGTTGTCGTAAAGGTTTACCTATATTAGAAATTCTTAGATATGGTTTTCGATTAGATCGATCTTCCTTAATTGCATTAACGAGATGACCTGCAATATTCTTACCTGCTTCCTCTGCAAATTCTTGAAGGTCTTGATCAGATCGGGGTGAACCTTTTCCATCTTGTAAAACAGTATAGATATCTTTAATAAGCGAGGATAATTTTTTCATAATGAAAGTAGGGAGAAGGAGATTTTACTCTCCCCCTCCCACTCCTTTTGGTTACGCAGGAAACGGTACATCATCGGAGGCAGGTGCAACATAACCTCCTTTAATGGTATCAAAAGAATCAATCTGTGGTTTGTACTCAACCAAATCAACTACTTGGATAGCACAGAGATCACCACCTCGACCCTTTCGATTACCCCACGCCCAATCATAAGGCCGGAACTTAACTGTAACCAGTGATCCATTCCCTATGTAGGTATCATCCATAGGCGAATTTTGAGAATCGACCACTGAAGGTCTTTGATTAAGAACCCCATCCTTACGCATCACTTTTCTTTTTAACTTAACAAAGTCTCCTTTTTCATCTCCGACATTTTTAATCTCAAGACCGGACTCTTCAAAGATAGCTTTAGCTTCTCCCTCTAGTTGTGCAAGAGTACATTCCCACACACCACTTTCTTCGAACTTAGTATTAGGTGCGACAATAGAAGTCCAATACGCAACACCTGTTGCATACATATAATTGTCAGCGCTTTGTGCTTCTGTTTTTTCGGTAGCCATAATTTAATTTCTCCTTAATGTACGTTAATATAATTTTAATTTAAGCTGCCGCCTGAAGGAGGCGATAGCGGGTATAGTGAGAGCCATCATCAGTTTTAGCTTTGATAGTCTCAATGTTATGACCTCGATCTCGTAGGTCAGAGATAGTAGCAGTCAGGTTCTCACACCAGCCATGTTGAATAGCCGTCTTACGAGTTACTCGCATACGTTTCTTCAAAGCGGTTAGGGTTTTTTTCTGACAGTCCTTCATAGAATTTTCTCCTTTAAGTTAAAAAGATTACACACTTTACTCCACATAAAAATATGTGTCAACAATTTAATGTGTATCAGCCCAGTTTTTTCCAACTTTATATTCGGAATCTAATGGACATCTAAACGAATATATTTCTTCTACCTCCTTTATTGCAGTTTTAGTTATCTTACCGAACTCTTCACAGTCTTTATTGTGTACCTCAAATTGGTACTCATCGTGAATACTAGCTACAAGTTTTACATCTAGTCCTTTTCTTTTGTATGCCTCATTAATCTGAACAAGCCACTGCTTACATATAACAGCACCAGCTCCCTGTATTAAAGTATTTAAAGCAGCATGAGGAGATCGAACCTGTAGGGTTCTACCATCTAGTCCAGGTATGACTCCATTCTTTTCTACAGTTTGATTTAAATTATTTTTAAGAGAGGAAAACTTAGGCATATTTTTCATAAACTTAGATATTAATTCCTCTCCCTCTCTTGCGGTGCCACCTACAATTTTACCAATCTTTGCAGCACCTGCTCCATACATTAATGCATAGATAAATGTTTTCGCCTGATCTCTATTATCAAGACCGGCCATCTTCTGGTTGGCTGTATGTACATCACCTTCTAATATTTCTTTAATAAAGATAGGATCATCCATCATATGTGCTAGACCTCTAAGCTCTAGACCTGATGCGTCTGTACCTATTAGGGAATAATTATCAGGATCAGATACGCCCCACATTCCTCGACACTCCTTCCCCATAGGAGAATAAACAGCGGGAACTTGAGCCATGTTTGGAGAGGTGTGAGCCATCCTACCTGTAACAGTCCTGAGAGTTAGAACTCTCCCATGAACTCTACTTGAAGAATCAGAAGCTTCGATCCAAGATTTAACTTGAGAGTATCTCTTACCTAACAAAAGGTATTCAGATATTTTCTTTGCCTCTGGCAAATCAATTGTCTCTAAGACTGCCTCATCTACAATTATATTTCCTTTGTCTGTTTTCTTTTCTGGCTTCCATCCAAGCCCTTGTAATCTATCTGCTATTTGCTTTCGAGATGCAGGATTAAATGGAGTTACAATATCAGCAAGAGGTTTGCCTGATCTTTTATGTGTTCTGCCAGAGATGACATGGGGTGGAAATATATTTTGTAATTCATTCTCAATGGTGTCCATCTTATCTTCAACAGAGGACACAAACGTAGTAGACTTTTGTAAGTCTAAATAAAACCCATTACGCTCCTGCTCATCAATAATACTTTTTATCTTATGCTCAAGTTGAATTGATCTAGCAGAGAATATATTTTGTTGTTGTTTAAAATATTTATATAAAGAGTATGTTACATTAACATCTTGTTTACAATAGTCCAGCATATCTTCAGAGAAATTACTGAAGCTTTCAACCTCACCTTTATGGATTCCTAATCTAACGCCCCAAGATTTTAAGCTATGACCGTTATCTATTATTGGATTATAAAGTTGTGATAAGATCATTGTGTCTATGATCCTATCATATTGAATGTCAGTTCCGGTAAGCCTGTTAAGTACAGGAGCATCAAAAGATATACCATTATGCATCACAAATTGCGACACACTTTTAGCAAAATTAGGAAACTTAATGTAACACTCATCTCCTACAAAGGTATATGGCTTTTTACTTTCAATATCATAAGCAACAATACAATGAATTTTTGTTGCATCAATAGCATCTGTTTCTATGTCAAGAACTACACTCATAACTATACCTAACCTCCGTAAGTGAAATCCTTATTTAATTTTTAAAAGCTTTGCTTTCTTTAAAGGAATGACAAAGAAGTATTCTCCCTTGCTAACATACTTGTTTGATATCTCCTCTAAAGGAGAAGAGTCTACTACATCAGAAGAAATTTTCCAAGCTTGTTTATATTCCTTATTAAAAATAATAAAGCTTAGTGATGCCTCATTATTTTTTGCCAATGCAATCAACCTCTTCTTTCTTTCAGGAAGACGTACATCTTCCCAAGACTCAGGCCAATCTCCAGACCATACAAGCTTTGTTTCTACTTCTGTATAGTACAGCTTACCAGCTTTCTCACTAACAATATCAGGCCCATAAGTTTCTGTCTTATCTAAAATCTTATGACCTTCTGACTTTAGATATGCTACTCCCTTTTTGATACCTTTATTATTAGTTTCATTATATAAATCTTGACTAAACCTTTTTCTGACACTGGCTATGGGACTAATCCTATTTACTCGATAAGTCAAAATGCTTCTCCTTCTTCTTCTTCTCTAACTTCGAATGGATTGGATATCTCGGTTAAACGTCCTGTCTCTTTATCATAGAAAAGATATGTTGATGGACCTACCTCACCACTATATCTATTTTTAAGAACCCTAACAAGTGTTGTATTAGCAAGAGTCTCATCTGTCTCTTGTTGATTTCTTTCCAAGGCGTATACCATGTCTGATAATTGAGCTATGCTATGGCTACCCCTAAGATGGGCAAGGCTAACCTCTCCACCTTCTTCGTGGGACTTTGAAGAGTTTGCTCGACGTAGGTGAGACACAAGGTTTAAAGATATACCTGTCTCCTCAACCAAGCTTCTTAGCTTAGTCATCAGAACATCTATACCTCTCCTCTCATCCCCATCTTCTTGACCAGACACAAGGATAGACAAGTGATCTAAGAATATCCATTTACAGTCTAAAGCTTTTGCCATATACCGGATTCTAGACAGTATCTCATCGTTAGATATAGAACCAAAATGGTCAAAAGCGAAAAATCTCCCTGTCCCAATAGTCTTCTCCTCCCAACGAGTCATCTGTTCTCTGGTAAATTGATCTCTAATTTCTTTAATATATAATCTTTGGTTAGCTTCCACTGCCATCAAGTTGAAGGCCGTCTTCTTAGTGTTCTCCTCAAGCGCAAGGATACCTATATTATCTTTAGTATGATGTAGAAAATAATGCATAAGTTCCCTTAACACAGAACTCTTACCCATACCAGAACCCGAAGTCCAGGTCACAAGCTCTCCAGTTCTACAGCCAAAAGTCTTTTCATTTAAAGAAGGCCAAGGATAGGCAACACTCTCACAGAAATCTTCTTCATAGAGAGAGTCTCCTAGCTGACCTAAATTAATAATGCCAGCGGGTGTGTAGGGTTCAGCGTTCCACCAAGCTTTAGTAAATTCTTCTCGGCAACCAGCCTTCAAATAATCTGAAGCATCTTTAAATGTTGTAAGCTTTACAATTCTACATTTATTAGGCTCGAATAAAGCTGCAACCTTGTTCGCTGCCTCCCTTCCAGCTTTGTCTTTATCAAAACATAAAACAACAGTATCAAATGAATTAAGATAATCCATATTCTTTTGACAATCAGATAGCGCTGTAGTGGAAGACCTTACAGAAACACAAGGCCACTGACTACCAAACATTTGGTATGTTGATGCAGCGTCCAACTCTCCCTCGGTAATCGTAACGTATTTACCTCTAGCAGGAAAGTTTTTCTGTCCGAACAAAGATGCGTTAGCGATGTTACCTTCAGTAGGAAAGGTTTTGTTTGCGACAACTCGAAACTTATTGGCTACATGAGAACCATCAGTATTATAATAAGGATACACATGTTTAATAATATTTCCACTTTCATCCTTAACAACAGAAATGCCGTAGGCTTTACAAGTGGCGGCAGTGAGTTTGCGGTCTGGAATATCTTGATAGTTTTTATCTTCAGTCATGTTTTTAGAGTAAACTTTAAGGTTAGTATTAGAGGGTTTAACTTGTTCCTGATCTTGCATACTAGAATCCTTTGAATATGTTTTACAAACAAAGCAAAAAGCACTACCATCATCATACAAGGCATTACCGTCTGACGATCCGCACTCATCACAATTAACATGCTTTACAAACTTAGCATCTTTCTTCATGTATTTCTCCTTATAATTAAATAACCTACAGTTCGTAAGAACTTACTGTAGGTTTTTTAATTAGTTCTGGAATTTTAAAATCTTATCTGGTACTTACAATTGCATAACTGTTAGGCCCAGCCTTTAAAGCAACAAGAAGTGATTTTCTGTCGTTGATAAAAGCCTCTGCCTCCTTTCTATTTTCAAAGGAGATGTTTGTTTTTTTACCATCAAAACATATTTTATATGTTCTTCGCTTCATCTCTATCTCCTAGTGTTTTAATCAATGGAAATATTATACTCAATTTTTGTAAACATTCAAGCGCTATTTCTCTATGTTCTTTTTGAGTAGCCTTATCTGTGCGTAGTTGAATGTAATGTATCCATGATCGTAAGGTTCCATTCATATACATACGAGACATCGTTAAGCCTTCCGGCAGGATAGCTCTCGCCTGTTCTTTGGCTATACCTTTTTTAATAGCCCATTCATACTCTTTTTTCACAGCCCAGAGAACTCTTTTCTGCGCCCATTCCCATTCTATTCTAAGCAGGTCATCATCTACCTCAACAGAGTTTTGCCTATTGGTACGGTCTTGAAGCCTTGCTTCTCTTGTTACAAAGTTTAATTCTTTTACGGGATCAGCATATCTTTGACTAAACTCTTGAAAAGAAAAAGATCTATGCCGTAGTATTTGTCGTGCGATATCTCTTGTTGTCTCTATCTCAAGACAAACATTAACCATCTCAAACGGTGACCAGTGTTGATGTTTTATTAAATAACTTAATAATTTTTCACCAGTCTCAGAGTTATCTTGATTGTTAGGGTTAGAAACCCTAGCACAGAATGTTATAAGTTTTTGAAAATTTAAATGAGCGGGTAAATACTCAGAATTTAATTCTAATTTTGCAGGGTTTGTATAAGATATTAAAGATACACTCATTGGTCCTCTGCATTATCTAATAAGTTATCAACAAAATATTTTCTATCAGCCATCAATTCGTCTGCTTCTCTTTTAGATAAGCTTCTAGCCTCTCTTAAAGAATATCCTTCTCGTTGATACTCTCTTGTAAGTTTCTTAAAAATATTTTTGTAGTCTGATTCCCATAAATTTTTAGACATGTCTATCTCATTTAAATTTTTGTCGGTAGCCCAAGGCTTGTTGTGATAGTTTTTCTAAACTATCTTCTGTAACTTCTAATTTTAATCTACAATAATTATTCTCTTCTACTAACTCTTTAATTCTAATATTAGCATTAAATAATTGTGTATTCAACTCAAGTACATTTCTTTTTAAAATATCTAAGTCATCCATTTTATGAATCCTGCGATGCAGTTATTTCGTCAAACAAAACATTTAATTGTGTTGCTACTTTATTTAAGGACCGTTCCTGATTTAAATTTAAAAACTTAATAGAATTAACATCATCTAATATATCTATAATTGTTTTTCTATAATAGATTAAGTCCTGTTCTAACCGCTCATCTATTTTATTTAGTTCGTTAAATAGCTCCGAACTCTTTGCTGATGATAAGAATATCCCAACAGGTCGTCCACTTAACTCTTTTTCTTTTAATTTAATATCCTTAGTAATATTTTTTAATGACTGTAACATAATCCCTCACATAAATTGTGGTCCTTTGTACCAACAGACAATAGAATATCTGTCGCCGTACTTAACTGGAGTTATTTGATGCCACATAAAAGAAGGAAACACAATAATGCTCCCTGCATTTCGCATCTCTTTTCTTTTTATTTTTACGAATGACATGCATGTTTACATGAATTATTTTTTTCATAGTCACTCCACCATGTAGTTAAAGTTCTTTATCTGAACTATCTCCTTCTGGATCATCACCTAGATTGTGTACCTCTGTCAACCTTCCCGTATCTTTGTTAAAGAATAAGTGAGAAGCTACACCTGTATCTCCCGCATACCTGTTCTTCAATACTCTGATGGTTGTTGTGTTGGCTATGTTAGGATCATCAGACTGTTGGTCACGCTCCATAGCCACCACTGCATCACTAAGCTGCGCTATGCTCTGGCTACCTCTAAGGTGTGACAAGCTAACCTCTCTACCATTCTCATGGCCGTTGTCGCCTTGTGCGCGGCGTAGGTGGGAGACAAGAAGCATTGCTACGTTTGTCTCCTCGACAATCGATCTTAGCTTGGTCATCAGATTATCAATGTTCCTACGTTCATCATCACCTTCCAGACCAGACACCAGGATTGATAAGTGATCCAAGAATATCCACTTACAGTCTAACGCTTTCACCATGTAACGTACACGGGATAGTATCTCATCAGTCTTCATGCTTCCAAAGTGATCGAAGGCAAAGAATCTACGAGTGCCTACCGTTGCGTCCTGCCAAGTGCGTAAGTCACTCATGCTAAACTGGTCACGCACCTCTCGAATGTACAGCCTAGCGTTCGCCTCGACTGACATGAGGTGGAAGATGGTGGACCTGACATTCTCTTCCAAAGATATCACGCCAATGTTTTCTTCTGTGTTGTTCAGTACATGATGCATAAGTTCACGCATGACACTGGACTTACCAGTACCTGTACCCGCCGTGAATGTTACTAGCTCACCTGTACGAATACCATACAGCTTCTCATTCAAACCCTCGAATGGATACAGACAAGTCTTGTACTCACCTTCATCGTACAGGCCATCACCCATGTCAGCCAGATTAAGGATACCGGCGGGGGTGTAGACTTTGGCGTTCCACCATGCTTGGGAAAACTGTTCACGCTTGCCACCCTGTAGGTATTCGGACGCATCCTTACCATCAGTCATGTTAACAATGCGGCAAGTGTTTGGCTCGAACAGTGTGGCTACTTGTTGTGATGCGTTCTTTCCCTTGTCATCCGCATCAAAACACAAGACTACATTATCAAACTTTGAAAGGTATTCTAAGTTAGCCTTACAATCTTTGAATGCAGAATGAACACCATTCTTGATAGACAACACAGGCCATTTGCTTCCAAGCATTTCAAATGCAGACAAGGCATCCAACTCGCCTTCGCAAATTGTAACGTATTTACCACCAGAACTGAAAAGGTTCTGACCAAACAGAACAGCCTTACCTAATGCTCCTACCGGCTCTGTTGGAAAGTCTTTTGTCTCTACGATACGAACCTTGTCAGCAATGTGGTTACCTTTAACATCATAATAAGGATAACGATGTTTTGTTATATTACCTTCTTGATCTTTAACTACTCTAACATTGTATTTTTTACAAGTGTTAGAAGCTATCTTTCTATCAGGTATTGAAGCTATTGTTCCTTCAGTAGATTTTAATGGGGTGACATTAGTGGTGATAGGTTTAGACATGATAGGGTAATCTCCTTCGCCTTCAAATCTTGTTTGACAACTAAAACAATACTCATGTCCATCAGAGTACAACGCTCTTGCATCTGATGAACCGCAACTATCGCACGACCTATGTGCTTCAATCAATACGTTCTCTTCGTTGTCCATGCTTTCCTCTTAGCTAGTGGTGAATAACTAAATAACATATTTAAAAAACTTAATCAATAATTTATTTTTATATATTAAAATCAATAGCTTAAAAAATTATTCACGTATGAGAGAGCTGTATATAAAATCTTAACAATCTTCCTGTTCATCCATGATGTTAGACACAAAAGAAAAGTCACCAGCTTTTATTTCATCCGTCTCCTCCGTCGCTAATCGTCTAGCTTCTTTTTTAGAATAGCCTTCATCAAGATATAAATCTAATAGTTCTCTATAAATTGTTTTTCTATCTTTTTCCCACAGATGTTTCATTTTCCCTGTCCACGATACGCTTTCCAATCCCTTTTTTTATGTTTACTTTTAGGACTAGTATTAATTGAATTACCTATACTTGTTTTCATGTGTCTTTTCATTTCAGATTTAGTTTTTAATTCTTTAGTTTTTCTTGTAGCCATTAGTTAACTACCTCTTTATTGTTATTATTTGTCAATGCTTCCCAGCTTTCAGGAAACAACTTGCTAATTATTTTATCCCATTCTGTAGCCAACTCTTTAATTTCTTGTTGTGCCGTGTCTTCACTTCGTAGATTATATGCTCTAGCAAATGCAGCTAGTGAACCCGTAACATAATAACTTGTATACATTGCTTGTGGTAAAACCATTCTCGCTTGTTCAGGACAGATATTTAATGCTAACAATGCCTCGTAAGTTTTCATGCATGTATAGTATATTTCTTTTGGAGTGCTTGTAGTTTGATCTATGGCGCGAGAAACCCCATCAACAAACCAAATCTTTCTATCTAACCGTTCATCTAAAACACCTTCTTTATCAGAACCTTGCTTGATATTGTCTGCCCTAAACCTCCATATATCAGGAGAATAAAATTCAGGATCACTATCCACATATCTTCTACTCACTTCGTTGTAAGTAAAACCGACCGTGTGTTTAAATCTTTGCCTCGCAACAAATATAGGTACAGTTTCTCTTAAAGTTATAGAACAATGAGTGAATGGAGTGAAGTGGTCGTGTCTAGCTAAGTATTTAATTAGCTTTATATCTTTCTCATAAAGTTCTTTATCAGTTGGTGGAGAGTTTATGTCCTTCTTCCACTCAGACTGCTTGTCAAAAGAAACCCTTGCCGCATCAACAACTGTAAGATCATCTCCCAATTTATTTATAAGTTCAACTTTCATTTAGTCTCCTATCTGATATTTGTTCTAGTTTATTATCTAAATAATTTACTCTCTTTCTTAGGTATTCGTTCTCTTCTACTAACTCTGCTATTCTTTTATAGTGCGAGTAAGTAGCAGAAGTCATCTGTGATATTTGCTCTTTCAAAATTTTTATAGTTGATTTCTCATCCATCTTACTTACCTGTCTCTATGAATTTTAAGCACCTCATCTCTCAATACTTGTATTCTTGTAGCTAAGTCGTGTAGCTTTTGTTCTTGTGCAAGGCTTAGAAAAACAATATCGTTTACCTTATCTAGTGTTTCGTTAAGGGTTGCTATGATGTAAGCATCGTTCTCCTTATCGTCTTCCATTATTTTAAGTAACCCTGTCTTAATTTTATCCGGGGCTATTAATTTATTCTCCTTACCGCTGAGAGATAAGTCTCTTATTACTGTGCTTAGATTATAACTCATTATGTATTATCTCCGAAGCCAAACTCAGGATAGTCATCACTAAGATACCGTTCTAAGTCTTCTTGTATCTTTTTTAAATCTTTAATAACATCTTCTATTTCTTTCTGACTTATACTTTTAAATGATTTTAAATTTAAAGAACCAAGAATTAATTTCTTTAAAGACACACTACTTACTCTAGATGGTGGGTGGTCTAAGTTATCTCTGTATAAAGATATATAAGGAATATTTGCTGCACCTTTACTACCCTCATGTTTCCAATCATGATTCTCTCTTTCGTACTTTAAGAAAACTTCCTCTCCAATTCTAATCTTTTTCATGGTGGCTCTCCATTGTGTTTATGTGTACTAGTGGGAAGGTGGGTAGAAGGGACAGGCTTATTGACTTAAATAAACCTGTCCCTGACAACTAGTGAATGGTTCTCAGAGTAGTATGGATGTAATCTTGATCATCACTAGCCCACTCCTCAAGACCATTTAGAAAGTCGTTGATGTCGTCTAAGTCTAACTGCTCTATAGCAACACAGTCAGCGACACCTAGAATATAATCCTTCATGTAAGATGGAATTTCCTCATGGGTTTTATAATCATAAACCATTTCAACTTCCTTTCTAATCTAATTGTTATTATGCTGCTTCAAGAAACTCCTCAAATGTTTTAGAGTTAAACCATTTGCGTACAGTTTCTTGCCGCTTAAATAAGCTATCATTGTCAGCGTTGCTACGCAATGGGAACCTATTATCATTGTGACTAGCATAGTGTGTCATGGCTGACGTTACAGCAAACAAATTATTACCTCGATTAGTAACCTCATCTATGCATTGAGCATACAACCTATCCGCTAAAGTATTTTTCTTCTTAGGGTCTTGGTTGTTAGTGAGTTTAGAAAACAAGAGAGGTACGTCATGTTTGTAACTAATCTTAGTGTCAGCCCATTTTTGATATGTATCTGCTACATTTTTATAGTTAACCATGCAATCATCAAAGGCTTTCATGAAACCATCTATAGTAAAGTTCTTTGTGTGCTTACGCCTAGTCACATCGTAGTCACCTAAGATCATACCGTTGGTGCAGAAAACATCTATTAACCCACCATAAAAGACAACAGAGGATGATCCATTAAAAGTATTCTTTAGAATAAATCGAAGCATCATATTTGTTTTATGTCCGGTGTCTGTCTCGACAGGTTTCTTTACGCCAGGGAAGATATACTCCGAGAAACATACAGCACCATCTTTGGCAATGTGGTCTTTGATCTGAACATCAGCCAGGACTGTAGGGTCAAAGTAATTAATCATCTGCTCTTGTAGAGGCATAAGTATTTCTTCGTTCTCTACTATCCTATAGTTAGACTTTACTATAGACAGAAAACTATCCTCTCCAGAGATACCGTCACCTCGCGTTAACATCTTATGCTTATAAGCTTCACAGCCAGTAGCTTCACCTACTACGTCTTGCTCATAAACCTTAAAGAATACTTCCCTACCGTTTGTAGTAGTAAGATGATCTAACATATTACTTTCTCCTGCATTTAATGCTGATTCATGATGTGTGTTCTGATTACCGTACAACATTGTCGCTGCCTCCAATCACTTGGGTTGGTTGTGGTTTTTCGGGTAGTGGTTTTTGTAAATTAATTATTTTAACTTCTAACATTTTTATTTTATTATGTAAAGACATTATGTCTTTTATATTTACGTTAGTTTTCAAAAGGTTGCTGTTAATTGTTTTAGAGTGTTCCTTTACTTTTGAGAGGTTATCGTCAAGTGTTGTCGAATGTTTTCTCAACTTGTCGCTGTGTTCTGTGTCGTTAACGGCTCCCTTTATACTGACAGCCCCGCCACCAGCCAAAAGCAAAGGCGCACAACCACTAGCAGTTGTAACTAACAAAGTTAAAATTATAAGCTTCTTCATTTCTTTAATCCTTTTCCTATCCAAGAATAAATGGTTATCTCTTTGCCTCTATCTGCAGTCTCTCCGGTAACTGGGCAACGAGTTATGATAATGTTATCTCTAGTATCCACTACTAAATTTATCATGGATGCGATAAACTCTCTCTTTAATTTCTCCTCTTCTTCCTTCCAAAATATTCGGGAGCATACTTCTTTTCTCTCATAACTGGGTGTATGTTCGATGTATGCTGTAACCTGTTCTTTATGTTCTGTTGAAAAGTTTATATTTTCTTTGTTAACTTTTATCATAATATTTTTTCTCTACCTTTCCTGTTACACAGAACCTTGTGAATGCTTCGTACTCTTTTCTTTTATTCTCTTCGCTACTCCACCATATTGGTAAAGGTCTTATGTTTCTTTTATAAGTTTCTTCCCAGATTTCATATGGTATATCTAGCATTCGTTATTATCCTTCCTATTCTTCATAACTATTTCATAAATAGCATCGCTATATCTATCTGCTAAAGCCATCAAGATGTTCTGTTCTCTTCCCGCTAACTCAGGGAAAAGTATTCCATAGGTTAAGAAGTTGTTGTACATAACCTCAAAGGTATCGTGAGTTATGTCTCGCTTCACGAAAGCTTTTACTTTGTCGTCATCTTCGTTCTTCATTTTATCTTAGTCCTGCTTTCTTCATGGCGCTTGCCTTACCCTTTTGCTCTCGCTTCACGGTAGTCTTCTTTCTATCAGGAACCACGGACTTTCTTATGTGCCACCCAACAGCCGAACCTACTGCGTAACATATAGCCGCCGTCGTCATCACCGCTAGAAAACAGGTGGTTGTCATATCACTTCCTCTTCTTCTTCGCTTCTGGCCCGAGTTGCGAAAGTTGCCATGGCGCTGCAAAAGGTTGTCCGATTTGTGCAGAACATCGGGCGGGCTGTAGGATAATATCTTCTCTCTGCTTTTTATAATTCTCTGCAGAGTACTTGCTTTTAAAGAAGTCTTTTTCATAACCTAACCTCTTACAAATAGTTTCTCTATTTAATTTATGGCTATCTTCTATTTCTTTTTTCGATTGTCCATCGTACTTAACTGCATAATTTCTGACTAGCAGCGCCTTGTTTAGAGTTGTCTCCCTGTCTGTCCAAGCATCGTAGACCCAGAATTCACCTAGTATCCTGCCAAATTTTCCTCTACCTTTACCCTTTAGCCGTGTCGACAGCCGTTGTGTCGATCCTTCAGGCAAGAAGTCTTTAACTAAAGCCTTCGCCATGAAGCCGTAATACTTCTCTTCTCTATCCCTTGTCCTACACTCTGGCGTGTCTATTCCATACAGCCGAACACGTTGATTGTTTAACCACACGCCAAAGCCTAGATCAATGTCAACGTCTACCGTGTCGCCATCTACTACCCTAACTATCCTACATTTATATTCATGCATAATTTAATTTCCTACTCTAAAAATATCTAAAGGGACAAGTTCTGTATAAGACTACGCCTAAAATTGTGAAGGGAATAACCCAGAGTAAAACATCAAACATATTTTATACCTCTAATATTGTTTAGTGTTAGCAGTAGTTTCCTGGTAATGTATTGCGTTAGTTATTTCTCTCGATACATCTTCTATCTTGTTGTAAATTCTATTGTCTTGATCTATATCATATCGCTTGCATACTGTTTCATATTCTTTGTCTAGCCGGTAGCGAACATCTACGAAGGTGTTGTACCATTCCGAGCTATCGTCAATGATGCTATTTTCTTTTTTAATTCTCATAGGTATTTCCTTTGGCCTAGTCACATGTGCTACTGCCGAATGTGTATTAGTTACGAATATCTTATCTGCATAGCTATTCTTTTTAGTTCTGCATACCATTACTTGTCGCCTCTTATTGTTACTCTATAGCTATCCCTATCCATACACATGGCGCGCACTTTCGTTGCTTTTACTACTTCACCTATATGGAACTCACAAGTATTGCGTAGGGTTGAAACTTCATAATAATGATGGATGCTACCCGTTGATAGTGGCCGCTGTTTCTCCAATAGTGTTATTAGTTTCTTCTCCATATCTAAAAGTCTCCTCTTGTTGTGTTCTCAGGCGGCCAGTTTGGTTCAGTACCTAATACATTTCGGCATTGCTTCAACGTCATTGCATTAGGTACATCTAGCAATAGATCGCCCCATGTAGGATAGTAGTCGCTGAACCATTTGACGCCTGTCCCTTCACAATATTCACATGGTTGTGCTGTACCTTCTGCGCCACCATGGTCGCCGTATCGTATCTCTCCACTACCGTTGCAATCGTCGCAGTTGAGTATGAAATTCGTTGGCATTGGTTTATCTCTCTATTAGTTTCTAATTCCATTATGGCTATAAATGTGTCGTAATTAAGGCGCGGTTTCATTTTCTTCTCTCATAATATATTCAATCCATTGCTTAACGTCTTCCTTAGTCATGCCTATATCAGGTGAGTTGTTAAAGTATTGGTCGTCTCTCCTATCAAAATCGCTTGCATAATATTTAATAGCCATTGTCCTATTCTCCTAAGTTAAAGTTATGCGTCAACAACAAATCCGCTTGCATCTTTCTTAGCCTTGCCCTTGGCATACAGCGCCACCACAACATTAGATGGATCGAGAAAGCGCATATCATCCTTATCACCATCTATAACCTTGCGGCCTAAAAACTTCTTAGGAATATTATTTTTATCCCTGAATACTACCGCCATGTTGGCGCCGTAGTTGTTGGCATACTCTATAACCTTGTCGCGGTATGTATCGTTAGCTTCTGAGTAGGACAAGGTTAGGTGGTAGTTACTAGGCCAGTCTTTAGCTACTCGATTATAGACCTTGGTATAATCATAAAACTGAATAGCAGGATAGTCTCTAATAATCTTTAGCCAGTTATAGTCGCTTGTCCCATTCAATCGCACAACGGGTTTTATATCTTTACGTTCGCAATACTTCTGGAACTTGTCCAAATCTTTACGCAATAGCGCGTCAAATTCTTCTGGCACTTGTAATAGCAGTTTAGACTTTCTATGCCTAGCAGCTTGCACGTTATTGAATGCGCCGCGTCCTGCTGTATTAAGACAGCCAGTTTTACATCCTGCAAGCCGTGCCATCGGGCATAGGAAATCATCCGGCAGTAGATACATAATAGCCGTTAGATACTCCGAACCATCGCCTTTGATTGTCTTTGCATTATTGCCCACGCCTAATAATTTTAAACCGTTCACCTTTGCCATTGTCTTAGCTCCTAACTAAAAAAGTAGTTTGTTGTATAATGTACGCCCACAATAAAGGCGGCTGTGAGGATTGCAAGGATTAAAGTATTTAAATTGAACATTAACGCTTGCTCCGTTTTGTCAGCTTTGCCGCTAGTGCTTCGAATTGTGCTTCTGTTTTGAACAAGGAACAAAACGAAAGATGATCTTGCTCTACATTGTTGGCGTGGTTTTGAAGTTCAACAAGATTATATTTTGTCAGCATTTCGTTTATATTTATCATTTTTCTGCCCTTGTGTTGGTGGTAGTGGGGAGGCTTTCACACCTCCCCCGTGTTACTACTTTATTGCATCTATTTTTTGAACAATTCCTTTTAGTGTCTTTTTCGAGTTCGAGGTTAGTTTTTCAAAATTGTTTTTTAATTCCATATTATCTAAATCTTTTATGGATTTAATGAAATTAGATGCTTGTTGTGTTTCTTTAGAGTTCAACATTGTTTTAATTTCCTTATGAGTTTGGTTAATGTTTTAACATTGGTGTATTCATAATAGAACATATGAACAAATGAACGTCAAGGATTAAATTAATTAATTAACACTTTTTTTATAATCATTCGGCGTCTATATAATATACAAAACCATAAGCATGGAGCTATGCATTAAGCGCATGAGTTATGCATTAGCTATGCGGATAAACCTGGAAAGCTTGGGGATTGTGTGGTGTGAAGACATAAGAAGAAAAGCATCCTTTTATATAAAGAATTCTTTATATACATATAAGCATAAGGATATCTTTATATATGGGGGAGGGGTATATACTCTAAGTGAGCATAAGGGGGCATGTGGTGCTTTCTGTATGTTCACGTTTTGTTCTCTCGACCGTTTTGGTCAGGACACGCAAGCCATCATTTAAATCTAGACAACCTGAAAAAGGGAAACGCTGAACGCTCTACGGATTTTCTAGGGATTTTTTTAGCTATACCCCTGCAAAAAAATTTTGCTTTGTTGTATTATATATATATGCCTATGACATATACAGACCAAAAATACAAGGCTTGATAAACCTACTAAAATTCAAACAAAAAAAGAGGTGCATCCAATCTAGGAAACACCCCCTTAGTTTATTTTCAGCAATTCACGTACAGTAAAATTAATTTTAAAAATAAGGCTTGTTAAACTTTTTTATTATGTCGCTATATATATAGATATTATATAAACTCTATGTAACAGGTATTCTAACTTTATCTTTATTATTATTATTTATTATCTTCTAACTGCTATTAGAATTTCTACTCTGTAGTGTCTCTATATATATAATTATAACAGACAAAAATAACATTATCAAGAAAAAATAATAAAAAAATAAAAATAATATATTAGTGTTGCATTTATGCAACATCGCTACCATATAAGAATGTATTCAAAAAAGGTATGAGTAATGGGTATAGTGTGTACTGATAGTCTTTTTGTTGTCTTCATAAGGGGAGGGTGTTAGAATAATATTTTTAAGATAATGTAAGAGGTATTGTCATGGACAAAGATTGCGATAACAAAGAAGACTATTGTACTTGTGGGAAACTTCATATAGAACATACAGAGGGAGACTGTAACTGCAAATGCTGTAGAGAAGAGAGAGCAGCTAAAGAAAGAAAGTAAAACATGTCATTGTCAGAAGACCATAAGGAAGAGAAGGATGGCGTCACCCAGCTAACTGCTAGTCAGGAAGAAGCTATACAGGAACAAGAGTTTAAGTACGCTACACTTCTTCAAGTAAGAAATAATCTAAAAGATATAACATCGTCAAAGTGTGAGAGCGACTTCTTAACATTTGTTAAGTTAATGGCACCTACCCTGATATCTGATTGGGAGATGGGTAAGCATATTGAAGTTATATCAGACAAACTGCAGAAGGTAGTAGATGGTAAAATAAAACGCCTTATGGTGTTTCTCCCTCCTCGTAGTAGTAAGTCAGTAATATGTTCTAAGTTATTCCCTGCATGGTACATAGGTAAAAATCCTAACCATGAGATATTGACAGTCAGTCACTCTGATCAACTATCCAGTGACTTTGGTAGATCAGTCAGGGACATAGTAGGAACAGAAGAATTCAGAGATATATTTCCTGAAGTAAACCTTAGACAGGATGTACGGGCAGCAGGTAAGTGGAAGACAAACCTGAATGGCAGCTACTATGCTGCAGGTGTTCGTAGTCAGATCGCGGGTCGTGGCGCACATGTAGCTATTCTTGATGATGCAATGTCAGAAGAAGATAGTTTCTCTGATGCAGGTAGAAGGTATATTAAGCAGTGGTGGCCGTCAGGTTTACGCACACGTATCATGCCTAATGGTGCAATAATTATTATTAATACTCGTTATCATTATGATGATCTTTGCGGGTGGCTGCTAAAGCAACAAGATAAGTTTGATATAGATACAGATATTCGTTGGGATGTAGTTAGTATACCTGCATGGGTAGATGAAGATTCCAGTAAGTTACTAGGCTTACCTATAGGAACAAGTTACTTTCCTGAATGGAAAAGTGATGCAATTTTAAAACAAGATGAAATGGAGATAAGGTCTACTAATGGATCAAAGTACTGGGAAAGCCTGTACATGCAGAATCCTACACCAGACGAAGGTAGCTTAATTAAGAAGGATTGGGTTAGCTGGTGGGAGTATGGTGATCCTCCTGGCTGTGATTTTATTCTACAGACATATGATACAGCGTTTTCTACAAAGACAACCGCAGACTATTCAGTAATACAGACATGGGGTATATTCTATTTCCATGATGATAATTCGGAAACAGGAGAAGAAAACGTAGCCTCTAATATTATCTTACTGGGAAGTAAAAGAGGCAGATATGAGTATCCTGACTTGAGGAGAATAGCACAAGAAGAATATAAAAGACATAGGCCAGATTTTTGTCTTGTAGAAAAGAAGGCTAGTGGACAGTCTCTGATACAGGATATGCGTAGAAGTGGTTTGCCTGTACTGGAGTATACTCCTGATAGAGACAAGGTTAGTAGAGTTATCTCTGCATCTCCTATGCTAGAGTCAGGAAGGGTATGGCTACCAGAAGGAAAAGGTTGGTCAACAGAACTTTACGAAGAGATGATAATGTTTCCATATGGTAAACATGATGATCAGGTTGACGCCATGACAATGGCAATACATTATGTAAAAGATAGCTGGCGTTTAGAGCATCCTGATGATCCTGATTGGGAGGATGATCAAGGCTATAGAAGTCAGAAGCGAGTTGCATACTGGCGAGTTTGAGACTATAATTAAAAAATTATTTATTTAGCAAAGGCAATATACAACATGGCAACTGAACGTAATCCCTTTGATCCTATCCCACAAGTTCAAGTTACTCAAATAAAGCTTGAACCAGAGGGAAACACAGAGCAAGAAACTACTATTGAATATGATGATTCTGACGGCGGTGTGATAGTAGAGTTTAAAAACCCAGCAGAAGAATTATTGTCTGATGAACAGATAGAAGAAACTGATGATGAGTTTTACAGAAACTTAGCAGATGAAATAGATGATGATGTTCTTCAAGATATCTCTCAAGAAGTTTATGATAATTTTGTAGCAGACAAAGATAGTCGTGGTGAATGGGAGAGTATGTTTGAGCGTGGCTTCGATCTTCTTGGTTTGAAGTTAGAAGAAACCTCAGAACCTTTTGAGGGAGCATGTACAGCAGTACATCCTGTTCTTATTGAGTCAGCAGTCAAGTTTCAGTCTAAAGCTACACAAGAATTATTTCCTGCCAGTGGACCTGTTAAGTCTCAGATCATAGGAAATGTATCTGAAGAGAAAGAAGATCAGGCACAACGTGTAGAAGAGTTTATGAACTATCAGGTTACTGACCAGATGTCAGAATACTTTGATGAGTTTGAACGTATGCTCTTTCACCTACCTCTGATAGGTTCTGCCTTCAAGAAAATCTACTTTGATTCAGGTTTAAATCGTCCTGTATCTGAGTTTGTCCCTATAGATCAGTTCTATGTATCCTATTATGCTACAGACTTACGTCGAGCAGATAGGTATACGCATGTAATTTACCGTTCTCCAGTAGAGATGCGTAGAGATATTGCTGCAGGTATGTATGGAGACGTAGAATTACCTGATGCTTCTGCGCCAGAGAGCAGTGCTATGTCTCAAAAGATGGATAACATTATGGGTTTATCCCCATCGGGAGACAATGATCCACAATATGTACTGCTAGAGCAGCACTGTTACCTAGACTTAGAAGGCTTTGAAGACGAAGAAGATATTGCTCTTCCCTATATTGTCACCATAGAAGAGAAAAGCAGGAATATTCTGGCTATTCGTAGGAACTATGACAAAGATGATCCGCGAAAAGAAAAGAAAATCTTCTTCACACACTATCGTTTTGTCCCTGGATTCGGTTTTTATGGTCTAGGTCTAATACATTTCCTGGGTAATCTTACTATGACAGCGACTGCAGCTATGCGTAGCCTAGTAGATGCTGGTCAGTTTGCTAATTTACCTGGAGGTTTCAAAGCAAAAGGTATGCGTATTGTAGGGGATAATGATCCTATATCTCCTGGTGAGTTTAAAGAAGTAGAAGCTACAGGTAATGATATCTCTAAGATGATTATTAACCTGCCTTACAAAGAACCTTCTCAAACACTTCTACAGATGCTCAACTTTGTAACTGCTACAGCACAGAAGTTTGCAGATAGTACAGAACAAGTTATAGCTGATGGTGTAAACTATGGTCCTGTTGGAACTACAATGGCTTTGTTAGAAGCCAGTAGTAAGTTCTTCAGTGCTATCCATAAGCGTTTGCATAAATCTCAGAAAGAAGAATTTAAACTCTTAGGAAGAATTAACTATGAGTATCTTCCTTCAGAGTCTATGTGTGATATTCCTAATGGTACATTAAAAATATATCGTGATGACTTCGATGGCAGGATTGATATTATTCCTGTGTCTGATCCTAATATACCCTCCTCTGCCCATCGCATGATGATGGCACAACTTGCACTACAACTCTCTCAGTCATCGCCCCCAGGCATGTTTGACATTGAAGAGCTAAATAAAACAATTCTTAATGCAGCGAATATTCCTAATCTAGACAAGATTATGCCGAGCAAACCAAAACCTGTTCCGCTTGATCCTGTAAGTGATATTGCTGCAGCAGTTAAAGGAATGCCTATCAGAGCATTTACTGGTCAAAACCATGATGCTCATATTCAAGTTAAAACTATATACCTACAAGACCCTGCTAATGGCGCTAATCCGTTAATGCAACGAATAGCTCCAATTTTAGAAGCAAATATGCAGGAACATCTTATGCTGAAATACCAGGAACAAATTACTGGTATAACAGAAGAGATGATTTCTACATATGGTAATGATGCAGAACAGCAGGGCATTGATCCTAATAATCCTGATCTTATTGAAGCAGTTATGGCTACTGCTGCTCAACAAGTTTTCCAAGCTAATCAAGCTGCCGCTATGCAACAACAGGCAATGTCTCCTGAAGCGCAGCTTGTTCAGATCGAAGCACAGAAGCTTGGTATTGAGCAGCAAAAAATTCAGGCACAGGCGGCTAAAGAAGTAGTTAACTCTACTAATAAGCAACGTGAGCTTGATCTTAAAGAACTACAAATTCAATTGGATATGTTTAAAGAGGGTGCTAACATCACAGCTAAAGCAGAGGATTCTGAACGTGACAGGGAATCTAAGAAGGCACTTGCAGCTATGGAAGCGCTGCTTGAATTAGCAGATACTGAAGCAAACATTGACAGAGACAAAACTCTTAAAGCAGCAGACATGTTAGGTAAGTTTATCTCTGATACTGATAAAGGATAGTGATGGAATTTTGGGACGAGTTAAATTTAAAGTATAAAGAAAAGATAGAGGAAACAAAAAAATCTCTTGCGTATGGAAACGCTTCTAGTTACGATGAGTATCGTCAAGCAGTAGGTCTGATAGAAGGTATTGAGTTTGCACAGGACTTACTAAAACATATAGTTAAACATCGAATATATGAGGAAGAAGATTAATGCAATCCGTACAACTAGAGAAGTCAATTAATAATTCAGATTGGGTAAACCCAGATAATAGTTTAATTGATGTAAATGATTTGCCGGGTATTCCTGGTTATCACGTTTTAGTTCAACCAGTAATAGTTAAAGAAAAAACTAAAGGTGGTATTATTATCCCTGAAAAATTACAGGATGATATAGCATACCTTACAACTGTAGGTAAAGTACTAAAGCTAGGTGATCTAGCATATGGGGATGAAGATAAGTTCCCGCTAGGAAAATGGTGTGCCACAGGTGACTATGTTTGTTATGGAAAGTTTAGCGGACAAAAACTTGTATATAAAGGTCTTAAACTACTTCTCTTGTTTGATGACCAAATAATTATGAAAGTACAAAGTCCAGAATTACTAGACCCAACTTTTAATCTTTCAAATTAATTTGTGTATTTATATTTAATAATATAAAATATAGTAACGGCGTAGGATAAACCTTAATTCGTTAGGTTCGCCTCTAGCGGTATGTAAAGGAAAAAGAATGAGTGAGAATCAAGAAGAGTGGTCAACCATTAAGGTTGATGGTGTAGAAAAACAAGAAGCTGTTGAGTTTGAAGTAGAGGGTGGAGAGACTAAAGAAGAACCTGTTCAAGCTGTTGTAGAAGAAAAAGCTGAAGAAGTAGTAGCTGCACAGCCTGAAGAAGCTGAAGACAAAGAACAGCCTGTAAAAGAATTAGAAGGTATTGAGACTAAAGGCGCAGAGAAACGTATCCGCCAGTTAATTCGTCAACGTAAAGAACGTGATGAAAAACTAGAAAAAATGGAAGAGCGTCTTGGCACACTTCAACAACAACTAAATTATAAAGAAGAACAATTATCTACTTCTTTAAAAAGTTCTATAGATAATAGTGAGTCTCAATTAAATAATAATCTAGAAGCTGCTAAGAGTATCTATAAACAAGCTATAGAAAATAGTGACGTAGATGCTCAACTTATAGCACAAGAAAGTATTAGTAAAGCACACGCTGAACTTAGTCAGATAACTAATCAACGTACAGCATTAGAAAATTATACTACACAGACAGAACAACAACAGGTAAGTCAACCACAACAACAACCTACTAAATATGATCCGAAAGCTGTTGATTGGGCAGCTAAGAATGATTGGTTTGGTAAAGATCAAATAATGACTACCGCTGCTTTGTCTATAGATCAAGAACTAAAAGATGAAGGATACGATCCTTCTGATAATGATTTTTATGAGGAAATCGACAGTAGACTACACGGTCGTTATCCTCAAAGGTTTCAGGACACTTCTACCCAAGAATCTGAAACACCTCGTTTGCAGGATACGTCATCAAATTCTGCTCAAGTAGTAGCTGGTGCATCACGCACACCTAAAACCTCTAAGGGTAATAAAGTTAAACTAACACAAGAAGACGTTCGTTTAGCTAATAAGTGGGGGATATCACTTGAACAATATGCTGCTGAGAAGCTTAAAGTTGAAAAAGCTGAAGGCGACTACACAAGCATTTTTAACTAGGCGTGGAAGGAAAAATTACAATGGCACGAGATACAAACTCACGTAGTACAAGCACAAGGGAAGCTAAACCTCGTAGGACTTTTGAAGAACCTAACTGGTTAGATATTCCACCAACTGCTATAGAACGATTCAAGAACGAAGGCATGTCTTTGCGCTGGATTCGTATGACTATTAAAGGTAATGACGATATTCAAAATATGAGTAAGCGTCAGGCAGAAGGTTGGGAAATAGTTCAATCCGAGGAAGTTCCCGAAATGTTACACTCCTCTGTCGTGAGAGAGGAAGGACGATATTCAGGAGCAGTCTGTCGTGGAGACTTGGCTTTGGCAAAAATGCCAACTGACCTAGCTGAATCCCGTCAAGAATTTTATGAGCAAAAAAGTAGGGAAGCGGTAGGCGCTGTGAACGCACAATTAATGCGTAACTCAGATTCACGTATGCCAATTTCAAATACTAGTCGCTCAAGGGTAACTACAGGAAAGCAACCCTCTTTTCAAGAGTAACTTTTCTGTTTGTCATCGTAACTTTAAAACAAGGAAAGGAATAGTGTAATGACTGATACAAAAGCACTAAACGGCCTTAGTCCTTCTCGCAAACGTGGAGGTGCCTCAAACAGTACCGCTACGAATACATATCCCATTGCAAGTGGTTTCGGAACCAATATTTTCAGTGGTGATATTGTTTGTAATGCAGCAGGAAACGTGGTCGTTTTAAGCGTCTCAACTCAAAAAGCTATAGGTGTTTTTCAGGGTTGTAAATATACCGCCAATGGTGAAGTAAAGTATGCCAACTATTGGCCTAGTGGGACATCGTCTGATGATGCGGTAGCATTTGTCGTTGATGATCCACAAGCTACCTTTATAGTTCAAGCTGATGCTTCTGTCACCGCTGGTGATATTATGTCACAGAGCTTTAGTTGCACAATAGGTGCAGGTTCTACAGTAACTGGTCGTTCAGGCTTCGGAATTGCCGCTGCTTCTCGAACTACTACTACAGGTGGTATGCTTCGTGCTATCTCTGTATTAGATGAGCCAGGAAATGATATTACTGTTGGTGCAGATCGTGCTTTTCCAAAATTGGAAGTTCGTATCGTTCGTCACGTAGATGCTTACATCTCCGCTGACTCATCGGCTAACTAAGAAAGGGAGTAATGAAAAATGGCTATTAATCGCTCTAGTATTGCGAAAGAACTGCTCCCTGGTTTAAATGCTGTATTTGGTATTGAATACACGGATGTGGACAATGAACATGCTTCACTCTTTGATATTGAACAATCAGATCGTGCATTTGAGGAAGAAGTTCTATTTACCGGCTTTGGCACAGCACCTGTTAAAAGTGAAGGCGCTGCTGTTCAGTTTGATGATGCACAAGAAGGCTATGCTTCTCGTTACAGTCACGAGACTATAGCTCTTGCTTTTGCAGTAACTGAAGAAGCTATGGAAGATAATCTTTATGACACTTTTGCTAAACTACGTGCGCGTGGTCTTGCCCGTGCAATGGCTAACACTAAGCAAGTTAAAGCTGCTGATGTTTTCAACAACGGCTTTGCGGCAGGAAGTCCTGGTGGGGACGGACAGCCTTTCTTTAGCGTTAGTCATCCTGTAGTTGGTGGTGGTGTTCAATCAAATTCTCTTGGTGCTACTGATCTTTCAGAAGCGTCTCTTGAGTCTGCGTTGATCACTATCTCAAAAGCAACAGATGATCGTGGTATTCTTATTGGTTTACAGGTTGAGTCGCTTCATGTGCCTTCGGACCTTGCCTTTACGGCAGACCAAATTTTGAATAGCACGATGTCAACGACAATTGGGGTTAACCCAACGACTGCTGCAAACGGTGCAACGAATGTCAATGACATTAACAGCGTCCGTAATCAGGGTCTAGTTCCTGGTGGCTTTTATGTAAACCGTAGGTTCCAAGATGGAAATGCTTGGTATCTGCGTACTGATTGTCCGAACGGAGCTAAAATGTTTGTACGTTCGCCTCTTCAAACTAAGATGGAACCTGATTTCGATACAGGCAATCTTAGGTTTAAAGCGCGTGAGCGTTACAGCTTTGGCTTTTCTGATTGGCGTAGCTATTATGGTGCTTCTGGTTCGTCCTAAGAGCAGCGTAAATTAGGCTAATATAGACTAAATTAAGTAAGGGTGGAGAGAAAGACATAAACTTCTTTTTCTTCACCCTTTGCTTTTGTAATTACTGGTCTTGTTATATAATACAAATAATTAAATTCTATTTATGCAAAGGAACAAAACATGGCAACTACTATTCGACAGGGATTTATAACTGGGAGTGGGGCGGCTCTTGATACTGTAACGAGTGTTCCTCTTACAGATACTCGTATTCGTTCCGTATTTGCTACAGGTGTTGGTCAGTTTCTTATTACTGGAACTTCTACTGATGCAAGAGGCACAGTTAAAGGAAACAATATTCGATTTGTAAATACTACAGCATGTGATGCAAATGAGGTTTACTTTTCTGATTTAGGTGTTGCAATGAAAGGAGCAGTTATGGTTTCTGCTCCATCTTCGACAGCAACAATAGCAGTGTTCTATGGTTAATTATACTTATTTGGTAAACGATATTATTCAAGCATCTGAGAATGAAGGAACAGAGTTTGTTAACTATATTCCTAATATGGTCAATCGTGCTGAAGAGCGTTTAACAAAAGACTTAGATGACTATGGTTTAGTTTCTTATACTTCTGTTGCTGTTTCTTCTGGGAATAATATTCTTACTTTACCTACAGGAACAAGAATAGTTAAGAATATTAATATTGTAAGTAACTCTACAAAAATTAATTTGTTGCAAAGAACAGATGAATATATTAATGACTACTGGCCTGTAAGCGCATCGACTGATGAACCAAGATATTACGCTCCTCGTAATAATTCTACAGTTTTGATTGCGCCTACTCCTGCTTCTACTTACAGTGGACAAGTTGTACATGTTAGTCGCCCAGTAACATTAACATCCGCAACTCCTGAAAACTATTATACTGACTTTTGTTATGACCTTCTTTTTAATGCTTCTATGATAGAGGCTATGGTCTTTCAAAAAGACTATCCTACTTCACAATTATTTGAACAACGATATGCACAGCTTCTAGAACTACAGCGCAATCAGGCACGTAGAACACGTAGAGATGATATGCAAAGTCCTGCAAGTCCTGCTGGTGCAGATGACAATCTAGTAACTAATACTAATTAAAGGAGACTATAATGGCCGGTCCTATTTTTGATCCTCTTAACCCTAATGAAAGTCCTGCTACAAAGTACCAAAGAGAGTTGGATGCTAAGAATAAAGGAGGAGGAAAAAGAAAGCGTAAAAAAGGTGATGGTAAAGGTGATGGTATGTCAGACGCAGAGTTTGATACAGCTTATGAACAGCAACAAGAAAGTATGCCTGACTTTTATGATTTAGCAAGTAACATTAGTGGTCCTAATAGTGATTCTGTTGGTGAGTCTGACGGTGGTCGTGTAGGAAAAGGCAAGAATAAAAAACAAAAAGTTAAAAAAAGAAATAACTTTTCAGGCCGTGGAGCAGGTGTTGCTTTACGTGGCTTTTAATTAGAGGAGACTACTATGGCTACAAAAGAAGAAAAATATAAAAACCTGAACGAACAGCAAAAAAGAGCTGTAGAAAAAATGACTATTCGTCAAAGACTACGCTCAGGTTTTCCTGCCCAGCTTAAAAGACAAAATCAAATAGCAAAACCAAAAACTCAAGAAACAAGAAAGAATGCAAGACTTGCTGCAGAGGTACTTTCGTATGCTATTCCTGGATTAGGCATGGCAAAAATTACTGCTAAACTAGCAACATTAGCACCTAAAGCTATTAAAAACCTTAAAGCAGCAGTAGGTAAAAATAATATAGATGCTGTTAGATTAGCATTAGGAATAGATAAAAGAGTTGGTGGGAAGACTAAAACTAAAATTATTAAAAGTGCAGATGGTAAAACAAAAACAGTAGTTCAAAAAACTCCAGGTAATCTTGTTAAACCAACATTTGGTAAAGGACCAGATGGTAAACCACTAGGTTCTAGACCAGTAGGTAAAGGAGTAGTTAAAAAAGCTAAAAATATTCGTCGTGGTGCCGCAGCTACAGCAGCAGTTGCAGGAACCGCTGCTGTTCTTACAAATGGAGAAAAGAAAAAACCTGTTCCTAAGAAACGTATTGAAAAACCTACTACTACTACTCCTACTATTGAAACAAAAAAACCTAGAAAAGAACCGACTGTTAGTGCTACTAAAACAAACGATCCAACAGAAGGTGGACGTTATGCTTTTTATCCTGGTAAAATATCTCGAAAAGAGGGATATGAAACAATGTATGAAGTAGACAGGAATAAAATGTCTGATGAAGTACGTGAAAGACTAGAAGAAGCAGAAGATTATGAAGGCGACTCAAAGGGTGGTCGTGTAGGAAAAGGTAAGAAGAAGAAAGTAAGTAAAGCACCTCGCGGTGTTCGTGCTGCACTCAGAGGTTTTAAACCTAATATAGGTGCTAGTAAAGGAAATAAACGTACTAGAGGTACAGGAGGCGGCTGGGTTTAAGTATGGCTAAACTTTGTCCTAAAGGAAAAGCTGCAGCAAAAAGAAAGTTTGATGTTTATCCATCAGCTTATGCTAATATGTATGCATCTGCAGTTTGTAGTGGCAAAGTAACTCCTGGTGGAAAGAAAAAGAAAAAGGCTGTTAAAAAGAAAAAGGGAGGCGGTCTTCGGAAGTGGGTAGGTGAGAAATGGGTTGACATTGGTGCGCCAAAGAAGGATGGTAAGTATCAACCTTGTGGTAGAAAATCTACTAAAGGAAGTAAAAGAAAATATCCTAAGTGTGTGCCGCTTGCTAAAGCAAAAAGTATGTCAGCTTCTGAGAAGAAGTCTGCTGTTAAAAGGAAAAGAGCTAAACCTCAAGGAGTAGGCGGCAAGCCTACAATGGTAAAAACATTTAAGTCAGGAGGTGGTCAAATTAAGCCTAGAGGGTGTGGAGTAGCCAAGAAAGGTTTTGGCAGAGCTATGAAAGGTAAATAGGTTATAGCATGGCAGTAAGAACAAAAAAGAAAAGTGTACGAAAAGGCACAGGCATGAAAGGAATGACTATCGGTGGTGGTCATAAACGTCCTACTAAATCTGGTGCTGGTCTAACTGCTAAAGGAGTAGCTAAATACCGCAGACAAAATCCTGGTAGTAAACTTAAAACTGCTGTAACTGAATCTAAACCTACTGGTAAGAGAGCAGCAAGACGTAAGAGTTATTGCGCTAGATCAGCAGGACAGATGAAGAAGTTTCCTAAAGCTGCTAAGAATCCTAACTCAAGACTTAGGCAAGCTAGAAAAAGATGGAAGTGTTAAAGAAAGAAACCTTACAAATATAAAAGTAAAAAATAAAATGACATATCTAAGTTCAAACATCCCACAATTTAAATGTTGGGTGCGTAAAGAATTTACTAATAACCATATGGACTATGAAGGAGAATATTTACACGCTTTAGTAATTGCAGTTAATACAATACCAGACAGATCATTAACTTTTAATGTTGTATTTACTGGATGTGATGAAGAAGAAAATGTACATGGTGGGGCAATGTGGGCAAGGATGCCCATCACAGCTTTAGTAGCTGATACTAGGTTAGAGGAATGGCCTGTTAAAATGCCCACCCATTTAGCTCAACCTTGGGATTGTTCTTCTAGAAATCATGCTATAATAGTAATGGAAAGAGTATCTTCAAGTCCTTGGTTATGTAAGATAGACAATGTTTTTCACACTGGGAGATATTTATTTACGGTAGATTATACAGATAGTTCTATATCAGATGATCCTGCACAACATAAGCAGTCGCATATTTTAGAATTAATTGATGCAGGAGAATATACTGGTAATATTGTAGCATTACCAAACAATAGAGTAAGAGTAACTAATCCTGCTTTATGGGTAACTGGTGAAGGCGCGCCAGACTTTTTACCAAGTCAGTATATTCATTCAGCAGAAATAGATGATAGCTACATGAATCCTTATTTAACTTTTAATAATTTATATCAAAAGGAAACCGAAGATGAAAAAAAGTAAGTATATGTCAAAGATGAAAAAGGGCGGCGCTATGAAAAAAACAAAGTATATGTCTAAGGGTGGAGCGGTGAAGAAAAGCAAGTATATGTCTAAAGGTGGCGCTACAGGCAAAGCATCTCATAATCGTCTTTACTAATTGTGACATGTAGAGTGGCAATAAATAGATCAAAGATAAGCCAACAAATTCTTAAAGCACCGTCTAAAAAGAAAAAAAGAAATAAGCTTATTAGATCAATTGCTTTAAAAACAAATAGGAATGGTAAGTCTAAAAGGAGATAAAGATGTCAAATAATCCAGAGGGAATAAAAGAATATACTTATAATTATATTCGTAATCCTCGTACTGCAGAAGATATAGATAAGATGACAGGTCGTCCTACTGGTCAGGGATACGGCGCTGCACGCAAAGGTCCACAGATTAAAGCCAAAGAACAAGATGTTGTGGTGGACTATGATCCAGGTAAAATCATAGAATACAAAGACTAGGAATAACTAAATGGCTACTAGCGGAACATACGACTTCTCAATGGACATTGATGAAGTTATTCAAGAAGCAACGGAGATGATTGGTGGTGAGCAGACACTAGGACACGAACCTAAATCTGCTCGTAGGTCGATTAATCTTCTTCTTCAAGATTGGCAGAACCGTGGCATTCTCCTTTGGACTGCTGGTACAACTGCTATTTCAGTATCTACTAGTGTAACATCGTATGCTTTAACATCAAGTACCATTGATATTACTGAAGCAGTTGTTAGACGAGACGATGTTGATCTTCAACTTGAACGTATTACAATGGAAGAGTATTTAAAAATTCCTCGTAAAAGTCAAACAGGAAGACCTAACCAATATGCTATTCGTAGGGGAAGAGGTAATCCTGTTTTATTCCTTTGGCCTATCCCAGAGAATACTACAGACATTTTAAAACTAGAACAGGTTAAATATACAGAAGATGTAACAAAATCTGCTGGTCAGAATGCAGACATATCTCGTAGGTTTTTGCCTTGCCTAACTACAGGGTTAGCTTACTACATGGCTATGAAACGTCCAGGTATAGATGTAGGTCGTATCGGTCTTCTCAAAGCAGAGTATGAAGAACGTCTTACGAATGCTATGAATGAAGATAGAGAAAGAGCAAGTGCTTATTTTTTACCTCGAATAAATAGGGTATAATAATGGCGAGTAATAAGAATGCCAAAGCTGTATGTGATATGTGTGGTTTTGTCTACCCACATAGAGTAATGAAACTTAACAGTTATGGTTTACTTGTTTGTCCTACTGACTTTGATGGAGCATATGATTTAAAAAACCATCCACAGAATAAAGCACCTGATGTAAGAGATGATACAAATATTCGTAATCCCCGTCCACCGTCTAACTCAGATAGAAATCTTGAATGGCAAAACGCCAATACTAAATGGGAAGACACAGATAAATTTTGGAATCTAATATAATGGCAACACTCACTGGCAAACTTATATCAAACACTTATAAAGATTTACTTCAAGTAAGTAATAGTAATGACGGAGTTGATTCAACTGTACGGTTTGTTTCAGATGGTGAAGGGACAAACTCTGCTTTAAAAATAAGTAACTCTGAAGTTGAGACAACAGGTAAACTAACCGTTGGTGCTGCTCTTAGTGCATCAGGAAAGATAACAGGCGACTCTGCTACTATAATAGCTGCTGTATGCGCAGCAACTTATTTTGGTGATGGTTCTAATCTAACAGGCGTTGAAGCATCTGCTGCTACATCAGTTGCAGCATTTACTGTTAATCAACTTACTGTTGTGAATGGTGCAGCATTTACAGGTAAAGTTAGTGGAACAACTGCAGAGTTTAGCGGTATAGTATCGGCAGCAACATTCGCTGGTGCAACAGGTATATTTACAGGTAAAGTAAGTGGTACAACTCTTGCTATGACAGGAGCAGTATCTGCTTCTACATTCTTTGGTACTGCTGCTAAATTCACTGGTAATGTAACTGCAGCATCTTATTTTGGTGACGGATCAAACTTAACAGGCGTTGAAGCATCTGCCGCTACATCAGTCGCAGCCTTTACAACTAACCAACTTACTGTTGTAAATGGCGCAGCTTTTACAGGCAAAGTTAGTGGTACTGCGGCAGAGTTTAGTGGTAATGTTTCTGCGGCAAATTTATTTGCAGCTACTAATGTATTTATAGGTGGTGCTGCAGTTCCTAGTGCTTCTGCTCTAGCTGCTGTTAGCGCGTTAACGAGTGTTAATTTAGCAGCTATAACATCTGTAAATACAAGAGTAGCTAATACTTCTTCAGCTTTAGCTACAAGCATAGGTAATAGTAACACTAATATTGCTGCAGTTAGTGCATTAACAAGTGTCAACTTAGTAAGAATAGCTAATACTTCTTCAGCTTTAGCAACAAGCATAGGTAATAGTAATACTAATATTGCTGCTGTAAGTGTATTAACTAGTGTTAACAAAGCAGCCATAACATCTATTAATTCTGCTGCTCTATTAAAAGCAAATAATCTTTCAGGTTTAGCTAGTGATAGTACTGCTAGAACAAATCTTGGGGTAGCAATCGGAAGTGACGTTGAGGCTTTTGATGCAGATATTTTAAAAGCTGATACACCAGATGAACTAACTGCAGGATTTAGTGCTGCTGCTTATAACTGTGGTACAAAATCATCAGGTACATTTACTCCTGATATTGATGACGGAAATTTTCAGTATGCAACTAATGGAGGCGCACATACATTAGCTGTTCCTGCTAAAAATTGTACTCTGGTTATATTATATAAAAATAATGCCAGTGCAGGAACTATAACTACTTCTGGTTATACTGTTACAGATGGAGATACTATAACAACTACAAATGGACATGAATTTTTCTTTTATATTACAAGAATAAATGATGGTTCTACTACATTCTCCTTACTGACTGTGAAAGCACTACAATAAATGTCACTATTTCCTATAGTACAAGGTGGTATTTCTTCTTCAGCTGCTGCATTTACTGTAGCTACTGGTGGAACAATAACAACGGATGGAAATTTTAAAGTACATACTTTTAACTCTAGTGGAACATTTACTATTACACAATTAGGGGCTGATGGTGTAGTACAATACTTAGTTGTTGCTGGAGGCGCTTCAGGTGGTGCAGGATATTATGGAGGTGGCGGCGGTGCTGGCGGTTTCCGAACAGCCACTGGTTTTAGTGTAGCTCAACAAGCATACAGCATTACTGTTGGTGCTGGTGGTGCATCACAAACTAGTAATAATACAAAAGGGAATAACGGATCAGACAGCGTCTTCTCTTCAATTACATCGGACGGTGGCGGTGGAGGCGGTGCTGAAGCTGGATCTGGTAATTCTAGCAACTCTAATGGTAAAGATGGTGGCTCTGGTGGTGGAGGAGGAGGCTGCTGTCCAGGGACTGGTTTAACAGGAGGTTCAGCTACATCAGGACAAGGTAATGATGGTGGAGATAGTTTAGACGGTAATGGTAATTCACCTGGGGGAGGTGGTGCTGGTGCTGCGGGACAAGATGCGTCAAGTTCTCCAACAGCCGGTGCGGGTGGCGCTGGTTTAGCATCTTCAATTACTGGGTCAAGTGTTACCCGTGCAGGAGGCGGTGGTGGAGCCAGTGCTGGCTTGTCAGGCGCAGGTGGTGCTGGTGGTGGTGGTGCAGGTGGTAGAAATGCTTCTCGACCTGGAACAGCAGGGACTGTAAATACCGGCGGCGGTGGTGGTGGTGCTTTTTTTACTAGTAGTGCTAGTGGTGCTGGCGGTTCAGGCGTAGTTATAATTAGATATCAATTCCAGGCAGCATAATAAAATGGCACATTTTGCAGAAATAGATGAAAATAATATTGTCCTACGGGTTTGCGTAGTTGATAATGCGCAGGAGGCTGATGGTGAAAATTGGTGTGCTAATTTTTGGGGTGGTACATGGAAACAAACAAGTTATAATAATAACATAAGATATAATTTTGCTGGTATTGGTGATACTTATGATCCTGAAAAAGATGCTTTTTATGCTCCACAACCTTATCCAAGCTGGGTCTTAGATGATAAATATATGTGGCAAGCACCTTTTCCATATCCCGATGACGGTGAACGATATGTATGGTTTGAACCAATGAAAAAATGGGTTTGATGCTAAACAATTTGAAATTTGATAGTTACCTTTTAAAGTTTGAAAATTAATGTTAAAATATATTATAGTTTTTACAATATTTTATTTACAGGTTTTTCTTTTGTCTCTTCCTGTAAAAGCAGAACATTTACAAAGTCCTGTGTCTGAAGATTTTATAATATATAAAAGTTTTTGTGAAGATGAAGATGCAATATTAAGAATTGGTCAGGCATTAGAAGTATCTAAAAAAGAAGCAGACCTTATGTTTTTTAGTCTGGCTAAATCAGAAAGATGTTTCGTAAATTCTGAAGAATTAATAGGGCTAGTTATTGAAGATATATATATATTTAAAGTTATTTATGGGATAGAAGCAATAGCTTATAAAATTAAAACAAGTTTAGAAGAAACAGGATATATCTTGTTTATGACTACAGCACACTTAGGAGTTTAAAATGGCGAGTACATTTACAACAAACATTAGACTAGAGAAACAAGGAGATGGAGAAAATCCTAACTCTTGGGGAACGATACTCAATGCAAATGTTATTGATCTAGTTGATCAAGCGGTTGCAGCATATCAAATAGTCTCTGTTAGTGGAACAACGCCCTTAACACTTTCTCAGGTTAATGGTGCTACAGACCAATCACGTAAAGCTATCTTATCTTTTGACGGTACACTTACCGCAGAAACTTCTATTATTATTCCTTCTGTTAATAAGATGTATTATGTAAGAAACAATACATCTGGATCATTTGCTCTTAAAGTTAAAACTGCAGGTAATACAGCCATTACAATAGAACAAGGTTCTAATGTTATGATAGCAACTGATGGAACTAATGTACATAAAACTGCATTTCCAACATCAGTAAGTTCTTTTACCGCTAATAGTCTTACTGCTACATCAGTATCTACTAGTGTTCTTAATGCTACTAAAATTACAACATCAACTGTATCTGCAACTACTATACATACCACTTCTATATCTGCTGTATCAGGTAGATTTTCAGGTACAGTATCTGCTTCTGCATTTGATGGTTTAGGTAATAAACTTAGTTTTGGAAGTGATGCTCAAGGAGATGTTTATTATTATGCTGGAAGCAATATTGCAAGACTTCCTGCAGGTACAAGCGGTCAGTTCTTGCAGACTAAAGGTTCAAGTGCTAATCCTGAATGGTCAAACTCAACTAATTTAGTAGCTCAAGTTACAGCAGTTGATATGGTTTCTGTTGTTGGTGTAGGGAATACTGCTCTTCCTGAAGAGGGTACACCTGCTCAACTATCTGAAGGTAATAGAGTTAGTGCTTTAGATATTACTATAACACCTCAATCTGCAAGCAATATTTTACTTATTGAAGTAGAAATGTTGGTAAGAATAGCTAGTGATAATACTAATAGAGGAATAGCTATATTTGATGCATCTGTATCTAATGCAATAGGTGGTAGTCTTAGTTTTGAAGCTGGAGCAGCATCTCAATCTACATTAGTAGCAAGAGTTAGAGTTACAGCAGGAGCCACATCTCAAAAAACTTTTCAAGTACATATAGGTAATGCTCAAGGTGGTACTTGTATAGTTAATGGATTAGTGTCTGGCGCTGATCCTTATTATGGTGTTGCAATGTCGCATATTAAAATAACAGAGTATACCCCATAATAAAATGGCAAGTACATCAGCAAACTTATTTAAATTTAGTCTTAGACCTGGAATACACAGAGAGTCTACAGAATACTCTGAGGGTGGTTCTTGGTATGATTGTGATCGTGTACGTTTTAGAGCAGGTAAACCAGAAAATTTACGTGGTTATCAAAAACATTTGTCTACTACCTTTGATGGTACAGGAAGAGATTTACTTACTTGGCAGAATAATAATACAGAAAAACTTTTGTCTTTTGGTACAGAACAAAAACTATATCTTCTTGCCAGTGATGTTTTACATGACATAACTCCTATTGTAAGTACAGTAACTGTAGGGACAGATGGAACAATAGGTAAGTTAGGAACTATTTCAGGTTCTAATAAAATTGCAGTTAGTCTTAATGCTAACGGTGTTTCAGTAAATGATTTTATTTTCTTTACTAGTGCATCTATAAGAAACTTCGCTAGTACTAATTTTGCTGCAAGTAGTTTTGGTGGACCTGTATTTAGAGCAGTTAGTACAAGTGGAACTAATCGTTTTCTTATTAGTACTACAAGTGTAGCAACAGCTACAAGTACAAGTGCTGGTACAGGAACAGTTAACTTTCTTTTAAGAACAGGACAGAGTGATAACATTCAAGGTTTAGGTTATAGTGCAGGAGTATACAATGCTGGTGTATCTACATCAGGAGAAAGAGCATGGAATAAACCTTCTACAGCTTCGGATATAGTCTTTGCTGCTAGTCAGTGGTCATTAGATAACTTTGGAGAAGATTTATTAGCTGTTCGTAGAGGCGGTAATTTACTACACTGGGATGCTAATGCAAGTACTTCACCAGTAAGAGCAGCTATTGTAACTACTGCTCCTGTTAGTATTAACAGTATTGTTGTGTCTCCTAATGATAGACATGTCATTGCTTTTGGAACAAATGAGTTTTCTGGTAGTGCTTTTAATCCTTTGTTAATTAGATGGTCAGACCAAGAAGACTTTACTAACTGGACGCCATCAGTTTCTTCTACATCAGGTGAGTTACAAGTAGTAGACGGAACAACTCTTAAAGGCGGTATTAGATCGCGTAATACAATTCATGTTTGGTCTGATCAAGCCTTATACTCTTTACAGTATGTTGGTCCACCATTCATATTTTCCTTATCACAACTAGGAACTAACTGTGGGTTAGTAGGTCAACATGGAGCTATTAACGTAGATGGTATTTCTTATTGGATGGGGGATAATAACTTCTATAGATTTGATGGTAGAATAGATAAACTAGATTGTACGGTTCGTAGATATGTATATGATGACTTTAACTCGACACAGGGAGATAAAGTATACGCTGCAGTAAACTCAGAGTTTCATGAAATTATTTGGTTCTATCCCACAGAAAATTCATTAGAACCTGACGCTTATGTTTTATATAACTATGAAGAAAATACCTGGGCATTTGGAACTAGTTTCTATACAACCTTTAAAGATGCTACGGTATTTACTAACACCATAGCAACAGGAAAGGTATCTGCAGGAGCAACACCTCATATCTGGGATAATGAACCTGTATCAGTGTTTACAGGAGATGGAGTAGCTTTGTCTTCCTTCTTACAGTCAGCAGACTTTGATATAGAAGATGGTAATGATTTACTTTTTGCAGATAGGATTATTCCTGACTATACTATAAATCAAGGTGATCTAAATATGTCTGTTAACTTTAAAGAGTTTCCTGCTGCTAGTGAGGTTGAGAAAGGACCGTTTGAAATTAATTCAGGGACAAAGAAGATAGACTTCAGAGGTAGAGGTAGACAAGCAAACGTAAGAGTTTCTTGTAATAGTTTCAATACTTCATGGAGATGGGGTAGTGTTCGTATGGCTGTCCAACGAGATGGTAAACGGTAATGTCTTTCCTTTACCCAGAACTACCTAAGTATCAATCAACAGAAGATTTAACTGAAGTATACAATACTCTTATATCTTATGCTGGTGAACTAAAGTTTCTTTTAGAATCAAGGGATGTAGAGGTAGACTCTACGCCAGCTACTAAGATATTTAGTGTGACTACGGTAACAGAAATAGGTAGACCTGCAAGTGGAGATATTGCTTTCTGTGTAAGCGCAAGTAAGTTTAGAGGTTATGTAGGTAATAGTTGGGTGGACTTTAACTAATGCACGATTATAAAAAAGTTTTAGAGATAATAAATCAGAATACATTTATTGAGAATGTAAATAAAGGTATAGTACAACCGCCTGATTTTTTTGGAGCAACCAAGGCTGAAGGTATGGCATATTCAAAAGGTTCGCTGTATAATAAAGAAAATACATTACATGCAGATATGACTAAGATACAGTCTAACTACATGGATATTAGGAGATGCTTATAATGATTGACGGTTTAGATAAGCTGGCAGAAATAGAAGTTTTACGTGAGGCTGCTCAACGTCCTCCTGCTGAAGTACAACGAATGCAGACGCCTTCTCCTCAAGCTGGTTTACAAAGTTTAGGTCAACAAGAAGTAGATATGGGTACAGGTATGCCAGTAGGCTTTAGTCCTGCTGATGCTGTTGGTCAAGTAACTAATATAGCTGGTCAGTATGCTATGGCTAACCCACAGAAGACAGGACCATTTGCTGCAGCACTGGCTGCTTTTGGTGCGGGTAGTGAAGCAGCTAACATGATAGACAAACGTGTAGAAGCAGAATCTGAAAAGGAAAATCTAGATGATGTTAAAAGTATGGCAGGATCACTTCGCGATAGAACTAGAACAGTTATGCCAGCAATGCCTATGCCAATGGATAGGCCGGTTCAAGCGCAAGAAGAAATCCAAGTCAGTGAAGTAGCTCCTCAAGAGGGATTAGCTAGTATGATGCCTATGCAAGAAGGCGGCAGGATAGAAAATGAAAACATAGAACCATTTGTAGACTTTTTAAAAGATGAAGAAGGTTTGTTACTAACAGCAAAAATTCCTACAAAAGGTGATAGATTAACCATAGGTCATGGTCACGCAAGTGCTAATGTAAAATCAGGACAGACAATAACAGAAGAAGAAGCAGATACTTTATTAAGAAAAGATATTAAAGACAGACTGCCTCAAATTAGAAGAAGGATTCCAAAATTCGATTCTTTTCCAGAAGATTTACAGGTATCTTTATTAGGAGAATGGTTTAGAGGAAGTTTAGGTGGAAGCACTGACACTATAAGATTAATTAATCAAGGAAAATTTGATAAAGCCTCTAAAGAATTTTTAGATCACGACGAATATAGAAAGGCAGTGGCAAGAGGTAGGCCAGGAATTAGACCTAGAATGGAAGCAGTCTCAGAAGAATTAAAAGATTACTCTGATGGAGATATTCTAGATACTATTAAATCTTATGGTGTTAAAGTTAAAGAATTTTTAGGATTCCAAGAAGGCGGGGATGTAGGAGAATACTTTGAGGGTCAAGTAGAAGGAAAGGGTGATGGTATGTCTGATGAAATACCTTTCCGAGTAGAAGGCGGTAATCCTGACTTTGCTCTTCTTAGTAAAGATGAATATGTTATACCTGCTGATGTAGTGTCTATGCTTGGTAATGGTTCTTCTGATGCTGGTGCAGATGAGTTAGATGATTTTCTAACAGATGTTCGCAAAGAAGCATTTGGAAGAGAAGAGCAACAAAAAGAAATTGATGCAGAGAAAGGACTAAGTTCGATAGCTTAAATGGAAGTTACAAAGATAAGGTCAAACTGTATAGAAGTTACATGGCCGCATGTAAAAGATTTACTAGCTAAACCATTAGAGAGAAGTCATGGAGAGTACAACTTAGAAGATATTTATAATTTATTAGTAACAGAAGTAATGGCGTTGTGGGTTGGTCTTAATGAAGAGAATGGAATTGTTGTCGCTGCAACAACCCAACTTGATAAATATCCTAATTATAATGTTCTTACTATCTGTTTAGTAGGTGCGAAGACAGGGACGATAAGCAAATGGTTAGACTATTGTGTGTCTGATAACTCTGACATTGTTAAATATGCAAAACAAAATAATGTAAAGCATATTAAAATAATTGCAAGAGATGGTTGGAAAAGAAAGTTAGAGAAATTTAATTATAAAAAATACGCCACCGTATTAACTAAGGAACTATAACAATGAGCATGAAAAATAAATTTAACAAAGTCTTGTCTGACTTCTCTAATGAGGAGAAAGTATTCTTATACAACTTCTTGTATGAGGATTTATCTGGTAAAGGCGTATGTGGAGATACTGAACTTGCTCACGTTAATAAACATGAGATGGATGTTCTTCGTTCTATGGGTGGCGCAGGAACGATAAACGAAAATACTAAGTGTGTTCAGTTCTTTGGTTCACCTCCCCCACCTCCTCCTGTTCAAACAACATCAGTACAAACAAAAGAAATACCTGAAGAATTAAAACCTTATGTTAAAGAAGTTCTTTCTGAAGCACAAGACATTTATAAAACTCGTAAAGGAGAAGGTTATGTTCCTTTTACGGGTCAAGAGATAGCTGACTTTACTACAGAACAAGAAAGAGCATTTGATCTTACTTCTGATGTAGTAGGACAAACTCAAGCTTTTGCTACACCCGCTGCACAGTTTGCAGGACTAGCTGGTCTAGGAACTACTGATGCAGATATTTCAAGGTTTATGAATCCTTATGCTTCTCAAGTTATTGATATAGCAGAGCGTGAGCGTAGGAGAGCAGGAGACATAGAGGAACAAGAATTAGCTGCACAGTCAGTTAAGGCTGGTGCATTTGGAGGTAGTAGGCAAGGTATTCTAGAAGCAGAACGCCGTCGTAATTTAGAGCAGGGTATTACCGATATAAGAACTGCAGGTTTAGGACAAGCATTTAAACAAGCAGTGGAACAAGCGCAAGCGCAACAAGAGAGTAGATTAGGTGCTGCTCGTAGTCTTACTCAACTTGCAGAAGTTGCACCTAGTGGGACTGCACAAGAGCTTGCACGTTTAGAAGCAGTTGGTGCAGCACGTAGAGGACAAAGCCAAGCTGAATTAGATATAACACAAAGAAAGTTTTTAGAAGAAAGAACTTTCCCAGAAGCTACACTTCAACAGTACTCTCAGTTTATTCAGCCTACTCAAGGTGCATTAGGTGCAGCCGGTACAACTACAAATAGAGGACCAGGACAAGCACAACCAACTTATCTTCAACAAACTGCAGGACTTATAGGAGCATTAGGATCGGCTGCTGGTGCGATGGGACAGAGTGATCCTAGAGAAAAAACAGATGTTAAAAAAATAGGGATGGATGATGCTACTGGTTTAGCAATGTATTCGTTTAGATATAAAGATGACCCTAAAACTTATCCTAAAGTTGTTGGTCCTATGTCTAATGAAGTTAAAGAAAAATATCCTGAACTTGTATCAGAGGTTGGTGGTACAGAAGTTGTTGACTTTGGTGGGTTAGCTTCCGTTGCTAATATGAATAAAGAAGAGAATGTAGCATCTCTTCGACAGGGTGGATTAGTTTCTCTTA